ATATATACCTCGATATTATGGTATTACACATTATGGTTCACCTAAATTGGCATTACCTTGTGGAGTATCAATTGAATGTCCATTTGTTGCATCTTTGAGACCAATACAAGTTCCAGTTGTAGATGCTTTTATGTCGAATATAAGCGGTGGTGGAGGTGGTGGTTTATTGGAGTTGCCTTGTGCATTTGGCAAAACGGTTATTTCTCTCTATATTTGTTCTTTGTTACAGAAGAAGACGTTGATTATTGTTCATAAAGAGTTTCTAATGAATCAATGGATAGAGAGAATCAGAGAGTTTCTGCCGACAGCACGCATAGGCAAAATCCAAGGGCAGATTATTGATATTGAAAATAAAGATATTGTATTGGGGATGTTACAATCATTATCAATGAAAGATTATCCTTCTTCTCTCTTTGATAGTTTCGGGCTTACTATTATTGATGAAGTTCATCATATTTCGAGTGAAGTGTTTTCATGTGCTTTATTCAAAATTGTTACAAAATATATGATGGGATTATCTGCAACAATGAATCGTAAAGATGGAACAACACCAGTATTTAAAATGTTTCTCGGAGAAGTTGTTTACAAGGGAAAGAGAGAAGAAGATTATAATGTGACAGTTCGAGCTCTCGAATATAAGGTTGATGATGACGAATTTAATGAAGTGAAAACCGATTATCGTGGAAATGTCCAATATAGTTCTATGATTTCCAAATTATGTACATATAATCGACGAACCGAGTTTATTCTAGATGTAGTTATTTCAATGTTCAAAGAAAATGAAGCACAACAAATGATGATATTGGCTCATAATAAGAATATATTAAAATATCTACATGATGCTATTCAACATCGTCAAATTGCAGGAGGAAGTGTTGGATATTATATTGGAGGAATGAAAGAGGCTGCCCTAAAAGAGACAGAAGGCAAACGCATTGTAATTGCGACATATTCAATGGCTGCAGAAGCGCTCGATATTAAGACACTAACAACTTTGATTATGGCGACACCAAAGACGGATATAGAACAGGCAGTAGGACGTATTTTAAGAGAAAAACATGGACGACCGATTGTGGTTGATATTATAGATCAACATACACCTTTTCAAAACCAATGGCGTAAGAGAAAACAGTTTTATAAAAAGCAAAATTATACAATTGTGAAAGGTTGTATTAGTGCTAGTGCTAGTGCTAGTTTAGAAATACCCACTGAGGGCATTCTACCTGGCAAATGTCTGCTAAAACGAGTAATAAAACAATCGATACCAATATCAATTTAAGTATTCTAAGTATTTTGATATTGTGAAACAGGTGGAGGATTAGCCAAAGCTAACTCTGATGCTTTTATAGAATAACCTGGAATGCTATATCCACTAATAGGATTTGTTATAGAAGTTATCCCACCATGTTGTAATTTGTGACAAGCACACTTACAATTGCTACGCCTACAATTTTTTTTCATATGACATAAACAATTACATTTTTTATTTCTTTTATGAGAACCCCCTGATTTTCTTCTTCTACGAGAACCTCCTTTTCCTAATCCTAAATAATTTGATACTCCACAAGAACCACATGAACCACCTCTATGTCCTCGTCGTGATCCAGTTTTTCTGCTTCTGCGTCCATGTTTCTTTGAACGCAAACGTCTACGCTTACCACCTTTTATGGCAGATGCACTTGCCGCAAGCGTATTGTTTTCAATTCCTTTATATCCACCGAAATTACCAGTAGCTTCATCTGTACTAACAAAATTAGGCGTCGCAGCAGAATGCGCGTTCATTTTATTGACGTAATCGTACATATAATTATAATAATATTATAATTATATTTAACATATATATTGTGTAATGAAGATAATACATTCAAACAATTAATTATATGTCGATATAGCATTCGTTAAGTCCTCCTCGTTGCGTTTGTTCTATTGGCAATTGTTTACATACTAAACAATTATCATATTTTGAAGTTCTAGATTTCCAAATATTTTCTATATGAAAATCATAGCAATTATTATCGTCAATTAAATATATATTAAATATATATGAAAAATTTGCGTAATGACATCCAACCATTTCACATCTATCTTTATTATATTGTGTTAAACAATCATAATCATCTAAATGATAACGACTCAAATACTTTTCTAAATCGGGTATATAAAAGCGCCCTGTTATTTTAATTATAAAATTTGATGAGTGTATTATTTTCGAATTACAGAAAGCATAATATATTGCAAATACTTCATGTGCACCCTTAGAATGTTCATTTTTTAAGTATGTTGCTTGTTTTAATTGTTCTTCTTTAAATGTAATAACTTCAAATCTGTTTTTGTATTGCTGTTTCTCAGAATTTAATTCATCGTAATTGTATCCCGAATTCTCAACTAAAATAATATTAAATTTTGTATTGAATAACCATTGACGAACACTTTTTAAATACAGAGATAATCTATCAGTTGAATTTTTTTGATATAAACAACTAATATTTGAACCTACATTTATAGTTGATGTTAAAATAATTGTAGTGTTCATATTATGTAAATTATTATTATTATTTTATTATTTCTAATAAAAAAATAGTTCACAATTTAATATTATACAACTTCTATCGGGATCCATTTCTTGAAACGTAAATGAAATTTACATATCATTTTACATTCTTTCTTTAAATCGACAAGATCATTATCTAATTCATCTTCATCATCACTTTCTTCGATCGCATCCAAATTGATATTTTCTTTGATATTTCTAAATATTGAATTCATAAATACACTCGTCTTATAATCAGGAATACATGCTACTCCACATGATTTGTCATCATCATCGCACAAATAATATATATCGTTTTCTATATCAGGACGAACTGTCATAACACGATATTGTTCTCCGAACTTATTATATGGTAATTGAAACCGATGATTACCTCGTTGTTTTTGGTTATTTCTAAATTGTATATATTTCACAGAATATGGTAAATCGTCAAATGATATACGCTTTAATCCATCTTGTGTAGTTATAATAGGTAATCCTATGATAATTTCATCGATATTATTAGTAGATTGTTGTTGTATTTCTCTCTTTAATATAGTTTCCAGAATACCAATCTTCTCTTGATAAGAGTTACTCGATATATTATCGCCCTTATAATACAATATATCTTCAATCGCATAAAAAGAAATGCCTTTGTATTGAAAATATACGCCGTAAAATAGAGTTCCGCATCCTTTTGTCAAAGATGGACTAGTAGAACATTGAATTTTCTTTTCTTCTTTTGTATTTTGTAACAATGATCCATCTTTAGTGATCCATATATATGATGGAGTTCCTGTTGGAATAATGAGTATATAAGAAGAGTAAACATTCTTATGAATAATTGTTTCATAAGAATGTTCAAAAGGAGGTAATAAACGACGACGTTGATATTGATATTGTGGATATGGTTGCTGCATATCATTTAATTATCATGTCGTTTTTAAACTATTTATAATATAGTATCCATATATTCTGACAATTCTTTTGCAGAGTCTTCGTCTTCATGTATTAGTTGGACCACATCTTCTTCTGTCGATATCGTTTCCTTGGACAAAAGCGTCGCGATTTTTTCATAATGTTCTTGTGGGATAGTAACATAATCTTTTATTTTCGGTGAAGTCAAATTTGTTTTTAAATAGTTCATTATATTATGCGCTAACAGAATAATCAATAAAGAGAGAACAGCAATTTTGAAAATATACCAAATCATAGTTTAGTTATTAGTTGTCAACATTTATTTATTATTCATTTTACGAAACAACACAACCTTTAAAAAAGTGGAAACAGAAGTATAAATACGATTTTTAAAATAATATAAAGAGTGGCTCCTAATTGATTCAATGAAAAACCTAGGAATTCTTATTATTGATAAAACTGCCATAATTACACCACAAACTATTAAAGAGTATAATGAAGCAGAATTATATAAAAGATGTGGGTTTACAAAATCAGATGGATTTAAAAAACAAACAGAATGGACGAAAAAAATCGATGGAGTTAAATATTCTATTGCAGTATATGGCAAAAATATTGGCAAAGCAAATTACGAAAATAAATACGAGTTTCCTCCACCGATTGATACACAATTATTCTTTGGAAAATGTGCACTCGTTGGTCATAAAATATTACCAACCGGTGAGCAAGAATATATCTCTCTTAATGTTCTATTATGGAATAAAATATACGAGAAATTAATGGGTGGATTTGAAGATCTAACTGCAACTGCAAAAGAAGATGAAGAAGAAGATGATGAATTAGATTGTATTCCTGACAGCGAAAAAACAAAGACCGGATATTTAAAAGACGGATTTATTGTCGATGACGACTCCGAATCCGATAGTGTTACAACTGATTCTGATGACGTCGAATTGGAAGAAGAAGAAGATACTGAAGATGAACCCGAGGAACTAGAGGTTCTTCCAAAAAAAACAAGATCCAAAAAAAAGATATCCAATGATGTTATCATTTCTACAACAGAAAAAGATGACATATATGTAGATATTAGTGTAGAGTTGGAAGAAGAAGCATTCAGTGATGATGATACCAATACATAATCTAAGAGTTTTTCTGCCTATTATTAAATTGATTTAAACTTAAATAAATAATTTAAGTTTAAAGATAAACCACCAAAATGCTGACAATCGCACAACCAATTGAATTTCGATCCAATTTAACAAAGAAAATCGATTTGATCATCAAAAATGACAAATTGAGTCGTAATATTGAAAGAGGTGTATATAACTTTGCTTTAAAAGAGGCAACTACTCGCAAGTTATTGAAGAAATGGGACAATCCATACTTTGTTCAATTATATTTGGATCGTTTAAGAAGCATATATACTAATCTTGAATTCCCTTCTTTCTGTGAAGCAATACAACGAGGCGATATCAAAGCGATTGATCTCGCTTTCATGACACATCAAGAAATGCGTCCAGATAAATGGGCGACAATGATTGAAGATAAGAAAAAGCGTGATAAAAATAAATATGAGACGAAAATTGAAGCAGCGACAGATACATTTGTTTGTAGCAAATGTCATTCCAATAAGTGCACGTATTACCAAATGCAGACACGATCTGCAGATGAACCTATGACAACATTCGTTACATGTATTGAATGTGGTAAACGATGGAAATGTTAAGGATTGATAACAAAAATAGTAGTCAATGAAAATAATATAAAGAATAAAAGTATTAAACCTCCACTATTGAAAAAAGTGAAGAATGTGAAGTCCTTTGGACAAACTTTTTTTAAAGGTTGGAATTGTTTCGCGTATACCGTTTTTTCACTTATATAGTTCTTCAAAACATCATCAGGAAATTCGCATCCCACTTTACGTAAAAACATTATATATTTTTCTCTCTTTTTATCTTCTATGAAACAAATCTCTTCTGTATTACCTTTGCGGAAAGTATGAGGGCTTGTTGGAGTATCCATATTTTTCCAATCTGTCGCAAATACTTCTTTATTAATTACATGATTATTATTTAGAATATTTTGAGATGATAACATGATAGCAAAAATACTCTCATTTGCAATTGTTCCACTACATATCATATGATAAATTAAAAAGTTTTTTTTTTGATATAATAAACACTTTGTAACCGCGTCGCGAGAGAGAATAAACCACGGATTATTTCCCAAATGATATTCTGGTTTTAAACGTAGTAAATTGGCACGATTCACTAAAAATGGATTCCACCATATAGGTTTATATGTCATAATTGATTTTCTATGATTTTCAAAGAATTGTCGACGAAAAACACTTGCAGGAATAATTGGACAACAAGATCCAGTTACAAAACAGAACCATTGGTTTGTAGGATCTTTCTCTGATGCATAATACATCAAAGACATATAAGCTGGAACAACATGTGTATAATCTGTTTTCACAATATATTTGTAAGGTAATACTCGTTGCTTAATCCACTGAGACTGAATTTTTGAATAATCTGTATAATGAATATACACATTAACAATATCCTCTAATTCTTTGATCCATTGAATCCATATATGTTCTTTATTAATAATATGTTGATAACTAATTAAAAAACAGAGAGCTATCTTCATAATAAGTATTATAAAAAATTGTTTATAATAAAACAAATTATAATACTTATTATCACAGTTCAATCAATCGAACATTATTAAATAATATCCAAATCTTTCAAATTCCAATACTCAGAACCTCCTCCTGGAATTGGACGACGAATAATAAAGGGGATCTTACGTGCCATCAGTTCCATTTCAGCAATAATATATCCATCGATAATTTTTGAATCAACATCAATGAAGATAGTTGCACCCATATCTATTTGCTTTGCTCGTTGACCTATCACTCTCGCCTTTTCATATTTAGTTAAATAAGGTAATGTTCTATGTAAACTATCAACAATATTCTTGTATTCATCTCTTACAACTTGCGTCATAACCAGAACTTCATTGTTATTATGTCTTACGCATTCAGGATGTATATTTTCTAAATATTTTTTATTCAATTCTGACTGAAATTTTTGTAAATATGGTTCATCTTCAGTATCAGATTCATCATCATCTTCTTCATCTTGTAAAATATGATGAGACTCTTCTTCTGCTGGGTTTGTTCGCATACTCCTTCTTTCACCAACTTCTGTAGGATTTTCCCTTTGTTCAGCTTTTTCTTCTTCTTCATCGCCTTCTTCATCGCTTTCTTCTTCTTCAGCTTCTTCTTCGAGTTCTTCATTATCTTCTTTGCCCTTTTGTCCAACTTCTGCGGGAGTTTCCCGCATACCCTTTTGTCCAACTTTTTCAAAGTTGGATTCAAAGTTGGATTCATCATCATTTACATATTTGTGTAATATAGTATTTTCTACAGCCGCTTCAGCAAGAGCATCCTCAATAGCCGATTCTGTTGCAAATTCGCGGGTAGCTTCAATTGCTGCAAATTCCTCTATTTCTGCAGGAGTTTCTTCTATACCAGGTTGACCAATGTCAGGTTCAAAATTGGATTCGACATAATGTTCAGGTTTATCAGGTTCTAACATAGGAACCGAATTGATAACAACCTTTTTCGTCTTATTTTTTGTAGGGTCTTTCTTTTTTAAAGTTTTGGTGCCATAAGTTGCCATCATTTCTTGTAAGTTCATATATATAAATATAACTTATATATTTATATATCAATTTTATTCTTTAAAGTCTTTATCTTTTTAATTTAATTTTCTAATTTCCAAATGGTATCGCATGTTGAACACAAATATACATATTTCATATTGATATCATCGTAACGAATATATATAATTTCTTTCTCCGTGCTATGTGTGTTCGTAGAACACGAATGATTCGGACAATCGATTGTATTAATTCGAGGCAAAGTAGGATCCAATTTGGTGTATTTGTTGATGATATGAGAGAATTTCTGCTCATTCTTCTTGATGATCGTTTTTGCGACAGAAATACTACTCATGTCAATATTTTTCTCTTTGTTACCACACTGACGGCAGTAATATTCCAACTTGTTTTGATCATCTTCACTGATGTTGATATAATACATGTTTGAACAAACGGTGCAGAATTTCATGCTTTCTTTGTTAATAATTTATATTATTTATTTATATTCAATTTTATTATATATTATAACTTCTCTGAAACAATAACACAAAACTTTTCATATAATTTACCGTAATCAATGAATACACTCATATTATAAACCGCTGTTTTTACTAATTTGGGAATCGAGTCCTTTCTCTCTTCTAAAAATGTTCGCAATTGATCGCAGTTAGATACAAATTTCTCTGAAATAATAGGTAGAAATCGTTGTATGATTGGATCAATATTACTAAATTGTGGTGCAAATGAAGTCAATACATTTAATACAGCAATATCAATATTCTTGTATTCTATTATTTTTGTATAATTTGCACAATCGGGATTTCCAAATCCAATACCGGGTTCATTTAATAATGGATTATTACATAATAATGTTCCTAAAGTAAGAAGAACACTATTGATTGTCTGACAAGACGTCCATTGTTCTCCTCTCCAAGTATTTAAGAGAGAAATACAAACTTTTCCATTGACATACAAGTTTGGGTTGAATCGTATATTTTCACCATTTGTTAAATAGACAACCTTCGGTGGAGTATGTGGATAATCTGCCGGATAATTCAGTTCAAATAGATAATAACCCCCGAAATAAGGCGTTCCAATTGTGCCGATAATGAGCGCATATCCTTTCATCATATTTTCTTCATCATGATAATAATATATATTATCTCCTGCTAATGGGTGGCCTTTAAGTTGTTTTACATCTTTAATAAGACGCTTGACTGTTTCTCTCTTGATAATCATTGGTTCTTCTTTTTTTTCCATTTCTTCCGTATATATAAAACATTATCTTTAAACCATTAAAAAATATACGCCTCCGGCATCCTTTGGCTCAACCCTTTCTCAAAGGTTGATTTTAAAGGTTGCCATATTATGGTGTCATTATATATAAATGAATAACAAAAAACATTACGCAAACACCATAACAACTGCGTTTAAAATTAAACTACAAACGTAATCTATAAATATAAAATTGATATAAAAATATATTGTTATAAGTTAATAACAAACAAATGAACCAAATTATGAATACATCATCTTCATCATCGTCTCATAATTTGAATGATTTTCTTAAAAATCATCAAGCATCAAAGGTTGAGGGCGTGTCTCCAACTCATACAAGAATTGGAGAAAAGAAGTTGAATATTTTCGGTGGATCTTATGTAATACCGAAAGAAGAACTACAAGAATTCTTCATTTTATATCATAAATCAATATTTCTGGATAAAAAAATGGAATATTTAACAGAAAGACAATTGGAAAGTGGTTGTGGAATTCTAGTCGATATTGATATGAGATATGATCACAACGTTGTTGAACGACTTCATACAAAAGAACATATTGTCGATCTAATTGTTCTATATTTAGAAGAATTAAAAACTGTTTTGGATTTTACAGAAGACACATCATTCCCAGTATACATTTTTGAAAAACCAAAAGTGAATAGATTGGAAGATGGGTCATTGACAAAAGACGGTATTCATATGATTATCGGTGTTCAATTAGACCATTATTTACAAGTCGTATTGAGAGATATTATTGTCAAGAAAATCGCAGAAATATGGACAGATATTCCAATTATCAATACATGGAGTAATGTATTCGATGACGGAATCACAAAAGGAACAACAAATTGGCAAATGTTCGGATCGAGAAAACCTGGAAATCTCGCATATGAATTGACACAATGTTATGAAATTGGATTTGACACTGCGGATAAAGAAATCACGATGAATGAAAAACCAGTCAGTGAGATTCTATCTCCGGAAAATCTGGCATCCAACTTGTATAAATTGTCCGCTCAATATGATGGACATCAAAAATTTGAATTTACGGAATCATTCCAGGCAATATTGGATACCTTAAAACCTGCAACACGAAATAATGCCAAAAAAACGAATACAAAAATCAGATTATTGAGTCCATCGAATGAAAATACAGTTGAAGATATATGCATCGATGATATTCATGACAAATCGTCGCTACAAAAAGCAGTAGATAATATGTTGAATAGTTTATCTATTGAACAATATAATATTAGAGAAGCGCATGAATATACGCAGATTCTTCCAAAGAAATACTATGAACCTGGTTCGCATGCGATCAATACACAAGTTGCATTGGCATTGAAACACACTGATGATTGTCTATTCTTATCATGGGTTATGCTGAGAAGCAAAGCAGATGATTTCGACTATTCAACGATATCGACCTTATATGAGAGATGGTTCAAATATTTAAAGGATAAATCTGGTGGCGTAACAATTCGTTCAATTATGTATTGGGCAAAAGAAGGATCAAAAGAAGACTATGACCGAGTAAAGAAGGATACATGTGAACATTATATTGAACAGACTATCGTAAACCCAAATGACTTTGATTTTGCGAAAGTATTATTTCATATGTATAAAGACAAGTATGTGTGTAGTGATACAAAAAGTAAGACATGGTATGTTTTCAAGAATCATCGTTGGGAACAGGACAAGGGACAGACTCTCAGAATGATGATTTCAACAGATATGTATGCGATATATAATAATAAATTACAAAAGTTGATCAACGAAACAATGGAATTGGAACCGAGTGATCCAAGACATGTTGCAAATAAAAAGAAAATTTCCAAGTTGAGTGATGTTGCTGTCTTGTTAAAGAAAACATCGGATAAAAATAATATAATGGTTGAAGCACGTGAGATCTTCTTTGACGTTGATTTCTCTAGAAGTATCGATACTAATAGATGGCTCATCTGCTTTAAGAATGGAGTCGTCGATTTGGAACAGAAGATTTTCAGGAATGGTCTTCCTTCTGATTATATTACAAAATGCACAAATGTCAACTATGAAGAATATATTGAAGACAGTGTAGAACAGCGTGATATTGCCAGTGAAATTTTACGATTTATGACTGAACTATTCCCGAATCCTGATTTATGTGAATATATGTGGAATCATTTGGCAGCTGTATTGATCGGTGAGAATAAGAATCAAACATTTAATATTTATCATGGTCGTGGAAGTAATGGTAAATCCATGTTGACAGATCTAATGTTTATGACGTTGGGTGAATATGCAGGAAGTGTTCCAATTACATTAATAACAGAAAAACGACCCAGTATCGGGGGAACCTCTTCTGAAATTATGCAATTGAAAGGAATCAGATATGCGGTCATGGCAGAACCAAAGAAGGGTGATCGAATCAATGAAGGTATTATGAAACAATTAACAGGCGATTCAACCATTTCTGGTCGTGCTTTGTATTGTGATACAGAGACATTTACAATCCAATTTCATTTGGTCGTTTGTACTAATACTCTGTTTGAAATGAATAGTCATGATGATGGAACTTGGCGACGTATTCGCATTTGCGATTTTGAATCAAAGTTTACAGAACCAGATGAGTTATTCCGCAAAAAAGAATACCCATATCAATATCCAAAGAATAAGAACTTGAAAGATAATATGAAAAAATGGATATCTATATTTGCTGGAATGCTTGTTAAGATTGCATTTAGAACACAAGGTACATTTGGTAATTGTAAAGCAGTCAAGGATCGCACGAATAAATATCGTCGTGAAAGCGATTATATTTCTTGCTTTGTTGCGGAAAAGATCAAGGTCGTGAATCCAGATGATACTTCGATTGTATTGAAGGTACAAGAAATTGCACAAGAATTTAAATCGTGGTATGCGTTGGCAGCACCGAATGAGCGTGCACCAAAACAGTCTGAGATCAAAGAGTTTATTACTAACAAGTTTTATGAACCTTCCAGAGAACATGGAGGCTGGATTGGATTGAAAATTATTTATGGTAATGATAAGGGAAATGATATTGATGACGAAAGTGTTAGTGGTGGTGGTGGTATCGTCAAAAATATGATTATTGATGATTTAGATAGAATTTAAAATGCGAATAATTAATACGGGGAAGAAAAGAAGAAGATATCCAGAAGTTAATAGATAATATTTTTTATAAATATTATTTATTTTTTTAGTAGATAGAAAGATATACATTTTTCGGTAAAAAAGAATTGATTGTGCGTAATATAGAAATAGTAAAAAGAATAATCGGTTTTGTAATGAAAATGTATGCGATAAATAGAATCAAAATGCCAATCTTTGACATAAATGAGAATTGACTATCTGTGACAAATATCGCTATTATGAATATAATTAGTAAAAAAATATATATGTATAACCATACTTTATACCACCATTCTAAAGTAGCATAATTTTCCAGTTCATAATAATTTTTTCGATCATTCGTTAAAATGTCATTTCCTGTTTCATCAATACTTTTTTCTAGTTGCTCATTATTTTGCATAATTTGTAAAAGAACATCATTTACATATTTAGTGCTTTCCACGCCAGTTGAATAATTTTCATTATTATTAATCGCATTTCGAAATTGTGTTATAAATAGTTCAATCTTCTTTGAAACATAGGTTTCTGCTTCTGCTTCGATCTCCTGTTGATTCATTGTATTATATGCATCTTCACCATCGGTAAATACAATATAATTTTTCTTTGCTTCTTTAAATTGTTTTGGGGCATTAGTTAATGCAAATTCTGCTTGTAAATAATCATCTCTTAAAGTGGCTGTTTCTTTTTTTATATCACATTCAGACCCAGCCGGACAACTTAAATTAGCTGAAGAAATCATGGCATTCATTTTATTAATCGTATCGTTTAGTTGTATATTTCCAATATCTAGAGATCCCATATATAAAGTATATATTACAATTCTTATATTGTTCCCATAGTGGACGATGTTGATGATGGAATAGGTGTCGTTGTACTTGCATTTGCATTTGCGATTCCTCCAACACAATTACTAATTGCAGTTAGTTCATTATTTAACCATGGATTATTCGAAGAATAAGTAGGTGTCGTATCACCAGAACCTGTCATTATATCTCCCAATGGAAAAGTATATTCCTGATAATCCATATTATTTCTAAACATCATTCTATAGAACAGTGATCCCATTTTAACAATTATATAAATTACAAGAATTGTTATTAGAATAAGATATACATTTCTAGTAATATAATATTTTTTATATAAAACATAAACAAATAATATCAAAATTGTAAATAAAATAAAGTATTTCATAAATATTGTGTGATCTGCATATTTATCTCCATAATATCTATTAATTTCAACCATTCTCATCTTGGCATTATTCTCTTCATTTAATTTTTGCATCTTTATAGCGGAATTTTTCAATTCTTCTTCCACAATATTAATTGCCATCAGTTGTTCTTGAATAGTATTTTTCGTAGAAGATACATTATGCTTATAAAAATTATATGTTTGATTTAGTTGTTTATATAAATTAATACGTAATGCTGATAATTCTGTAATATTCTTCATAAACATTGTCTCATCTTCAGCAGATAATGTTTCATTTGCTATACCTATTTCGAGTTGTTTATAATAATCTCCTTCCATTTCTTGTAACACAGCAATTGCCTTTAATGTTTCAGTTTGCTTTTCTTCAACATCATTTCCTACAATTTCACCTAACGTGTTGTCAGAGACGCCCATTCCAATTGTAGCAGGATAGGTTGAAACAGGACATAAAGCAGTTCCATTGTTGATTGTTGACATATTTACATCACTTGCATTATTATTATAAGGCGCGCAGTTATTATTGTTTATTGACCACCAAAAACCATTATCTGTACAAGAATTGCAATCAAAATATTCACTACTCGCATTTTGGTTGACTCCGGACATATTATTATAAATACAGATAATTATACTATTATTTCGGTGCAATACTCAATTTTCGAATAACATATATAAAGAAAGTAAGAGTCAATAATGCTAAAATAATCCACATAATATAAGAATAGTTTGATTGTAGAACACTTACCTGACTATTTGTTAATATATTATTAATATTTCCGTTATCATTATTAACCGCATTTTTATATTTTTTATTAATAGATTTATACATTGACAAGTTTTTATCCATTATATCTTTATCGACATCCATTTGTGTATTCATGTTTGTATTTAAATTCATAAAGCTTGTCAACTGATCATATATTTTACTAGATGCCCCTGATAATGTCTGCTGTGAATCATTTCTCGCGTTTAATGCGCTAGCATTGACTTCTCCTAATTTACATAAAGTATCCGGAGTCATATCATTTCCAGTTAGGTTATAAGCATTCCAATCTACAGAAGTTATATTGTTAACTGCAACTGGACAACTACTATTGAGGTTAGCCAATTCTGGTTCTCTCATATATAAGTCATAATTTGGTATTGGATATAGAGCTGCTGTTAACTTACTCGGTCCATACATGTCTGTTGTTTTTGTCCAACAAGTACCACTTTCATTTGCGAATATAAATCCACCACATTTATTATCTGTATTACAAACATTCATACAATTCTCAACTGTTGTACTATCAACCTTAGTAATGTCATTTCCTGGACTATCAAAATTTTGTAATCGATCATAGGTCGTTCCTGGCACAACCATAGAAGATGGATATGGAGATAATTCATTATTTTCATTGATATGACCTATTTTTCCCATGAGACTTATATCTCCTTTCTCATTCAATTCATATACAGAATTTACATTACTTACTCCATATTCATTTCCACCTATTATAGTCGACCCACCACGAGGACCATAACGTGTTGCTTTTGATAAATCATCGCTCACAAAACATTGTGCTGTATTTGGATCTCCATTTAGTATATCCTGTACTGCAAAAAGTTCGTGACCGAATTGTTGAGCATATTGTTTACATGTTTCAACAGAATAAGATTGTGTCATCGGTGGAGAATAACTTGTCACTACAGTACTATAAAACCAATTTCCATTAGTATTAAATAACAGTTCATTTGTATTTACATCTATAAAACTCAATAAGAATCCAGCTGGACCCCCACCATTCAAAGCATTCACTTCTATCACATTTTTTCCAGGATTTATCGTAACGGTAAACCCAGTATCTCCATTGCCTCCCCATCCACCAGCAATTGCCATTGATCTTCCACCTGTATCGACGCTTGAACCGTTCACTTTCATAGTACAATAATCATCAGCCATACCGAATATTTTGGCAGTAGTATTATTACAACTAGATGCACCATTACAATTATAATTGAAAGGGTATACGAACAATACAGGAGCGGTATTATTAGTTGGTGCATCATATGCCGCATTTTCTGTATACCATATCCATTGAGCAGTTGAATCAATATAATCAGAAGAACCCCATGGACTACAACCAAAATTACCTGCTATAAATACAGGTTTATACACGCCAGTATAATTATTTTCATCTATTTCACCAGTACTACTCATTGCTCTATCCTGGTCATCTTTATAACAACCCATATAAGTAGAAGTAGTTCCATTTTCATCAATTGCATAGATTGCATTTGTCCATCCACCTCCATAAACATTTCCATCACTTGCTTTAACACAACTAGGTTGATATGTTCCATATTTTGCATAATTATCAGTCTCATCACCAAGCGCGCATTTTGCCTTTCCAGTTGCTTCATTCGTTTGTTGTAATCCAAAATATGGTTTTCCTAAATTAAATGCCATATCGCTACATGTAGTATAATCATAATCACCGTTTAATAAAGTCATTGAAGGATTATTAGGATCATCATTAAATAAACCCTTATTCGTTGTTTCCTTACCAGTAAACAATCGATTCACATATACATTTTTGTTTTTATCAACAGATTGACCATTTATTATGTAATTATTCGTATTTCCAAGTAATTGTGTATTAGTTGTTTCATAATTAGATAAACCAGAATTAAAAGTTTTTTGTAATGTTTCAATATCAGGATTTCCTAATACTTCTATTGATGTTGCTAATAAGCCACGCGTTTTATCTATTTCAGCACCTGATGTAGTAATATAGTCATTTATATATTGGTCAGAAGGCGGTTTGTTTGTGGGATTATTAAACAATCTAGTATTTTGTTCTGTTAAACTTTCTTTTTTATCTAAAGTATGATTACTAACACCTAAACCTGGATCATCGAAAGCAGATCGAAAACCTTCAAAATTATTCATATAAGAACTCTGTTTCTTTGTTGCCTTTTCACGAGGTATATTATGAAACAGACTGGATTCATTTTGAAGAACACGAAACTTCATATCATCATGTTGTTTATTAAATTCATTTCCTTGTTTTTTAAAAACATCATCATATGATCTCTCTCTTTCAAGATTTGTCTTATTATTATAATCTGTTAAACTCAACATAATTATTATATGTTGAGATTAAACATTGAAGAATTCCAACCTTTAAGAAAGGTGGATTTTTTAAAGGTGAAATGACATTTTAATTGCGACAATGAAAATGATTAATGCAACTAAAAACCATAATAAGTAAGCAAAATTAGTTTGTCTGACAACTGTTCCTGTAATATCATATTCATTCGTTAATTGCATATTTTGTTCTTCCAGTGTAAGCAGTTGGCTTCTGTCATATAACAAATGTTGATACTTGACATTTAAATTTTCAGCTGCTTCATCTTTCACCAACTGTTCCTGTGCATTACTAGGTTTTATCTGATTAACAGTATCATTGATTTTCGTAAATATAGCAGTGAGTCGAGTATTTATTTCCTTTAATATATCCGTTAATTGAGACAATTTTGTGACAATCGCATAATTACCAACTACCGACTTTGCTGGCTTCAAATCTCCGCTTTGTAAATTACAGTATTGATTGCTCGAATTATATGTAGCACCAGAACAATTTGGATCTGCACTACATTGTGCCTGACATATATCGACTGAATTCACAACGTTTCCCGATATAATTCCAGCACCAACCCCAACACCTTGCATTTCACTTTTTGGAATAGCTATACTTATTTTCGATGTGCTAGAACCATCACCATTTGATACAGATAAGTAATCCTGAAATGCTTGCTGATATTCAAGCATTACTAAATGATACTCATTTTCCAATGTTTCTAATTGTAATAATGTCGAATCATATGAAACCGCCATGTTTATTATATATATATAATATTCCTAAACCTAATAGTGTCATATAAAAATACGTAATCTTTGATAGTTTTGAATCATCATCGTTCGACTTGGTTATATCTGTCATATACAATTTTGGCGTTTTATCAACAATCTGTTTCGGAAGTTGAAAAGGTATACGATAATTTGAAATTCGTCGTTTATTTATAAAAAACATAATTTATTATTCATTTCATTTTTTAAATACTTTTACTAAAGATATAGAAATAATAATAATACCAATAAACATTATCCAATTTGATATATATTGCGATTTATAATTTTCAACTGAATTACTTATCATAATAGACGAACTATTATCAATTGGTTGTTCATCCACATAAATTTGTGCTAATTTCGATCTTTTTTTTTCTTCTGTTACGATTAACGCCTTTGCACCTTCCATTTGTTTTTTTAATTTCATATTATCATCTTGTATTTGATATGATAATGTCTGCATTGAATTGGTAAGTGCATCGGTTGATACTTGACTCTGAATAAATTTGTCATAATCATTATTTGAAGTAGAATTTAACTTATATGTAATAAAATTCTTCATCAATTCATTTATATTTGAAATGTATTGATGAAAAAAAGTATTTATTTTTTCAGTATTTTGTGTTATTTTCAATTTTGCCTCTTCTTCATATTGAGGCCGAATCGCATCAGTATATGAAGCGAGTTTTCCGTTATTATTTATTCCTTTTTCGAGTGGTTCTGGCAATGAAAATTGCATTTATATTATAGAAGATAATTATACACCAATTATACACATACTCTGTAATAATATCCAATAATAGACGTCTTACTTGGTCTCAAAATCTCACATACTTCATTTGGTTTCATTCCAATCGCTACAGATACTGGATCGAAGCGCGATATCTCTGGAAATTGAACAACCTGATCTATATTGTATTTTTTCATTACCCCTTCTGTTTCGGTCTTTGAAAGAATACGATGAGGAGGAACCAATGAATGTTGTAATATATTAAATTGAAGTCTCTTAATACTATGGACAATGATATATTTTCCTTCAGTCTCCCATATATGTTTTAGTGTTTCTATCATTGTATCATTTGGATCGTCTTTTATAATAAACATCAGCGTATCATTAGCCATCAACTTATTAGGATAATCACCAATGGTATTATATAGATCTTTTATTGTATTGCCTAGATCATTCGGCGTAATACGTGGATAATGACCATAACATATATAAATGCGTTCTGAACTTGTCGTAAAGGCCGCATCACTTTTCTTTTCTAAAAACATGTCCAATTGTTTACTATTCAACATGGAACTTACTTCACTTATACTGAAGCTCTCATATTCTTCTATGTTATATCCTTGATTCTTCATCAATTCCAATAACACTTTTCTTGATTGATAGACAGAATAAATATAGCTGCACGAAACTTGTTGAGAAGAGGTCATCTTTGTGTATATCATTAGTTTTATATCATATATTTAATTCAATTTATTAATTATATTTTAATTGACTTAGTCTCTCCTCCTCCACTAGATTCATTTTTCTCTTCATCTGTTTCAATAACTGACTCGTTAGGTAACTCTAATATATTTTGAGTTAGTTCATTTTTTTCTTTCTCTGATAGTTCACTTTCACTCAACTTTAAAGATTTCTTAATTAAATCCAATTCACTCTTAATATCCGTTATTTCTTTAACAAGAGGCGGTGTTCCTTCTGGTGTTGTTGGTTCATAAGAAGGTGGTGTTCCTTCTGGTGTTGTTGGTTCAAATTGTTGTAAAGAAGGTGGTGTTCCTTCTGGTGTTGTTGGCTCAAATTGTTGTAAAGGAGGTGGTGTTCCTTCTGGTGTTGTTGGCTCAAACATATCATTACTCGAACTGAGTCTAACTGATTGAACATCGGAATTCGACGACAAAGACTTCGTCGCAGATACACCTCCTTTACTCAACCATAACATCAATTCAGTAAACTTCTTTGTGAATTCTGGCTGAATCACTTCTCTCGCAAGCATCAATGCATTATTCGCAATCTGTCTACAGATATCAGAATTTCCTTCACACCATTCTAACACAGAAAATAAATCTGACATATCATCACGAACCGGAATATAATGAGCAAATACATTTTGACCATTCGAATGAATATCATATGGATGAATAAGAGGTTCAACCCAACTCGTAAAGTTACTCTTAACTCTTAGAATCAGAGAACCAGTAATAAATGTATGTAACAAACGATATGCATTTACATTACCATCAACGAAGATAAGATATTTATAATTACTTTGTTCTTCCATGCTAATCCAATCAGAAGATAATATATCCGTGTTCATTACTCCAATTTGATACTTTGGATCATTACGTATGGAAGAAGTATTAATTAGAACATCAACCTTCTTGTCATTATTAACAATACCCACATTAAAAAGATCTGTTATTGCCTGTGGTATTGTTGGATCCTCTTTCGCATCTTCCACAATCTTTATTAACTTCAATCGTTGGTTAGTCATAGTTGTATATCCACAACCAGTTGCACCACCACGAAAAATTGCTTTGGACATTTTCATCATCCAACTAACATTATATTTTTCACGATTGGCCATATTATCATTGATATTCGCAACATAACTGTAATTATTGGTTCCAACCATTTTAGAATAATTATATGTTGGAATATCATCATAATTTGGAATTGGAATATCGACATACCCTTTACGTCCAGATAAACTGAAGATAGGAATAAAATTCGGTGTAATCCCAAATGTGCTGATATCTTGTTGCTTTGGTAAAATGTCCCACGGAAATACAAAACGTCCATGATCATTCTTCTCCAAAATCATTGAATCGTTCAAATTGAAAATAAATATGCCAGATGGAAGTCGTAAATCATCGAAGAATCTGCTATATTCTGTGGATTCACCTTCACCATCATTTCTCATATTAATTGCCTTAACAATACATCCCATTACACGATATGGTTTATTTAATGTATATTCAATCATATCAATCTGTCCTGCTGATAGTTTCAACTCCGGATTATCTTCTGTGTCATTTTTTCGCACTTTTCGACTAAATTCAGTTTTAAATACTTTATCAATAATGGGAGATGTTGTCTTTGTCGTTAATTTATATAACTTATTACCCTTATCTCCACCATATACGCACAGAAAATAACAAGTGTGATGTAAAACTTCGAAGATATAACGCATAGTATTTTCTAAACTTGTATCATTCATTTGACTACTATGATTGACGTAATGACTGAAAGATGGATAATATTTTGAGGCAAAGTCTCTCATATCAGCATTTTCAAATGGATCTTTATTCGCAATATTTTTCTTATTGTATTGAAGACATCTTTTACCAATATCAACTGCCTCTTGAAAAGAAGTAATTACTTTTGTTGTCAGATCAACCTCAATTAAGTCAGTCAACTTCTTATTCACATTCTTGGTCATAAATCGTGATGGTTTATAGTTAGGGTTCTTCAATAAGTTCTCCAATTTAGTTGTATAATTAGGCAACAAATGTTTAAAATCAGTATCTTTCTCTCTTAACAGAAGTTGTATATTGTCTGAATAAGACATACTTAACAACTGATCAATATTATCTTCTGTAATTATTTTCATTTGTATATTCATACCTTGTAATTCTTGGATGAGTAGTTTTAATGAATAAGGAACTCGTACAATACTAAAAGATTTCCCAAACTTACTAATATTTTCAATATTCAGAGAACCGTCTAACGACTTTGTAAATTGAATTGGTCCATCCGCATATGGACTCAAAAATAGATTTAAATCCTTATTATAAATGGCAATGCCACCTGTCTTGTTACAAATTGCCAAATAATATTCATCTCCTCGAACCATGAATGAATCGTTCAAAAATGCACTTGCTCCATGTGCTAATACGCCGTCCCTTTCCATCTCACCGATACGAAGACCTCCATCATTTGCTCTTCCTTGAACAGGCTGTCGCGTTAATGCTGTATTTGGACCACGTGCTCTGTAATTAATTTTATCTTTTACCATGTGTTTCAATCTCATATAATATGTTGGACCAATGTATATATCAGAATACAGTTGTTCTCCCGTATAACCATTATACAGAACTTGATTACCAGATGAATGAAATCCTGCACGTGTCAAATATTTTCCATAAAGTTCACTATGGTTTCCTTTTGTTTCAAATGCTGTACAATCACCGAAACCGCCATAAGAAACACCTACTTTACCCAAAATAGATTCGACTAATTGACCAATTGTCATACGACTAGGTAATGCATGTGGATTAATAATTAGATCGGGTCGAACTCCATCTGAGGTAAATGGCATATCTTCTTCTGGAATAATTAAACCAATCGTCCCTTTTTGTCCTGCACGACTCGCCATTTTATCGCCTATTGCAGGTATTCGACTTTCAGTAATTCGCACTTTCGCAATACGGAATCCTTCTTCTCCTTCTGTAATAAAGGACTTATCAACTACACCAAGTTGTCCCTTTTTCGTAAACACAGAAGAATCTGATAGGTTCTCTCTATTCTCAGCATTATAAGAATATTTACCAATCATTACAACGCGATCATTGATTTCCGTATTCTCTTTGACTAATCCTGATTTATCTATATAAGTATAATCATAACCTGCTTTCAGTCCTTTTACATCCATAGACATGACATCACCAAATACGGCATTAGATTCACCTTTACCGAATTGTGAACTCTCTTCTCTGGATTCATATGTCGTATAATAAGTAGTCGAAAAAAGTCCTCTTTTGATAGAACCTTCATTGATCAAAATTGCATCTTCTACGTTATATCCAGTATAAGACATGATCGCTACAATTGTATTCACACCATATGGTTGTTCTTCATTTGTGACATACTTCAAGTATTTAGATTTGACAAGAGGAATTTGACCATTATTTAATACAACTGCCATCTTATCCATACGCATTTGATAATTTGTATGAAAGAGAGAAACTGCTTGTTTACTTTGACCACATGAAAAGGCATTACGTGTCACTGGATTATTTGAAGGAAAAATGATCATATTTCCCATAACCCCTAGAATAAGAGATGGTAATATTTCATAATGAGAATAGTATTTATTTGCGGCAACTTGGTCTATATGATTCGCGATTAATAACCCTTCTTCTTCAGAAGTATCTACGTAGTCTACGATTCCTTGATTTTTTCGAAGTATAGTCATTGTTCCATCTCTATCGCTTGGTATTTCTGGGTATAATTGTTGTATTTCTTGAATATTATATAATTTATTTTGTTCATTGACTGCTTTTGACAAGAATCCGGAAATGATTTTATTCCATGTTATCTGAGAAGGATCACTTGCCTTATATTTTACATATTTGAAACAACTGATTTCTCTCTTTTTATGAGATGAGTCAATATAATATATAGGGCGAGTTAATCGTCCGCTGTCACTGAAGATATGTATTTCATCATTTTCATAATCAAATGATATACTCATATATGTGGGTATAATACCATTTCTCCGATACACTTTTATATCTTCAACATACTCGATCGGAGAACTAATAATAACTCCTGCCCAAATACCATTAACAAATATTTTCGTAGATTTAGAAATAAACTCGGCATTACTATCTTGAATATTATACAAAGTAGAGTGATTTGTGCGTAACCATTGAATTACTGATTTACTAGATATATAATTTGTCACATAAGTAGTGATAGAAAGATGTTTATGAAGACCAATATTTTCTCCATCAGGAGTATCTATTGGGTCAATATATCCCCATTGAGAAGAGTTTAATAAACGTGGTCCAACGACTTTGGCGTCAGATTCAAGCGGTAAACTCAGTTTTCTTAATTGACTGATAAATGTAAAGTAAGAGAGACGATTTAAATCCTGGACAACACCAATTCGTTTCGTATGCTTTTCTGCTCCCCAATTTCCTTTAAATGCTTTTCTAAGACCAGTTTCTACTGTTCTCTCTTTGAAGAACTCAACGTAATTACTATCAACCAAATTCTTAAATTTCTCGCCAGTATATTCGTCTTTATGATAATAATATTTTTTATCTATTTTTCGCATAATTTCTTTATTTTGTATCAAGTAGTATTCTCTGAAAATATCATTGAATAGATCTCCAGATAATTCCACCCTCTTAAACTTGTAATTATCTCTATCAGTTGGTCCATTTACACCAGTAACTACTTTTAGTAATTTGAATGCCATATAACCTAAAAAATATGCTTTTTCAATAAAGTTATCTTCTCCGATATGAGTCAATAAGAGATCCATTAACGTATACAATGCACTATTGATTGTTTTCTTCTTTGTTAACACAGCAATATATTCTAATGCGGCTACTTGAGTAAAAACCTGTCCAGCATCATGAATTGATGGTATAAATAGATCGATATAATTACTGTTTTTTTCTAAATCCAACAAACAGCACTTAATAATATCCTTATCAGTAGTTACACCTAATGCACGCATAAGAATAAATAATGGAACAGGTTTCTTCACATTTGGAACAACAACAACAATTTGATTATTTGTATATTTCGTATCTGGAGCAATCATTCGTATAGAGAGAGTCCTAATTGGTTTGGATGTATCTTCACTGACAGAACGAATATCTGCTGAATAATTATATACATTATCAGCAGCATTTTTTTTTACATATATCATATTATTTGCAAATTTCTCTTGTGGAATGATGACCTTTTCTTTACCATCTATAATAAAATAACCACCATAATCATTTTTACATTCTCCAAGATTGAATCTGACATCTTGAGGAAGGCCTTTTAATACACATAAATTCGACTGTAACATAATTGGAAAACGTCCTAAATATATTTGCGTAATTGTATCTGTTTCATCTATACGTTTCATAGTATCTCCTTCTTCCACGTAATATGTATAAACAACTTCCACATCATAATGAATAGTTACGCTATATGTCAGATTTCTTAATCTAGCGTAATTTGGATACATATATTGCATTGTTCGAGAATCAGTTTCATCGTGTATAACAGGTTTACCAATATAAATAAGTTTTCCATTTTTTCCTCCTAAATAAATTTTGATTTCATTCTGCTCTTTTTCTTTTCTCTCTATAAAGCGAATTGGATTATTTTCTTTGAAAATATTATATATTCCTTTGTCAAAAAAGTCGTTATATGTATCTAGGTGATGTGCAACTAAATAATGGGTATTTTCGACAAAATATTTGTCTAAAATATCCCAAGATATATCGTTTAGTTTGTCCTCACCGAGGACATTTACAGTCTCAGTCTCAGACTCATCATCGGAAGAAGGTAGTCTAAGAGTCCTTTTCTTCTTTTTTGAAGATGCAAGATCAATCTTTTCCATTAACTCTATTTTAGTTTTTGACATTAATTATATATTAAATCTTCTATATTTAATATATAATTTACACAATTAATGACTAGATGCTTAATGACTAGATGCGACAACCCACATCATAAAGAAAACCATTATAAATGGTAAAAGAACTAACAACCATGATACCCATTTATAACCTGCTTTACATATCAAATTAAGAATCCAAGTCCAGAATAATATACATAATAATTTAATTATAATTATAAGACCGGTATTAGGGACCCTTGAGTTGTAGTTACCTATACTTAACATGTTACTATTTCCAACATTTTGGAAAATAACCATCAATAATGCAATTATTGAAATGGCCAGATAAAATATTGCTGGAGCACACAAGTTACTAAAAAATTTAGCCATTATAATATATTTATAGAAAATAACTTGATTATAATGGTTGTGATTTGCTAAATCATTTAAGTAATCCTTTGAATTGTCCTTCAAAAGGTAATGTTGAAGGGGTATTTGGAACTCCATATAACGTTCTTACTCCATTACTAATGGCATTTGCTCCTGCATTCAAATAACTAGTTCCATCACTCACTATAGGAATTCCTCCTCCTACATATTGTTTACTTTTTCGACGTTTACTTCTTTTATTATGACTTCTTCTTTTTTTACTGCGGCGTCGATGTTCATCGTAAACATATCCACCACGCATATACGGAGCTGGGTGAGGAAAAATAGAACCTTCTCGTTCACTAATGTAATTAGCAGTCTGCATATCATTAATATAATTATTATGTGCATAATGATTTCCTCCATGATTCTCGACACCTGGCCAAGTGTTCATATTAGAATAATTTAATGCTTTTCCAATAAAAGCATGATGACTACCTCCCCTCATCCTCATCCTTCGTTTATTCGTTTTTCTTCTCCTTATTCTCATATATATAATCATATTATTTTATTCAATATCAACGTGAGTTAAGAAATGTCTTCTACAACACATTCTTGTAAGGCCGATTTCATCCATCAACTGCCCTTCGATCGTTTTATCTCTAAACTCTGTCGTCAAATAAAGAACGGTTTGAATTCCTTGTTTACCGCTTTTTCTTTTTCTAACTTCTGTCGTATAATACCGATATTTATCAGCAATCACCATACCGCAAGTAAAACATTTGATTGGAATGATCATTATATTTGTCTTTGTTAATAATATTTTATATTGTTATTTTTAAATCAATTTTACCAATTATTAAGATATCTATCTTCGACCTTGTTAACTTTATCTACATCTTTCCATTCTTTATATTCTGCGTTCAGTTCACTTTGAATGAAATTTCTATACTTTCTCTCATATAAAGTATTCTTAAAAACTGAATCGCTATATATATCAATCGGTTCAAAATCTGGTTTTAATTTCAGTTTAACATAATCATCCATTTTTTTATGATAATCAGTTACATTCTCATCATACACATTATAAAGATATCCATTTTCTCGTGATAAATTGATTATCGAATATGCACGATCATTATTATAATAAACATATAAATTCTTCTCAACGTAATAGTCAGCACTCATTTTAAACGATCGACCTGGTATTCGTCGTATTCCATTACAAGTAAATAACATCAATGAAATTGCGATAAATGAGAATGACAACATAAGTATTCTAAATATTGAAGTAATATTTATATTATTACTTCAATACATATATATAATATAATATAATTACCATCGTCTTGAGATAGTTTTTTTACAATTATTTTTTAAGATATCTATTTTCAACTTTTAGAATTCTGTCGACGTCTACCCATTTTTTTCTGTCTCTATTCAGTTTCTTTTCAACAATATTTTTGTATTTTTCAATGTATAATGTTTTTAAGAAAGCAGAATCGCTATATATGACAATTGGCTCTGTATATGGTTTCAAATTCCTTTGAATATAATCTTCCATATTTTTATCATAATCGGGAGAATCCTCATCATACATATCGGTATTATACGACCTTGTTTTACGTGTTAAATTGATAATCGAATATATAAATTCATTTTTATAATGAACATGTAGATTCTGTTCAATGAAAAATTCACCGCTGATATGAAATGGATTCAAAAATTTAAACATTTTGAAAGCAGAACATGCTGACAGAAAAAATAAAATTGGACTGAAGAAATACATTAATATATTATACTACATCCATCTAAATCATTTTTTATAATAATTTATTATTTATGATGCAAATTTGCACCATAAATAATAAATTATATTATATTTAGCAAAAAATTATTATCCAGGAGTATATTATAATGTCTGGTTATAACTGCGACGATTGTGACGATTGTAGCGACTGTAAATGTCATCATAAAATGCACTGTGAAAAAGGTGACAAGGGAGATAAAGGCGAAAAAGGAGATAAAGGCGATAAAGGAGAAAGAGGTAGTAAAGGCGATAAAGGTAATACTGGTGAAAAAGGAGAAAGAGGTTGTAAAGGTGATCCAGGCGATACTGGCGAAAAGGGAGAAACTGGAGATAAAGGAGATAAAGGAGAAAAGGGTTCTCGAGGAGAAAAAGGTGATACAGGAGATACAGGAGAAAGAGGCGAACGAGGAGAAAAAGGAGATCATGGTTGTAAGGGAGAGATTGGTTATTCTGGCAAACAAGGTATGCAGGGTATTCCTGGTCTCCAGGGAGTAAAAGGTGATAAAGGAGATAAAGGTTGTAAAGGTGATAAAGGTGATAAAGGAGATAAAGGAGATAAAGGTTGTAAGGGGGATACTGGACCACAAGGAGATACTGGTGTAACTGGACCAACAAGTACAGTTCCTGGACCCAAAGGTGATACAGGATGTATCGGTCATCATGGTCATGAAGGTGATACTGGACCCAAAGGTGATACAGGATGTATTGGTCATCATGGTCATGAAGGTGATACTGGACCCAAAGGTGATACTGGTGCAACAGGTCCTCAAGGGAACATTGGATATCAAGGTCCAAAAGGTGATACTGGTGCAACAGGTCCAGCAAGTAGAGCTCCAGGTCCACAAGGAGATACTGGTGTAACAGGTCCTATTGGAGCGACAGGACCAAAAGGTGATGACGGAAATACAGGACTAATCGGATCGACTGGTGTAACAGGTCCAATAGGCGCGACAGGCGCGACAGGCGTTGTTTCAGGTATATCTTCTATATTTTCTTGGAGTAATATTAGTCAACTCAATTTAAATAACACATTATTTCAATATGTTACATTTGAAAATGGACCTATTGGCCCGGTTGGTAATGGTTGGACGACATCTATACAATCTGGATATTTAGACACTACAAATTTTATTGCACCGAGTGATGGATATTATTTATTAACTTATAAATTAGATGTACGATCTGGAGGAGGTAGTCCTCCAGCCGCATCAACCGATTGTTCTACTGTATTAACTCAAAATGGAAATGAAATACCTGGTTCTTGTACATTGGTAGAAGCACCTGAAGCAAATCATATTTACACAATATCGAACACTGTATTAAAAAATCTTTCAGCGGGAGATATAATATCCTTATTATTTTGGTCAGGTGACATTCAAACAAAAATTGGAGACCCAGCACTTGTTACCGGACTTCTTCCAAATAATTCAACGCCATTAGAAGCCACTGCGTCTGTTGTATTTACGAGAATAGCAGATTAATTTCTATATTCTAACTTCTGTGACACATTCGATGACAATCTTCGCATACTGCTTTCAGATTCGCTAAATGATTTTTGTGAAATACACTACCATCATCTTTATGAATAAATCCCTTGGAATCTGCCATTTGTTGTGGAACCAAATGATGAACTTCTGTGCTCATTGAGTTTCCACATATTTCGCACATACTTCTAACTTTTTGACTATTATATTTCGACGTTTTCAAAGAGAGAAGAGATCCAGAAGAAGGATTATATTTTGTCCTCAATTGATCTGCCATCTCAATAAATTCCGTAGGAAGATGTAAGGATCGGCATACTTCCAGTCCATACATATTACTGCCTGCACCATCTCTTATTTTGCGATCATAAATCAACCGTTGGTTCTCTCTATCGTAGATAACTGCTAAATGTTTTAAAGATAATGCCTTTGCTTCTCGTATCTCTTCATAATCTACTATTTCATGTAAATGTGTTGCAAAAATGAATGAACTCTTCTTATTTAACAAACTTTGAACGCCAGCAACGAAGATACTCTTAGCTGATATACTTTCTGTTCCAGAACAGAGTTCATCACCTAGAACCAGACTGTTCTTGTTTGTTAATCGTAATATCGTTCTCAATTCTGACATTTCTACAGCAAAAGTAGAGAGACCCTTGAATATATTATCATTACCTAAAATGCGAGTGAATATATATTGATACGGTTTGAATAAGAGAGAAGAACAAGGAACATATAGTCCAGCTTGCGCCATAATAACAATGATTCCAACAGCACGAATCAAACTCGTCTTACCAACCGCATTCGTTCCATATAATAGCATGCCGTCTTCTGTTGTTCCAAGATTGATATCATTCGTTACATATATTTCATTCTGCTGTAAATGTTCGATCAATGGGTGTCTCATTCCTTTTGCTGAAAAGAATGATTTATCTGTGGCAACATCAATTTGTGGACAGCAATAATGATACTTGTCCGCAATAAACGCCTTTGTATGAATGACATCCAAATATGTAACGAATAAAATAATTTGCTCCAATTTATCGGAGTAATTCTGAGAAAAGGCGTCGATCACAGAAGTCAAATAGATAGAATATATCATATCTTTTAATTGTGTCTTTGCTCTCGCAATATTTTTACATAATTCCTGAATTTGTGGAAGAAGAATACAATCATTATTACCAGATTGATTGACAAATGATATATCACAATCACATACCATTTGAAACGACCGTCGTTCGCCACTATAAGAAGATATATAAGATAATGTTGTTACTACTTTACTAAGTTCCTTTTTAAGAATAGCGCATCGTCTTTTAGTTGCAATAAGATTAATGACAGTCTTTTCTGTTTCATGTAATTTGACATAATCGGACTGTTTTTCTTTGTTTTCAAACTTGGCGATGATTTGATTCATACGTAGTCGAATTGATTCTAACTGGTCATTATATTCTGAGAGACTCTCACAGACTTTATCTAATGTTGGATCGACTCCTCGTTGGATAAAGTTAATATCGAAGTGATTATATGTGTCGATTGTATCACATAAAGATATATTCATTCGTGTTTCTATAAATTGCGTCAATTCATCACATAGTTGTTTTATTTCAAATGTAGAACCTATTTTTTCTGTGATATAGTCTTTTGTTCTCTCTACAATATGTAATTGACCAATCGTTTTCAGGTTAGAATGAAGATAGAAAAATGTTTGAGGTGTAATCTTCTTAATAACCATTTGACGCCGAATTTTGGATAGATCTTTGATAGATGATAATTGTTTTCTTAATGCATTGTTATTGCCAATGTCAGAAGATAATACAAACCCTATCATATCATATTCTTTTTGTAATACAGAACAATTAGTTGTTGGATTGAGTAATAAATGAGAGAAATGTCGCCGACCCATTGAAGTTACACATAGATTCAACAATTTTTCGACAGAAGAGTATTTGCCGACATAGTTATCCTGAATCATATTTAATTGCTTCAGAGAATGATTCGCCAAAATAAGACGTTCTGTACAGTTTTCAAATATAGGTTCTGCGATCTTGTTGACCAAAGAAGGATTATGTTGATAAATGAAATCCAATAGAAAGCAGAAACTCTGTATGGCATAGATGTGTTCATTTAAAAAAATAGAAGAGTCTTGATAGAATCGATTGAATAGTTCAGTTTGATACTTCTGTTTTTCGCAATTAATCGCCTGTTTTGAATGAGTAGAGTCTCGGTTATGTGTAAGATTGATTTTATGAATAGTAAGTGCCTGAATGCCAGAGTATTGAACAATATCATCGATTTCATTGTCAGTAATACCTTCCGCAATAACAATGACTTCACTTGGGCGATAAATCGAAACAAACCGCTCTAATTCATCAAATGTGGTCGGTGTTTTTATATATGTTTCTCTAAATTCGAATATATATGTTTTCCCAGTTAAAATATCGATATTAGATATACCTACATGAACAACTGATGTTGCACTAGCATCGGCGCCCATCATTTTTCGAAATGTTGTAGATGAAGCACTTATATCTACAACATTTATCCAAATACATATCGTATTATTTGTAATGTGAACACTATCATGTGAAAAATAGGTTCCAGGACTATATATACAATTCAAGCTGCGAACTGTTTTCATATGTTCGTCTTGCGTATATACAACAATTGTATACCCGGCATCTTGTAACTTCTTCAGGTATTTGTCAATCATATAATGAGAGAAACCTGCCATCATTACTTGCTGTTTTCCAACAGTCGATTTTTTATCTGCAATATTCAAATCGCATATGCGAATGAAATCGCTAATAGATGAACCAGAAATGGTGTCATTCTCTTTCAGTCCGTAGACCTCAAAGAAGGCTCCAACTTGCATCAAAACGATGGTATTGTCGCCATATTGTTCTTTATACTGCTTTGTCAAATCTAAATATTCTTGCACGAGAGCCATTCTATTCTATTATTTACATGGCATCTTTAAATATTTTTTGTATATAATATTACAAATATGTGACTGAGTATCGTGTGAAAATACTTAATTGACATCAAACTTGGGTGATATGAGTACCATTTTACTGTCATCGTATCCCAATGATTTATTCATTATTTTATTCTTATAATAAAGAAATTGATCTTTCGAAATTAATGGTAAGGTGTAATATATAAACTTCAGTAAAATTAATATAATTACAGCATAATATGGAAGATCATATTTCATAGAATGTGCCTTTAAAATGACGGTTTTATATTTTTCATTATAAATCGTAATTTCTAATCTAAAAAGAGGATCCATACTGTCATACTTCGTTTTATAACCATAAACAATACTATTTGAATGTTGTGCAACCCACATAATTTTTTTAAATTTGCTCTTTTTTAAATGAAGAAAATGTTGTAATTTATTGTTCACTGTATGAACATTATCAGTAAAAATACAGATATCAATATCACTTTGTTGAGCAAAATAATCTTGGCGTTGAACACTACCGTAAAAGTATATTTTTTCTTCAATATAATTGCTCATTTTATTGAAGAACTTCTTTATTTTTGGCGATAACTCGTTTCTGGTATACTCCATATTATATATTAGATTTTAACTATACTTAAAAGTATTTAATTAATCAACTATAATGGATTGTATCAAAGAAGAAATCAAAGAAGAAATTAATGTCATAGAATTACAATTTATTCGCGATAATATCGAAATTATGATGAAAATCAACCAAGTAGAAGTCTTGCGTATTTTACATAAAGAACCTAATATTATTTTAAACGAGAATAATTATGGTGTGCATATTAATTTATCAGATTTACCACAATCACTTATTGTTGAATTAAAGAATTATATTCAATATGTTCAAACACAAGAGAATAATTTACAGTATATGGAGACACAGAAGAATAATATGAGATCACTCTTTAAGGAGAAAGAAGTTAAAGAATACCTTTAAATAATATATACACATGAATCTTGCATCACTTCAATCATTATTTTTTACGAAAAAAATAATGGATTCGTATACAGCGGCAAAGCCGTCGACACTACAAACGAAAATAATGCTGCCGAAATCTATTCAGATTTATGACAGCGATACAGATGATGACGACAAATTTGAAAAACCAATTTGTCAGAGACCCGATGTTGTTTTCTTTGAAAAACCAATTTGTCAGAGACCTGATGTTGTTTTCTTTGAAAAACCAATTTGTCAGAGACCTGATGTTGTTTTCTTTGAAAAAGTTGAGAAAATACCACAATTACAATGTCCTTTGGTTCAACCTGTTTTAAAGGTTGAAAGATTAATTGTTCCACAGAAGAAGATTAATAAACGAGATCGCCCAACAGTTCCTAGAAAGAAGGATCATCTATTTTGGTGTTTTTATATTATTGTCAATGGTTTCTCTGAATATGAATATCCAGGAAACAATTCTTTTGAAAATGAAAAGAGAGAAAAGTTTCGATTGATTGAGTTTCTCAGAAAAGAAAATAACAAGGCTATTTTAAAGAAGTATAAAATTATCAAAGTGAAAGAAGATATCGAAAATGATTTAGCTAATAAAGAGAGAATTGGAATGAAGACATTTATTGCATTATGTTATACTCATCAATTAAATATTCTCTTCATTCATCGCCGCAAGTGTTTCCAAATTCATGGAGGACATCCAGAAGAAATATATCATGTTGTTCATCAATATGATCCACCCCATCAAAATTCGCATGGATTATATAAATATGCATATGACTCCGATGCAACAATAGAAGAGAAAACAAAATATCGAGATCCTACTATTTTCTATTTATGGGAAACAATCGATAAACCACTTAAAGCAGTTTCATCATACAAGGTTGCAGATTTAACGCAGATATGTCGAATAAATCATGTTGATTCCAAGGGTAAAACCAAACCGGAAATGTATGAAATGCTCATGGATCGTATGTAAATTAATTATAGTTCTGTATAAAGACAACTACATTATATAGGTAATCCATGTCAAATAAAATCGTCCCAACACAACCTATTCAATGGAAAGATACCATCGAATTTGTTCCTCCTATTACAGAAGGAGAAGTAATCAAAGTATATGATGGTGATACTATTACAATCGCAAATGTAATGCCTTTTAAAAATAGTCCATTGTATCGATTTCCTGTGAGATTATTGGGCATTGATTGTGCCGAAATAAAAAGCAAGAATCCTAATGAAAAAGATCATGCAAAACAATCAAGAGATCGATTGTCTGAATTAATTCTACATAAAACAGTTACGCTTCAAAATGTTTCCACTGAAAAATATGGGCGGATTTTGGCGAACGTATTTTTAGACGAATTGTGTGTAAATAAATGGATGTTGGAAGAAGGGTTGGCCGTAGAATATGATGGTGGAACCAAACATTCACCCACATCATGGACTGAAAATTTATAGGTCCAACCTTTCAATTTTTGATAAACTCCTCTTTCTTTTTGACTCAACTTTTAAAGTTGTATTTATAATTATAATACACAGAACGTATTATAATTATTCTAATAAAATTGAATATAATATTAAATAATATAAAGTATATATAACAAAGGATGAAAACACAAAAGAGAGATACTCAATCAAAATTTGAACCCAGTCAAAGAGGACCGAGGGGATCTCCTACAGAAGAAAAATCAATGGATGCACAATTGGTTGATTGTGTCCAAACTTATTTGTCAGATATTAAAGAAATAAGAGATCATCCAGAACTTGAGGTTCGCATTGGAGGATATCCATTCATTACAAAAATGAACTTTGATAATGTCGTAAAAAAATTGTTGTCGTTGGGATTTAAAACGACAAATATAAAAGGCGTAGACTTGTTGCGAATTAATGTCACTGATCAATTTGACTCTTATTATCGAGCAGAAATCAATGATTTCAAAGCAATACAAGATTATTGTATTCACGAAAGTATTCAACGTATTACGACAGAATATAATGGCGTTGTTCGATTTGAACAAAAAAGACAGAAAGCAATGGTCATGAATTACGACTATAACTTGAAATATGCATATTCTGTTGAAAAAGTATTTTCGCCAACATCAACCGTTGGTATCATTGAAAATTGGAATAAAAGTGGCAAAATGTTTCGTTATATGAATCGTGTCACTTTTAAACACGCAGATTTACCTATCATTGTTGATATGAGTATAGTCAAACAATCTGGTGGCGGCAATGGACCAAAAGGAAAACAATTTTATTCTTTGAAAACGGCAGATTTGTTTAATCAGAGAGAAAGATATGAAATTGAATTGGAAGTAGATAATGATTTGGCAAAAGATAATACAGCGAAAAGTCTCATTGATAATATTAAAAAAGTTGTGAAATATGTTCTCATGGGACTACAAGAAACGAGTTATCCAATATCGTATACTGAACAGAAGATGGTATTGAATGAATATATGAAACTCACGAGACAACCTACTGATTATAAACGGCGAATTAATTCTCGCAATTTCATTGGACCTTCTTCAAATACTTTACAGATGATCAATATTATGGTCTCAAGTAATCGAAATATACCAAACATTCGATATGATTATGTCGCAACAGAAAAGGCAGATGGTGATAGAGCGCTGCTATTTATCATGGGAAATAAAGATGAAAATGATGAAAGACAAGACAAAGAAGAAGGTATTGATAGTGGCGAGGGAAGGAGGAAACCGAAAAGACCAACAAGTAATATACATAATGGTAAAGTATATCTCATCAATTCAAATATGAATATTATATTTACGGGAGTATATGTCGAAGATGCGACTGTTCATTTGAGTCTCTTAGACGGAGAGAATATATTAAAAGACAAATCAAATCAAAGCATTCATTTATATACACCATTTGATATTTACTTCTATAAAGGCAAAGATACACGTGAAATGCCACTCTTTGAAAAAGATCCACAAAAATACTCGAGAGATGATTTATTGACGGAATGTGTCAATCTTATGAATGAACAATTGAAATCCGTCATAAGAACAAAAATGTCGTTACCGATTACAATTAAAAGAAAGCAATTTTACGATGTTAATCCAACAATCGACCCGGAAACAGTGCCGAATAATATGAAAATCTTTACTGCTTGTTATCACATTTTAAATGAAATTGGTGACTCCTTCGTATATAACACTGATGGTATCATATTTACACCCAAGTATTTAGGTGTTGGGTTTAGTCCTACGGACAAGTCAAAGAAGAAGACATGGGATTATTCATTCAAATGGAAACCTCCCAAATATAACACAATTGATTTTCTGGTAAGGACAATCAAAAATGCACAGAACACAGAAGATGCTATTCAAAATTATTTGGGAGATGGATTAAATACTACAAGTATGACACAAATAAAAGAATACAAGACTCTGCGGTTATGTGTTGGTTATGACCCGTTTAATCATCTACACGGATACATCGATCCATGTAATATGGTATATTCTGGAGAATTTAAAGACATGAAGTTGATCAACCCACAACAATCTGGCAATCGTTCGAATTACAAACCTGTTCAATTTCAGCCTACGGATCCACCCGACTTTAATGCTGGAATATGTAATATCGAATTGAATGCTGCTGGACTCATGATGACAGAAGAAGGCGACTCCTTTCAAGATGATATGATTGTTGAATTTGCATATGTCACAAATAATGAACCAAAATGGAAATGGGTTCCCTTAAGAGTTCGATATGATAAGACGGCAAGACATAATCAAGGAGAGAATGAATTCGGTAATGCATTTCATGTTGCGAATAATAATTGGAAATCAATTCATAACCCTATTACGGATTATATGATCACAACAGGATATAGTATTCCAACATCTTCTTTAGAAGATCAAGATAAATATTATAATAGAGAGACAACTGCGACATCAACTGCATATTTGCGAGATTTTCATAATAAATATGTCAAGAAGTTGTTAATAGAAAGTGTTTCGAAGAGAGACGATACGTTGATAGATTATGCCTGTGGTAAAGCAGGAGATTTATCCAAATGGATCGATGCAAACCTGAGTTTTGTCTTCGGTATAGATAAGAGCAATGATAATATAGTGAATCGATTAGATGGCGCATGCGCTCGTTACTTAAATAATCAATTTTCAAATAACACAAATCGACGTATTCCTGATGCACTATTTATTCAAGGTGATTCTACGAAGAATATTCGTGATGGTCAGGCATTGAGCACAGAAACAGGTAAAATCATTATGCAAACTGTTTTCGGTGAGTGTTCCAGAGAAGAATCTGAAACAGTTGGTCAATATGTAGTAGAACAATATGATAAAGGCAAAGATGGATTCAATGTATCTTCGTGTCAATTTGCTATACATTACTTCTTTGAAAACATAACGACCTTGACGAACTTCTTGATCAATGTTGCTCAATGCACTAAAAAAGGTGGATATTTTATCGGGACTTGTTATGATGGAAAATCAATATTTAATATGCTGAGAAATGTTCAAAATGGTTCATTTGTCAAAGAAACGATTCGTGGAAAGAAAATATGGGAAATTATGAAGAAATACAAAGAGGCAGAATTTAGAAATGATTCATCTTCTTTGGGTTATGAGATTAGTGTATTTCAAGAATCGATTGGCAACTATTTCTCTGAATATTTAGTAAATTTTGATTATTTAAATAAACTCATGGAATTATATGGATTTAAATTGATTACTGGCCAAGAAGCGAATAAACTCGGCTTACCTGAAGGTTCTGGTCTATTTGAGATATTATATAGACAAATGGAAATGAAATTGAGAAAAGACCCGAATTTGATGGTTGGTGATGCATTATATATGACACCAGAAGAAAAGAAGGTATCTTTCTTGAATCGTTATTTCGTATTTCAAAAGATACGAGATGTTGATTTAAAACAGGTAGTCATTGAAGATAATGGTGGATTAATAAAGAAATCGATGAAGGTTAAAACTGCTGTCAAAACGGCAAAGGAGTTTCTATCTAAAGCAACTGGACAAGAATTTAATATCGAGAGTGAAAGTGGAATCAAGACTCAACTACAAGGACAACTCACATTGAAGGATTATGAAGAAGGAGAAGTTGTAGTACCGAAGAAGTCTAAGGCGAGAATACAAGATTCTGATGAAGAAGAAGGAGAGATAGAAGAAAGCGAAGAATCCTATCCCGCAGAAAAATATAAATCACGGACACCATCACCTTTACCTTTACCTTTACCTTTACGAAAAAATGAAGTAGCAACTATGAAACCTGCTTCTTCTGTCGCTAGATTTGTTGATTCCGATGAAGAAGAAGAAGAAGAAGAACAAGCTCCAAGACTTCCTTCTCCAAGACTTCCTTCTCCAAGACTTCCTTCTCCAAAGCCTCCTTCTCTAAAGAAAGTGTCAGAGAAAGAAGAAGAAGAAGAAGAAGAATTAATTGCACCACCAAAGAAGAAAAGGGCAAAAACTATAAAGTTGGGTGAAAATGGATCTCCAAAGAAACCTAAAAACAAAACAATAAAGGCGCCAAAAGAACCGAATCTAGCAAAGGAAGCAAAAGATGCTGAGAAACTCGCAGCTAAAGAAGCAAAAGATGCTGAGAAACTCGCGGTCAAAGCAGCCAAAGATGCAAGAGATGCTGAGAAACTCGCGATCAAACAAGCCAAAGATGCAAGAGATGCTGAGAAGCTCGCAGCCAAAGCAGCCAAAGAAGTAAGAGATGCTGAGAAGCTCGCTGCCAAAGCAGCAAAGGAAGCAAAACCAAAGAAAATAAAAGAAAAACCACAATTAATAGAAGATTAAATTAAGTATAAGTATTTAATGATTTAATATTAGCGGCGTGTAGTATTCGTAAACATAACTTAAATAATAATATATAATAACAGACAATGAGTTATTATATATTGCCAAAGAAACACATTTTTTTTTCATTAACACCATATGAAGCAATAGCAGATGATATTAGCGACGCACCATTTATTTCACATAGTGTTTATTATTATATGAATGAAATAGATAATGAATTATCACATTGTAATATAACAAATTCAACAATCGAATTGTTACAAAAGCAATTCAATCCATATGAATATTTACGAAACAAGGATTTCATTCATTCAAATAAATATTCATTTACATATTTTATTTTTATAGAATTATTGAAAATCTCTAATATTATGTTCGATACATACGCGATAGATAAGTATAAAGGTATAAATATCTTCTGTGACAGCGAAATAAATGATATTATGTCATCAATTATATATATAAATAAATACAATAAACTACATTTTAGCCAAACCATAACAGAAAATATAGATATCATGACTTTTTTACAAACAAACATTGTCGAAATAAAATCATATACAATAGATCTATTAACTATTCTCTCAAATATATTATTATTTCAATCAAATCATGGAAGCACTATTATAAAGATCGGAGAAATCATGTATAAACCAATAATAGATATTCTGTATATATTATCATTATTATATAATAAAGTATATATTATTAAACCTTATTCATCTAGTGGATTTAGCAATGAAAGATATATTATTTGTAAAAAATTCACAGCAACTCTAACAGAAAGAAAAACATTACATCTATATTTTAGTGATGTTCTGACAAAATGGACCAATTGCGAAAAAGTCGAGTATCGTAAAAATAGTTCTCTCTTTTCAAATGAAATCCCGTATCACTTTATAAATAAAATAGAAGAATCCAATCTAGGAATTGCTCATCAATTGTTGGAATATAATGATATCTTAATAAATGCAATTTATAACAATTTATGTAAAGAAAAATTAGAAAGCATCAAAAAGAATAGTATAAATAAATGTATTATATGGTGCGATAAATATAAAATTCCTTATAATAAAACGAGCGACAAGAATATATTTTTACAAAAAATAGAACCAATCGTAGCAGAAATGGAATTGGTCGATCTGTCATTTAATTGAAAGAACCAGACATTCCTGTTTCCGAAACAGTTGTCCCATTTACGTTGTTACCTATATTCCCCAATTGGGACAATGCTTTTACTCGTTGATATTCGATTGTATTTACAATTGCACAATTACGTTGGTTTCCAAAAGAACGCATATATGTTGAATTTGAGTTCTGACAAGTTGTATACTTATTTTTATAAATAAAAGGATTGCCACTCGATTTAGATAATACAGACGCTCCACTTAATCTACGTATTGATGCGATATTTGTGCTAATCGTATCCGTCGTTAATTTTAATAATCTGGTACTACTACTTACACCACCTTCTACTGCGAATTGAGGATTACTCGGTTTATATATCACTGTTTTACATCCACGTGGATTAGAAGGTCCATTTATTGGAACTCCAACATAAGGATTCTCTATGAAATTATAATATATCATTAATGCTCTCTCTTTATCACCTTCAATTGAAGAGAGAAATATGTTCATTTTATATAATGAATCGGTCACTTGTGCATTATATGTAGCAATATCATTTTCTGTGAATATTCCTGGTTGAGATTTTAATAATAGATATATTCTGTTTACTATATTTAATTGCGAATATGTCAGCTCATCCACATTTGGATAACAGTTTGCAATATATGTATTCGACATCGCTTGTGGACTTCCTGGTTTCGCGTTTCCGATAGAACCACCAAGTGGTCCTTGAAAATTAAAGGCCTTTTGTTGATATGTTTGACATCTATTCTGTAAATATTGATAATGTGTATTATAATAGTTTTGAGGCAAATTTGTATTGGCATAAATAACCATTTTTTTGGCTTTGGCTTCTTGATTACAGCAAAACTTTTTGTTAGTGACACAAGGTTCAGGATTATTTGTCAGATATCTTTCTGGAGAGAAACTGGCAACCAAGCCTATACCATAACATTTTTGACAATCTTCATTTAACTGGAGAGTCCCATTTTTCTCTGATTTTGGATTATGTTTTACACTAAATCTTCCTGGTTGATCTATTGTTTGACCAATTAATGTATCCATTTTAGATGAATGTGAAACTCGACTAACTTCTATATATTCATTCGGTTTATCTGGATTTATAACTGTGATATATGGTTGTGTTGATGTTCCCTTTCTATATTGCCATTTTAATGGTCTTGGAAGACCGTATTTTTGTGGAGCATTATTTGTTGGATCTTTATTTGTTAATGGACGTATATTACCACTCGTTATTGCAACTGGATAACTATATGCACCAGTTCCTTTTGTAGTTGCTCCGCTTAATGTAAATGGTTGTGCTGTTGTATTATTATATGACTCCATTCCTTGACCAAATACGTTTGTAGACATATTATATATATATATAATAAAGTATATATATAATATGTTAATCAAATTACTTATTTTATTTTTTATTTTTTTATTTGCATATCAAATTACTATATATTACTTTTATGGTAAAGAAGGACTTACTAGTACAAGTACAGAATATAAAGAATATGATATTAACTCCGATAATGCTCTTATATTGTCACAGCAAAATGCAGGGAATATTATTAATTTAAGAGAGAGAGTCGATTCATGTAATGCTCTCTCTGATGTAGTTCAAGATTTATCAGGCGAATTACATCTTCTACAATCACAAGTCAATGATATGGTAACTGAACTAACTAATGGTGATAACATCCCCGATATCAATGCTTAAGAAATAAGTAATACGAACTGTATCTGATGAACTAAATATATATTAACTATTAATATATGTCAAATTTCCCAAAATTATCATTAGGAGATAATTATCCATATTGGAAATATATTAATTCGCCTTCTAAAATGGGTATGGATGGAAATCGTAATAGTCTTACAGCAGACGTAAAAGGTTTAATGGCTTATTCTGATTTGCTTATTTCAGGTCAAAGTCGTGCATCAGCAACAGGACATCCTTTAGGTAATCAATATTTTTTAAATACAGGTGGACAATGCTGTATTTCAAAAGATTCGTCTGGCAATTGTATTGAACAAGTTGACCGATATATGTATATTAATAGTATACCAGATGGAAGTATTCCATTTATACAAAATGATATGTCTAGTGATTCAAATGCTCCAAAAGGTTTATTGATAGGCATTTTGGAAGATTTAGAGGTTCTTGATCCATTTGCGCTATTTGACGCTTTTACTAGTAGCTCAAACCCTACTTGTATGCAAATAACATTACAAGTAACTGATACTAGTAATAATGTTTCACAAGATACACAATATGTAGCAGAAAGTGATGTAAACAAAATCAGTCCTTGTAAATTTACAGATTCTAAGTATAATAAAACAAATCCATTTAATAACAAGAAATGTGGTGAAGCATTCTCAAATATCAATAATGCGTATTTTGATGAAGACAGTCAATCATTAGATCGATACTATCCAACTGATCCAATAATACTGTTGTATTTTATCCTAATATTTATTCTTGGATTATATATCTTTTACAAAATATCTTATAAATAATATAATTTACTTCTATTTATGTCCATTATTTCGAGTGCGTCGTTTCTTATTTGAATATCGATATCTATATGTTCTACGACGTTTATACTTTCTTCCTCCTTGTACGGATTTTTTTAAATCATTATTTAATGCTGCTGTCTCTGCATCTTCATCTTCATCTTCTCTGATAAAAGATTGTTCCGATTCAGGAAATGAATTTTCAAAGTTGGGAGGGGCTGGTGCTGCTAAATCTTCTGCTGCTAAATTTGTTGCTTCTGGCATTGCTGCTGGCATTGCTGCTTCTGGCATTGCTGCTTCTGGTATTGCTGCTTCCGGCATTGCTGCTTCTGGTATTGCTGCTTCTGGCATTGCTGCTTCTGGCATTGATACTGGTTCTTCTTCCGTCGTTGATTGCGTTGGAATGATCTCATTTACTTGCGATGACGATGCTTTTTCAGGTTCTCCAAATATTCCAAGCATACCCTTATTTTCTTCAGTTTTTTCATTAGAAACATTTTTATATAATTCATTCGATGTAGTAAGTTCATTTACTTTGTTGGTCAAATCTTGATTAGTAACTATTTCTTCTTCTTTTTCTTCATTTCCTAATGTAGGCACAATAGGCGCAACCACAGGAGTAGTTGTATTCGATGAACCAAATAAATTAAAGAAACCAAAACCATTCTTTTGTGGTGGTGCACTTATCACGCTACATTTGTCTACCTCATTTTTTGCGGATTCTGCTCTTTCAACATCGATTTTTACTGAATCAAAAATATTAATGAATTTAACATATAGTTCTTTTGTTTTATTTAACTGTTCTTCGAATTCCTTCCCTGCATTGTAAACTTCCTCATATTTTTTGTTTTTGTTAGATGTGCTACTAAGCAGATCACCAACCCAACTTCCACCATTCATATTTATATTATTTCCTGCTAGATTCTGAGACACCTTAGGCATATATTATAATAAGAAATTATAATATATTATCATTTTTTCATCATTTTGTATAACCAAAATGCAGCTATTGCACCAGCAGTTTCAAATACTATATAAGGAACTATTTGCTCTGTACTAATTTTCTTACATGCCATTAATGCTAAAGCAACTGCAGGATTGTATGCCGCACCTGATATAGGACCACCAAAATAAGCAATAATTGCTAAAGTTGCTCCAACAGCTAACCAATTTTCAGTCGCTAAAATTACAAAAGTCAACAGTAAAGTTCCACAGAATTCAATAATATATGTTTTCAAATTAGTATTCATATATATAATTTATATATAGATTAATATCCTTGCCCAACAATTGCCCCTGAATTACATATACCTCCTCCTGCTGTACATGACTTATTATATATAGAACCTTTCTTTGCCGGTGCGACACAACCAGCGGATCTTGTTCTTTGAAGACGAGTGCGAACAAAGCTTTTATCATAACTCTTAAAACTTAACAATGCATCATTAGGTAAGCCTTGCTTATATGAACTCTTACCAACTGATCCTCTTTTCAATATTGATGTTCGCATTGAAGAACATATTGGTGTAATATAATTCATATGTCCAGTTTCAGCAGGTATCTGTCTTTGTGTTGACGCTGAGAAAAAACGATAAGGTTTTGTTCTCGCTACTTCTTTTTCTCTCGCCAATGCCTGCTGTTTCCATGATGTATCACATTGAGCATATTGAAGTCTAGATTGCGCATAATCGCCTCCTCCATCTGATGGATAAAACTTTGGCGGATTAGGATGTTTTCCGGGTAAAGAACCATAACTATGATATTGTATGTTACCAGGCGTTTGCGATGTGCTTAATGGTCCAAACGTTTGCGCTTGAACATAATTATTTCCTTGCATTGAAGATGGACTTAGTGTGTAATAAGATGCGTAGTTATTCGACATTATAATATAATCATAGAATAAGTATTACTAAATATTATCTTTTACACTCAAATGAGATTAATACCTTCGAATTGCTTTCCATGCTACTTGCGTAGAATGATTTTCATCTCCTCCATTACTGAGATTATTATATGTCTTTACTATTGCTTTTTGTTTTAAATAAGTTAAATAATCAGAACTGTCGTAAACGTATTTGCCATTACAAGCTGCCGCAGGCACAGCTGTTTTATCGCATGCGCTCTGTATTCCTCCAAACCCGCCTGATAATCCATGTAATCCAGGACGAGATTGAGGTGTCTGACAAGGTCCTCCGCAACTGTAATTTTTTCGACAAAGAACATCTCCCGAGTTGGTTACTGCTCTAAAAGGCGTAATTACACGATGAAGTTTAGATGCCGCCAATTGTGTTTTATATACATTATTCCATGCTTCAACAACCTGAAAACGTTGTTGTTCTACATCGATAAAAGTATGATCATCTGTTTGATTCCATTGAGGAGAAAACCCTTTCATGCCTCGTCCAAGACGAGAATAACCAGGCATACTCATTGAAATTCGAGGTGGCATTCCAGTTGATCCATGTAAACTTACGCTTAATCCAGCCATATATAGTATAATATTATATAAAAGATTGGGATATTGAGTTCAATAAACTCATTTCATCCTAAATAATAATATTCATAATATTTATTATTAATATTATGAATATCGCAAAGTTACTCGGTTCTCTTACAGTCATTTTTCTCTCTTTATTGGCATTAGACTCAATCTATTTCTTCTTTGTTCAAGCAAATATGAAAAATATGATTAGTTCTATTCAGCAGACTCCAATGAAGATTAATTTGAGTTATTTTGTTCTTTGTTATCTATTTTTAACTTTTGCGATTTACTATTTCATTATTAAAGAGAGAAAACCTACAATCGATGCCTTCTTACTTGGATTAACTGTCTATGCAATTTACGAGTTGACAAATGCTTCTATTTTTACAAAATGGAAAAATTGGGTTATTTTAGTAGATTCTATTTGGGGAGGTGTTTTGTTCTCTCTTGTAACGATTATATATCGTTATTTTTACAGAAATTAAATATCATAGAATAATTGGACTTCTTCAATCAAATTATCCGTACGATTTTCTATCCAATAATTTATTTGTTTAGACAACCAGTCTAACTGGTTGATCCATTTCTCTCCCCAACAAGAAGTAAAATTAGTTCCTTCATCACTATAGTTGTGAGGATTAAAACGAATGAATACGATTGGTCGATATCCAAACTCTTGTGATATCTCAATAATATGTTTATTATCATAAACACGATTACAATTTATATTATGATATTTTTCATCTATTTCAATAACTAATATTTGGGGACCTAAATCTAATATTAGAATGATTTGACTTTTTGGAGAATCTGTCATCTTATAAGATATCCATGACAAATCTGGAAAACTTGTTTTTATATGTTTTACAACAGAATGGTATTTTTTTGTTTTACTTGTCATAATTACATTTACCATCCCGTCCAATTTGTGTTCAAAACAGTATAATGTTGTTTTCTCTCCTTCGAAACCAAACAAAGAACGCTTTTTACAATCTGGATAATGGCACATGTTGGAATAATAATATAATCATTATATTATTATTATTAATTCAGTTTATAAATGAAATGTAAAAAAATATTAGAAGAATATTATTATTATACCCCATTTATTGAATATCATAGAACAATTGGACTACTTCAACTGTTTTATCCGTGTGATTTGCCATCCAATAATGTATTTGTTCAGACAACGTATCCAATCGATTGATCCATTCATCCTTCTTTGTCTTCTTTACTACACAAATACCCTGCTTATTCTGTCCCCAACAAGAAGTAATATTTTTTCCTTCATTACTATAGTCGTCTGGATTGAAACGAATAAATACGATTGGTCGATGTCCCAAATCTTGCGATATTTCCATAATGCGCTTATTTTCACAACTACAATCATAATCAGTGTGCTGATTTTCGTCAATCTCGATAACTAATATTTGTTCACCTAAATCCAATAATAGATCAGGTCGTCTCTTTGAACAGCCTCCTACTATTGTCTTATCTGCTGTCCATGACAAATCTGGAAATTCTGTTTTTACATGTTCTACAACCGAAAACTCTTTTGTTTTATAATTGCGAGTTACCGGTTTATCTGGAAACATATTGATATAACAGAAAAGACAATAACCATCGTATTTTTCTGTAACAAGAGTATAACACCAATTATTTTGACACGATTTATCTTTTATATTTATCATTCCCTCCAATTTATGTTTTGAACAATATAATGCTTTAAGTCCTTCAAAATTAAAACCAGGTCCAGTTTTACAATTTTCATGTTGACACCTTTTATTTTTTATATCTATCATTCCATTCAATTTATGGATTGAACAATATAATCCCTGTATTTCTCCTTCAATATTGAAATGAGGTTGTGTTTTACAATTTTCATGTTGACACCTTTTACTTTTTATATCTACCATCCCATCCAATTTATGTTCTGAACAATATAATCCTAATTGTGACCCTTCAATATTGAAATTAGGTATCGTTTTACAATTTGGATGAAAACACATTTGATGTTTCACGTCTATCATTCCATTCAATTTATGTTCTGAACAATACAATGCTTTAAGTCCTTCGATATTGAAAGTAGGTTGTGTTTTACAATTTGGATAATGACACGTTTTACTTTTTACATTTATCATTCCATCTAATTTATGTATTGAACAATATAATGTCGTTTGTTGTCCTTCAAAATTGAAAACAGGACTCGTTTTACAATTTGGATGAATACAACTTTTACTTTTTACATTTATCATTCCATCTAATTTATGTATTGAACAATATAATCCTAATTGTGATCCTTCTGTATTGAAATGAGGTATCGTTTTACAATTTTCATGTTGACACGTTTTACTTATCACATTTATCATTCCATCCAATTTATGTTCTGAACAATATAATGCTTTAAGTCCTTCAAAATTAAAATGAGGTATCGTTTTACAATTTTCATGTTGACACGTTTTACTTTTTACATTTATCATTCCATTCAATTTATGGATTGAACAATATAATCCTAATTGTGACCCTTCAATATTGAAAGTAGGTTGTGTTTTACAATTTGGATAATGACACGTTTTACTTTTTACATTTATCATTCCATCCAATTTATGTTCTGAACAATATAATCCTAATTGTGACCCTTCTGTATTGAAAGTAGGTATCGTTTTACAATTTTCATGAAAACACGTTTTACTTTTTACATTTATCATTCCATCCAATTTATGTTCTGAACAATATAATCCTAATTGTGACCCTTCGATATTGAAAGCAGGTTGTTTTTTACAATTTGGATGAAAACACTTTTTACTTTTTACATTTATCATTCCATCCAATTTATGTTCTGAACAATATAATGCTTTGAATCCTTCGATATTGAAATTAGGTATCGTTTTACAATTTGGATGAAAACACGTTTTATTTTTTACATCTACCATTCCATCCAATTTATGTTCTGAACAATATAATGCTTTAAGTCCATTTTTATTGAAAGTAGACCGCTTTTTGCAATCTGGATAACGACACATTCTTTGAATAATAATATAATGAATATATTATTATTTTTAATTCAATTTATAAATGAAAAATAAAAAATTATTAGAAGAATGTTATTATTATATTATCCTATTTTCACATTATTATTTAATTTTCTGTCAATATTCTGGGAGCAACATTCATTGAGATCAATTCTTGGAATAGAAGTTTGCAAGCATATGGTATTTCAACATACGAGAAGTCCGTTCTGTTATCGCAAGTCTTACAATGATGAATATGTACTTCGTCGTTATACGATGCAATCAAACCGCATTTCTTACAAACGTGAACTGAATATTTGTCTGATACGTCATACAACCTTTCTTTTGTAAACCGCGAGGCTCCATGAGCTACTGTTGTATCTCTCTCCATCTCACCAAATCTTAAACCACCATCTCTTGATCTACCTTCAGCAGGTTGTCTAGTCAAGTTCACCATTGGACCAATTGAACGACTGTGTTGCTTATCAAGAACCATATGTTTCAATCTTTGATAGAATACTGGACCAGTGAAGATACTACATTCGTGTTGTTCTCCTGTTAAGCCATTATACAGAAGTTCATTACCATTTGCTTCATATTTTGCCTTTAACAATTCATCGCGAATCGTATCCACATCTAGATGACCGAAACTTGTTCCATCTCCAAATAATCCTAATGATAGCAATACTTTCGCCAAGATGGTCTCCTTCAATTGAGCAATTGTCATTCTGGAAGGGATAGCATGAGGATTCAATATAATATCAGGACGAATTCCATCCTTGGTAAAGGGCATATCTTCTTCTGGAATAATATTACCAATTGTTCCTTTCTGTCCACTACGACTAGAGAATTTATCACCAAGCACAGGAGGTCTTACTGCTCGAACTCGCACTTTGGCAAAGTTATATCCATCTCCATTGCGATCAATATAATTCTTATCAATATACAATTCTTCATCTGTTCTGTAAATGCGACTCTTATCTTCGAATTTGATGACCTTGGTTGGATCATTTCTATTTTCTTTGATTGGAGTAATCTTTGAAATAATCACATCGCGATTTTCGACCAATGTATTTTCAGGAATAACACCTTTGCTGTTGACTTTGTTATAATTCGCAAACTTCATACCCTTTGTCTTTGTTGGGTCTGGTTTACAACGAATTTCTTCATCACCATTGACTTTCTGTTTGTCTTCATCTTTTTCAGTATGATAAATGGTTGCTTGAAACAGTCCTCGATCGATTGATCCTTTGTTGAACAGAAGAGAATCTTCTTGATTATATCCAGTATGTGTCATGATTGCAACCACAACATTATACCCAGAAGGAATATCGTTGATGTGAATCATATCCATAATACGAGTATCCACTAAAGGACGAGCTGGATAGGTAAGAACATAGGATGTCTTATCCATTCGGTTTTCATAGTTTGTAACATAAACACCGATTGCTTGTTTTGCTTGAGCACATTGATATGTATTTCTGGGAGACTGATTATGTTCAGGGAAAGGAATACAAGATGCGAGAATACCGAAGATTGTGCTAGGATGAATCTCACAATGAGTGAACCTATAAATTTCAGTGTTTATTGGGCGATGAACCCATTGTTTCTCCAAGTCGGCTGGTGTCATTGAAATCAAACAGTATGATTGTTCTTCTGGATCAATATACTCAATAATGGCTTCAGGAAGAACACAATTCGTCAACAGGTCATTCCATTTAACATCACACCTTCGAAGTTGAGGAATAACTGATTTTTTCATAATGAGATGATTATTGTTGACTCGTAGCAATGGGCGAGTCAATCGTCCTGCGTCATTACAAATGCGAATCTCAGCAGTCTTATAGTCGAATATGATAGAAACATATATATTCAGTGAACCTTCTTGTTTTTTGAGTTTCAACATATTATACAATGCAACTGGATCTTCAACGATACCGATCCAACATCCGTTAATCAATACTTTGACTTTTCCAAATGTTTGTAAAGGAGTACAAGTTGACAATTCAATGACGTTCTCCAATACGCATTGATATATTGGCTCCGAGTTGGAAGCAATTGTGATATGCGCCATATATGCAAGATTCTTGACAACACCAACAGATTGACCTTCTGGTGTCTCAGCAGGACATAGATAACCCCAAGAAGTATTATGTAACTTACGAGGAGGAATCAGTTTGCCACTTTTATCTGTCGGGGTAGAAATACGACGCATGTGACTCAAACTGCTGACATAAGTCAATCGATTTAGAACTTGTGCAACACCAACTTTGTTACTATTGATTTGTTTGATTCCAAAGTCGCCGGTGGACAATGCCTTTTTCAATCCATTCTCAATCGTTGTTGATTTGATGATCTTATAAATATTTGTCATATTGACAATGTTCATATATTGTTCAGTCGATTTCCAAGAACCATTATTGATTTCTTTGATAATCTGTTTCTCCATATCTTTCACAAGCTTATTGAAGTAATTGCGAAATAGGTTGTTCAACAGAGAACCAGTAAGATCAATGCGTTTATTCAAATATGAATCACGATCACTAGGTTTGATCCAATCAAATTTGGCTTGTAATATGCGATTTGTCATGTATCCCAAGAAGAATATTTTCTGTGACAGAGTAGCACAATGAGGGAATAAATCATTTGACAGAATATCATTTGCAAATTCCAATTTCTTGCGTTGTCCAGTTTCTCTATCCATATTAATGGGGGTATACATAACGTATCCAGTAATATATTTGATAGCATCTTCCTGTGTTAAGCAGGTATTTGCATCAATGATTGACGCAACAAGACCTTGTAATAGATCTTTATATTCAATGTTGTCAATATCCAATATAATATATTGACAAATTTCCATGTCAGGAATGATACCAAGCGCACGAAACAGAACGAATAGTGGGATAGGTTGTTTCACTCGAGGCAACTGAACAACAATGGGAAATCCAAGACCATTATTCTTTGACGAAACGAAGAGGTTCAGTTGTTTAGGAGAGATACATTTGAAGTCGGGGATTGACTTGATTTCCGCACTCCATGTATATTTAGTGTTATTTTTACTAACATTATAAATATATATTTTGTTTTCTGCTGCTCTTTCTTGTCCCAATACAGTTTTCTCTGATCCGTTAATGATGAAATATCCTCCAGTGTCATATTTACATTCACCAATGCTTTTAGGATCAACATGTTTGTATTGAGATAATACGCATATGTTTGATTTAAGCATGATTGGCATTTTTCCAATATGTATTTTTGGGAGAGTTTTGTAAAAGTTTTGAACATTCTCCAGATTTTCGCCGTTTCGAACAACGAAATGTATTTTAATATCAATCGTCATGACAGAAGCATACGTGAAATTGCGAAGCCTGACTTCTTGAGGGAACATCAGTTTAGTTGCTCCATTATTTTCATGAATCTGTGGACGATACAGATTGAAGTTTTCAAAAGTGACAAATAATTCCAATCTATGTTTGCCCGATGCAATATCAAGATCTTGTTCAGACTTGATATTAATTGGATTGAACATTTCGATTGTTTTCATCAATTGGTATTCAATGAAGTGATTGTATGATTCGATTTGATGTCGAACCAGTCTCTCCAAATGTTGCCCTTTGAAGTAACTTTCGATAATATCCCAAGGGGTTTCAATATATTCTGCTGCAAATATGTCGTCATTCTCTTCGACAGATTTAGCATTTGATGTATTTTCATTGATTGTTGTCATTGTTGATTTTATGGTTTGAGTAGATAACATAATTTAGTTATTAATTATTTCAATTTATTTTTAAATCGTTTCGTCTTTATCTTAATAAATGTTTTTTTTAGTAAACAATAAAGCGAATAGAATGCGAGTAAAGAATTCATTATAATACTAATTCTCTATTATAATGAGTTCCAATAAAAAGACGATACAGATTAATCCAGATTTATTTAAACTTCAAGGTTCATCCAAGTCACGAACGAGAAGTAATAGAGAGAGAAAGAAAATCGAGAAACCAATTACTCCAAATCTATTAAAAAGGCAATTAATAGAGAGAATCAAGGATCATAAGAAGAGGTTAGAACAGACAGAACCTCCACGAAGTAGTGTTAGTAAAAATGTCATAGTTCATGAAAAAACAGATGAATCAAAAGACGACGACGATGAATTTATAATGTCAATGAATTATCTTTCTTCTTTATCAGAGAAATCAGAGAAAGAATCAAATATTGAGTCAAAGGGTATACCAACAAGTATTCCAATTTTTCAAAAAATACAAACATCGACTGCACCAAATGTTCAAATGGTTGATATTGAGTTACATGATGATTTTAAAAATACACATATGCAATTGGAAAACGTTATACCAGCAACATCAATATCAATGTCAACAATGGAAGAAGATGATGATGTTTCACAATATCAACAACAACCGCAACAACAAGATATTATATTAAAATATGAAAGACCAACAGATGTTCCATATGGTTGTTTAAAGAATGGAAGTAAACCTACTTATCGTTCTTGGATGACACATAAGAATGATATATATAAACAACAACCAAATGATAATTCTTCTGTTTTGCTTGAAAGAGAGAAAAAGCTGAATGAGTTAAAAAGTCGTTTTAAAGAGAATGAAATAGAAGAACCAAAACAGATAGAAGATGATAGTCCGGTTTATATTAAAAAGACAATTCGAAGAAAATATACTCTTGGAAAGTCAAAAATATATAGAAAAGTTGGAGTATTGATTAAAAACATACAAACTAGAAAAAAAGTAATTGATTCACATAAAGAATTAAAGACTCATCATGTTAATGATATTAAAAAGTATTTGAGAAATAAAGGTCTTATTAAAATCGGCAATCATACTCCAACCGATTTATTAAGAAAAATATATGAATCTGCTATTTTAACTGGTGATGTCAATAATAGTAACAAAGAAACATTATTACATAATTTACTAAATGAATCGAGTGATCATTTTTAATTTTCTTGATTTAGTCCTCATCTGAGTCTTCGAATCTCGCCTTCTTTTGTGGTTCAGCATCAACACCAATATATGCATCTTCATCATCTTCGGCATCGGCATCTTCTTCCTCATCTTCATCCGAATTTTCATATTCTGGAGGAATTACAAGTTCTTCTTCTTCCATATCTATTTTGGGTTTTTTACTAATAATCTGTTCTACTTCTGTGGGATATTCTTCCTTTTTCTCCTTGTCACCTTTCTTCTTTCGCATTGGTGGTGGTGGAAGTTGTGAGATACCTTCTAAATAATTCTCTTCGGCAACATCTTCTGCTTGTGGCGACTCTTCGAGATCATAATAAGACTTTGCTTTTACAGTATTTTGTATAGGTGCGGTTATTTGTTTACGTTGTTGATATTTCATTGTTCGCTTATATTCATCGGAAGTCTCTAATTTTGCGATAATAGAGACGAATCGATCATTCAATTCAAATCGTTGTCCGATAACGATTGCTACAAAGATATCACCTTCCTTGATAGTATTAAAGTAATCGACATTATAGTGATGGTCTCTTGTAATAAATACAATTGCCGGAGAAGGTTTAATATTTGCTATATCTCCACGAATTCCAGCTTTTGTAATATTCACAGCAATACAAGTAATTTTCATTCCTTCCACTGGTAAACTTGTTTCGCATTCAAATAGAACTTCGAATATGATATTTCCGCCTCTAACTGTTCCACTGGAATAACTGATTATTTTGGAAGATCCTGGTTTGATGAATCCTTCAACCACACATTTTCCTTCATAATCATCTTGTATTTTTTGTCGTATTGTTTCATCAAGATTTTGTCCGATCGAAATGATAGAAATACTAATACTTCGAGTAATCATCGATGGAGCATATATTGCGGAATCGACAACTCCTTTCTTTTGTCTTCTGCTATTAAATTTGGATTTCATTTGTTGCGTTTGCATTGTTTTCATTATATTATTCATTATTATATTTATTTATATTCAATTTTATTTTATTATAGTAATCCAGTCTCTACATATTCATTCAATCGATATATATATAATATTTCTTAGTTATTTCTTACCTGTTTTTTTGAGAGGTTTTGTTTCTGGTTGAAATACGAAATTCATCGTATAATCAACTGGTTTCATATTTACAAATTGTATAAAGTTCTGTAATTCATAATTTAAAAACCATATTTTGTTTTCTTTATTTACTTTTTCATAATACCGAAGTATAAATTCGCATATATAACATAGTTCACTTTCATTTGTATATTTCAAATTGACATATGTAGGTGTCACTTCTAAATAATTATAATATTGTGATGGAGGTTTCGTTGTATCACTTAATTGGTATATTTTACTATTGACAATTTCATTCAATGTTTCGGTCATTTGTGTCTTATTCGTGCTTTTATTACATATTCGACCAGTTGGTGTCCTCTTTACATCTGGTTGTTTTTCAGTAATCTTTGTTTTAAATACCATTATATTATTATCTTTCATATCAATGAACCCGACTAATGAATTAAATAATTTCCCCATGAGGGGTGATAAATCTTCACTTTTTTGTTTCAGCATACGTTGCGAATCACTATAATCGGCAGTATTATAATTTACTTCTGTTCGATTCCACTGAAGAGTATTTGTATCTTTATGAAACATATAATAATGAGGTTTAGCCTTGTAGCTGATATATCCAAATGCGATTGAACCTTTATCACCTGACATGCGTATGAGCAGACTATCGCAGTATAATTTGAGTATTTTTATAAAATCATCGGTATCATCGTATTCATCTATATCTAAACTATATTGTAGTAACAGTATTTTCTCGTCTGGTAATAGATCATCAATAATATGTTCAACTAACATTTGTTGTAATGTCTCTCTTGGAACGGGGTCACTTGCGCTACGAATGAAGATACTATAATTACTTAAATTATACATTACGATACCTAATATAATGTGCTTTTCTATCCAAACCTCTTCTCCGTCATAGACTTTGGGTATTTCACGTATTTCCTTTTCGGTTTTATTGAAAATCTCCATTGACAGATCATATTTGGATTTCATCAAACTAACTAATTTGCCATATTTTGTATCTACATTCGCGCGTTCTACTTGAGGTGATTGTATTTTCAGTAGTTCTGCTGCTTTAGCAGGAACGGCAGCAGGTGTTATATCTCTTATAATATCGATTTTTTCTGGTAAAGCCTTGATTGGTACACTTCTATCATAGAGAGAAATATTCTTGTTATCTAATTCATTTGGTTGAAAGAGATAATATTCACCGATATTTACTAGATGTCCATTTCTCTCATATTTATCTTTAATGAATATATTTCTGTCATCAACCACATGTGTTAACGCAGCATATATTTGAATAATAGAATATCTATTGTGTGGATTGATTCTTTTTATTAAATCCAGTTTTTTGTAGAAAAATCGTTCTTTAAATAGTCCTTTGATGCGATTAATAATAGTATCGATGTTTGCGTTTGCAAATGCTTCTCCATATGTATATTCATTCGTATTCGTCGGTGTAACAGAACTACATTGATAATCACAATCTTCCATATAATCGCAAGTCATACTATATGGACTATCACCAACTTGAAATGGAATTGTTACTTTTGGTTGAGTAGAGAGAATAATATCCAAAGTAGTATTGATCTTTTGTTGAGAGAAGTTAGTCTGGTCATGATTGAGAATACAATCAACTGCGGTTTTCTTCAATAATCTGGTTACGACACCGATTTGTTTTGCTTTAAATTCTGCAACTCGATATATATATACATCTGCCGTTTCTGTATTTTTATCTTTCTCTGATAGAACTGTTCCATGTAAAAATATTTGTACGTTTCTTTTCTTTAAAGGCAACCATTTATGACTCAAATTACGGACAGCACGACCAACGACTTGTTCAATTCGATTCATATTATACCATGGTTCTAATATATGAACTTGACGTATTGCTTTAAAGTCAATACCTTCTGATCCTGATTGAGAGATTAATACCACTTTGATTTTCTCTCCAGAAATATCTATATTTTTCACTTCATCGAAGATATTATCAATATTTGTGATTGCTTTGACATCTCCGTCATTATTAGGAGATAAATGACTATCGCCAGTAATCATGATATATTTTGCTGGTTTAAAATCCGGTCTTTTTGTTGATTCCATTGTTCTCACATCTACTGCTGCAGTAGGAGGTGTTTTAAATAGTGAGTTTGAACCGTATCTTGTAAATCCCATTTCTTCTAATGCTAATGCCATTGGTATAAGTCCACCATATAAGTATTGAGAATAAATGAGTATAATACCCTCTGAGATAATACCTGTTTGTTTGTTATGTATCGTATCACAAATGCTTTTTATCTTTGAACTATACTTGCCGATATTATCTTGATCAAAGAATGCACCATAACCTGCTTTATATTCGTAATTTAAATTTTTATTGAATGACATTACTGTAGAGAGACCTTTATGACCATATAATTCTGATATTCTTACATTGCCATATAATTGTTCGTTTAGTTCAGAATCTTCCGTGTTTACATCAGCGTCCAAATCTGATAATAATTCTTCATCTTCTGCTGGCGAATTCACCCCCTTTGCGGGAGCACCCCCTCCCATTTCATCAGAATTGGCTGTATTCTGGTCAGATTCTTCTTCTTCTTCTTCTTCTTCTTCTTCTTCTGCGGGTATATTTTCATTAGCTTCTTCGAGAGAAGAGTTAGACGAAGGAATAACAGGAGAAGGAGAAGAAATAGCAGGAGATGCTTCAGTCGAAGGAACAATAGAAGAGATAATTGAAGATACAACAGAAGAAATAGAGGATGGTGCAGCAGAAGAAATAGAGGATGGTGCAGCAGAAGAAATAGAGGATGGCATAGCAGAAGAAATAGAGGATGGCATAGCAGAAGATATTTCAGTATTTATTCTCTCTAATCCAGGATATGCGATAATAAGTGTTTGTATCAAAGGTTGTAAAATAGTATATCCAAATGATTCCATCTCTTCTAAATTTTTATTCTGTATATAATTTTGTAATATGTAATTATATACTTCATTTTGATAAGAACCGATCTCCGTCAAATATAAACTGAATGCATGTTCTATATTTTCGGCAGGTATTGGATTTCCATTCATCTTCATAGTAGGAAACAAATATCTAGGATAAGTATGTTCAGGAGAGAATAAACTAGGATATACTCGAAATGGAAATGTATAAGGATTTTCACCCCTAACATATGATACATATCCTGTCGCTTTTTGGGTCAATAGGTCTTCATCAATTAAATCGTCATTATTATCAAAGACATCACTACTTCGAATAATTGATCGTCGATCATTCATATTCATCATGTTTAAAATCCATACCAATTCTTTACAACTATTAAACATTGGAGTTGCCGTTAAAAAAAGTAATCTAAGATTATTCGCATTCTTAACTAATTTTTGAAATGCCTTGGATGCAATCTTATCTTTTCCATTTTTACTATCTGTTATATTTTTCATGTTCTGTATTTCATCAATAATAATCAAACTATTGTTAAACTCTCTGCGTAAATTATATACAGAAATATCTGTCATATCATCTCCAATCACTTCATTTATTCTGTGTGCAAATTTGACATATCCATAAAACTTATAATTTTTCTTAATTAATCTATTTACTTCTTTCACAATCGTGGCACGACTGACTCGAATATTTGTAGGATTGACTTCATTGATTAACTGATTCCCTATTATATTATTCATTGTCCATGGTTGAGTCTTACTCATTTTTGCCTCATCGAATAATTGAAGTTTAAAATTATCAACAACATTTGAAGAAGCAACAATGATAATCTTCTTTTTAACACCGATCCTTTTTAAATATTCTCTCATTTCTTCTGCAATACCAATTGCAGTTAATGTTTTTCCACTTCCTAATCCATGAAATAATAGTAAACTGTTATATGGTGTTTGAAAAGAGAGATAATTTCGGACAAAATGTTGATGAGGTGCCAATTCAAAATCCGCATTGATGATTTTATTTGCGAATTCATCAAAGTTTTCTTCATTTTTTTCTTGACTTTCAACAATTTCATGTAAAGAACCATCATATTTGGTTTCTTGGAATTCTTTTTTCTCCGCGATTTTAGCATTAAAGTTCTTATCATTTAATGTTGGATACAGAAAATCATCTGGTGGTTGTGTTACTGATTCTTCTCTCTCTTTTATTTCTTTTTGAATTAAAAAATCATTACAAGACTTACTGTATTTATTTTTTGATTCTTTACATGATGTTTCAAGAGGAGTTACTTCTTCTGTAGAAATATCAGTAAACAAAAGAGGAGGTTCTATAATTCTTTCATTGATATCATTTTGAATAATAATTTTCTCTGGAATCAGAGAAATCAGAGAAACAGCTGGAGCAATAGGAGAAGGATTCAGAGAAGGATTCAGAGAAAGAATAGGAGAAGGCGTTTTCTCTAATACAGGAATAATCTTCTTTGTTCTAGGTTTTCGTGGGTTTTTTTGAATAATAATAGGTTCACCATTTTCATCTTCTAATACAGGAATAATCTTCTTTGTTCTAGGTTTACGTGGTTTTGGAGCAACAATAATAGGTTCGCCATTTTCATCTTCTAATACAGGAATAATCTTCTTTGTTCTAGGTTTTCGTGGTTTCTTCAGAGCAGTTATATCCATTTATAATTATATTATAAAATATAATTATAATTATCACACACTAAAAACGAACTACGCATATAACAATATCGCATGCATTGTCTCATGAACCTTGCGTAAGACTGTTTTTTTCTCTAAATGATATGGTCTAATAGATTCCATACATTCATCATATGTTTTCCATTCTAATTTACTAACTTCTGCTTGTTGAAACTGTAAAGACCCAGTCGACAAATCATTGATATTGTCGGTATCTGGTTTATACACAGCAATAAAATACTTATGCTTATAAAATTTATGATTTGATCCTATAAACAGTTCTTCATATGGTATAATATTATCTATCAATTGTATTTTTTCGATGTCGATACCAGTTTCTTCATTACACTCTCTCAACGCACAATCTACATCTTTTTCCTGATAATTTTTGCGCCCTTTTGGAAACTCCCATTCTGTCTCTTTCCAATGAGTTGTGCTTTCATCAATCAAATCTTTTAGAAAATATGTTCGGTCATTATAATCAATTCCATTCATTAATAATTCATACTTGATATTTGAATTATTTGCTTCATTCTTATATAACGGATTTACAGTAACTCTTCCCCACATTTTTCTCCATAAATCTTCAAATGATTGTGTCAATAAATTGTCTTTTTCCAAGAGAGACATTTCGTTAATTTTTTTTTGAAGATGATATATATTATTCACGTTATATTTGCCGCGTATAAAGTCAATATACCCGAAACTGTCTTTTCGTCGAATCATGAGATAGTATATTTCCCCTTTCACAACCTGAGTTAAAATGATACCACAACTGATAATAGGCAATTTACATTGATGTAATAAATGCCCGGTTTTTGAACAATTATTACACAAAATCGTTTTATTCATTATATGACTTAAATAATCATCTTTTAGTTTTTAAATTCTTTTATAATTAATTTGTCATAAATAATAGTAGCATTCGGTGCGAATCGTTTTTGTTAAGAGTTTAATGTGTTTCGTATTATATTATGCCTAAATATATAAATCAATCATTTACATCCACATTAGATCCTGCGATATGGGGTCCACATTTTTGGTTTTTCTTACATACAATTGCGGTATCATATCCTCTTTACCCAAACACAATTACCAGAAAAAAATACTACGAATTTATTCATAATTTGCCTCTTTTTATTCCTGTTGAAAATATCTCAAAGTATGTTTCCAAATTATTAGATAAATATCCAGTAACTCCTTATTTAGATAATAGAGATTCATTTATTAGGTGGACACACTTTATACATAATAAAGTAAATCAAAAATTGGAGAAACCAAAAATATCATTGGAAGAGTTTTACGTCCAATATTATGAACATTATAAATCAAAAAATGTCAAATTAATAGAATTCAATAAATTACGTAGGCATATTGTATATATTTTTTTAATTGTTTTATTAGGATTTGTGATATATTATATACATTATAAGTCCTCTTTTTGAGAAAGGTTGAAAATAATATTAATATGTTGGTATATTATAATGAAACATGGTGGAACAGTTATCGAATCAGGTGGATTTGGTTGTATTTTTAAACCGCAAATAAAATGTGATCCACTGCATATAATTGGAAATACCAATATATATGACAAGACAGGTATTTCTAAAATAATGCGATTACAACATGGACTCGATGAATACGATGAAATAATCAAGTTCATTCCTATTTTAAAGACGATACCGAATTATAAAAACTACTTTATTATTTCACAGTTTACGATTTGCCGTCCTGTTAAACTTACTAAATCTGATTTGAAAGATTACGATACAGTGAATTGTTCTTCGTTAAAGAAAAAGGGAATTACAAAAGACAATATAAACGATCATTTGAGCAAATTATTGACATTAAACATGCCATATGGTGGAATAGATCTAGACTGCTATATCAGCAAAAATCTATATGATTCTGCGCGTATCATAGAATTCAACAATAAAATGATTGATTTGCTCGATAATGCCATATTACCAATGAACAAGAAAGGAATATATCACTCGGACTTGAAAGCAAATAATATATTAGTCAATAATGAAAATGGACATTTACGTTTTAGACTAATAGATTGGGGTCTCTCTACTATTTATTTTCCTGGTAAACAAAATGTATCTGTCGAAACAAATTATGGATTCACAGATGATTGGAAATTTATACCCGATGCATATAGAGACCGTCCATTTCAGTTCAATGTTCCATTTTCATGTATATTATTTTCTACAATTTTCAAAGAAATGTATGAATTATTTCTTATAACCAACAAACGAACTCACAAAGATATTCGTGATTTTTTACAAGAATTTGTTAAAACACATATTGAATATCGTGGTTCTGGGCATTTATCAAATTTTAAATCTATTTTCAGTAAAATGTATGGAACACCTGAATTTACAACAACAATAGAAAAATTACATGGTAAAATAGATATTATACAACAAAATGTAAATATAAAACATATTGGATATATTATCGATTATCTCTGTAATATTTTAATAAAATATACGAAAAATGAAAAATTTGATGTTTTAGGATACTTAAATGAAGTATATATTAAAAATGTTGATATATGGGGATTTGTCATGACATTTCTTCCATTAACAGAACAAATAATGCAATACGAATTAATTCAGCCATCTCAAAAAACTTCATTTTATCGAAAAATAATACATACCAGTTTGAAAGATATGATAAATATATTATTAAAATATAGCAGTTCTCCAATCAATATTGATGAATTAAAGAAGGTGTTATTATCATTGAATAAAAAGTTACAACGCTTAAGCAGAGAACCGGTATTATTACAAAAATTAAAACAGCGACAAATACAGTCTCTGAAAATACGTAGTAAAATAAAGATTCTTCGTCGAAAAATGCTTACGCGCAAAAAGAGAGAAAGTCGTCGATCAGGTAAATTATAATAAATTCAATTTAACCAAGAAAAACCCAACTATTATAATGAGTGTTCATATATTCTGCCGTTTTACTTTCTTTATACTGAAACATCTTATACGCTTCTTTGGCATGTAAGAATCGGCCTATATAACCTAAAATCATGATAATAATTAAGACTCCAACAAAACGCATGTTAATATTTTTACTAAAAAATTTATTTACAAATACATAACTTGCGAGATTCAAGAAGATTGTATAAATTGTTATGTTAACTAATATAGATAGACAGATGATTGGTATTAACTTCATAAAGGCAATCCATGACGTTTTTGGATTTGTCGTTTCCAAAAATAGTTTCGTAAACATATATATATATTATAATATTTCTTTGAAACAAATATTCAAAGAAATATACGAGGGTAAATATATCAGTTATTATATGAGACTTGAAATTATTATTATTGCCATTACCGCTGTCTTCATTTATAATGTATATTATGATGGAAATATTTTAAAGAAGATCTATTCATATAAGAAATATTTCACAATGGGTATAATTGCCATTATAGGCATATCGATTTATCTGTTAATCAAACGGGATCCCATGCAATCAAAGAAGATACTTCTTTATGCGAATAATATGATAAAATATATGCCGATAGATAAACAGACGATGAATTTTATTTCTCCTATTATTGATTTCACATCTCCCAAAGATAATAGTGGATTTATGATGGGAATGAACAATAATTCACAATCACCTACAAAAGGTTTCAATGGTAGTGGTGGCAGTGCTACTAAGAGATCAGTATCTGAAACAAAGAAGAAATATGTAGCGTCGCAACAACATTGGAAATGCGGTGAATGTCATCAACAGTTGAACCATACTTTCGAAATAGATCATCGTGTAAGATTAGAATATGGTGGTGGAAATAATGTGGAGAATTTGGTGGCACTATGTAGGAATTGTCATGGAGAAAAAACTGCTAGTGAGAATATGTAAATCATAATATTTATATAATATATACTATTAATGGAAGCGGCAGCAACAGGAGCAAATAAACCCCCGCCAAAGGATTCTGAAACAAAAAATATATTGAACGCAATTGATTATAAAAATCTCGGTAATTATTTTGGTAATCCTGTGATAATAACTATTTTATATTTCATTATTTTAATCAGTTTTATTGTGGTATTATTTTCAACGACATATGTGACGATATCATCATTAATTACAATATTTTTCGTATATCTCTTAATAAAGCAAATATATTATGCGCTTAATGATAAATCAGGTAAGGCTGCAAGTCTTTGGTCATTTGCGTTGCCCATCTTTTTAATTATTTTTACATTGGCATGTAATGCTTTTTTACCGAAAAGTTCAAAGTTTGTCTTAACGAATCAAAGTAACATAATTCAAAATATACAAATGCCAATATATTCTATTTTATATGCTTCAATTATATACGGTATTTTCTTCATATTTATGTTAATATATCATACATTTGACAAAAATAAAATTACATTATTATGCGTGTCATTCTTTTTCATCATATTATCTTCAATGTATATTGTAACAAGATCAAATTTGCCACAAGATGTGACAAAAAGTCAAACAACTTCAATGATGATAAATACACTTGTTTATACACCTCTTGTTGCTTCTTGTATTTATATTATATACGTATTTATGACGTATAAAGGGTTCATACTCAGTGGCTATAATGATATTAAGAACACGTCTTTAATGAATAATATTACACGCGTAATACCTACACCAGCTGCATCAACGATTACGAATATGGAAGAACAGTTGAATAATCTCAAACAATATGATACATCAGGATCAAAATCATCGTCAAAGACAGAATCATTCATGCCTGGGCAGGTTGCGGTTGCCAAAGATTTATCAATATATGGTTTACTTATTATTTATGGAATCGTATTTCTAGGATGTTTCTTTACATTTTTGAATACGACAGCCAATACGAAATATAATTCATTGAATGAGTTGGTTATCATACTGATAAATGGATTTATTATATCGGTTATTGCAGTTTTAACAATGAAAATGACTTCTGCTGGTTTCTCTTCGTTTCAAAATGATTCGATTAAAGAATTAAATAAATCAATGAAAACTGCTGAAATTAAAAGGGGGCAATATTTTGGTAGGTTGGGATTAGAAAATGAGGAATATGGAGTTCTCGCATTGTTAATAGTATATAATGTTGCCATAGCAAATGTATTTAATAATGATTATTTCAGTAAAGATAATGAGATATTTGTCAAGTTTCTCTCTTCATTCATTCCGTCTTCGTATATAACCAAATATGAAAATAGTCTACCAACTCTTAGTATCATAATTACATATATTATTACATTTGCGATATATTACAAAGTAATAATGAAAGAGAGAAATGTAAAGAACGATTCAGACTTACTAATGTTTTTCATTACATTAATTTTATTCATAACAGTAATATTATACATAAATGGTAGTAAATTGGCACAAGGTTCTTCATTGAATAATGGTATTTCGCCTTATATATATGCGATTATAGCATTTGTGATCATTTTCTGTGTAGGATTATTTCTCATATATATATCGACAAAACTGAATATGAATCTCGCGTTTTTTAATATGGAAAAAGATCAGTTGATGCAATCAATTACAGTATCTCTTTTCATCCTGTTTGGTATTTTTTTCTTATTTTCATTGATTAATTGGATCATCCAGTTATTTCAAGTATTTACATTTAAAAACTCAGATGGTTCATCAAGTGTCTTTGGGATTATATTAAATTTTGCAATTATCATCACGTTATTGGCGATTATATACAGAATGATGTCATATAGTAATTTATTCAAAGGGTCAACATTTATAACAGACAGTCCATTATCGCAACTCATAATAGGTTGTATTTTCTATATACCTTGTTTGCTGATTGCACTGATCGATATATTGTCAGGTTATTATAAAAAGGGTTCAACTGTTATGGTAAATGCGATGAAACGAGCATCAACCGGTGATTTGGCAAGTTCAGTTTCTTCATTACAAATTACGCCAAGTAGAACAGATATTATTTTGCTGATTCTTATAGTCTTATTATATCTCATATATTATAGTATTCCATACACATATACATTATTTTCATCGCAAGGTGGACAGCTTCTATTAAAAGAGCCTGTATATACAGATAAAGAAATAGTTTTAGCAACATATACATCATTGAATCCTCAAGTAAATTCGACAAAAAAATCATTTAAACTATTTAATTATGATTTTTCATGGTCGAATCCAGATTATAACGCAACGCAAGTGATTACTCATTCTTATAATTATGCATTATCATGTTGGATTTTTATAGATGCGAATAGCACAGCAAATAATCGAGGCGATACTTTTCATTCTCTTATAAATTATGGTGGAAAACCAAATGTTCAGTATAGAGGAAATGATAATCAAATGATAATAACAATTGAAAAAATGGATGTATCAGGAAATCCAACATTATATGAAGGAAAAAAGTATGATTTAGATGATGATGGAAATTTCATTGTTTATAGAAACAAAAATGTATTGTTACAAAAATGGAACAATATAGTGATCAATTATAATAGCGGCATTTTAGATATATTTATAAATGGTAAATTACAACAATCGTTTAATGGAGGATCTATTCCTTATATGAAATTGGATAATATCACAATAGGAGAGAAGAATGGATTACATGGAGGTATATGTAACGTTGTCTATTTTAGCGATGCATTAAATATAAAGCAGGTGTATTATTTGTATACTTCGGTAAAAGATTTGAATCCTCCTATATTAATGAATTATTATGACAGTTTATATTTAAGTTCAATAAAGGTTGAAAATGCGACAGAAAAGATTGGGTTAAATCAGATTGCGAATTGATAATTATAATGAAATAATAAATTTATTATTATATATTATTATAATAAATGAACATTCGTATGATTATATTTACGACAATTATCATTATCATATTAATATTGATAATACGTTATTATGTGGTAAGTAATCCAATATTAACTAAATTAAGTAATGCTACTGTTCCACAAACAATATCTGCCAGTTCTTTAGGATCATCTAATAGCGTTGGAAGTTCAAATTTTGCATTTTCAATATGGTTTTATATAAGCAACTGGAATTATAGGTATGGAGAGCGCAAGATTATATTTGGAAGAATGAATAATACAACCGGAAAGGTTGATCCTTCAACTGATACTACTGGTGCAGGTCCATCTCCATTAGTATCTCTAGCTGCTATATCAAATGATTTAGAAATAGCATTAGCATATTTTCCGGATAAATTAACAAGTGGAACTTCATCAACACCATTTATTTCCTGTCCAATACAGAATATACCTATACAGCAATGGGTCAATTTAACAATAAGTGTATATGGTAGAACATTAGATACATACATAAATGGTAAATTAGTGAAAACATGTTTATTGCCAGGTGTAGCAAATGTGAATCCGGCAGCAAATGTATATATTACTCCAAATGGTGGATTCGAAGGTTCAACCACTAAATTCTCATATTATTCTTATGCATTAAATCCAGAACAATCTTGGGATATATATCAAAAAGGATATGGAGATGGTATGTTCTCGAATATATTTGGCAAATATCAATTGAATTTTACATTATCACAAAATGGAACTGAAGAGGCTAGTATAACTATTTAATAAAATAGTGAAATTATTTTATTAAACCGTTGAAGGTCAGTTACATTCGTCAATTTATAATGATGGCCTTTAGGGTATCCTTTTTCGTTGATATAAATGAACAAACAAACAAACAACTAACGTATAGTTCTTTCTTATCTTATATTATTATATAAGATATGGATTCTATAACAGAAGATTATACAAATACTGTAGATGAATTAAAAAATGGCCTAACTAACATTGGAAATAATATAGACAGTTACAAAAAAGCAGGTGAAAAATGGGTGGGCGATAATAGTGGAGGTATTCAAGCAATTGGATCAAGTGTTAAAAAAACGTTTGATGACAGTAAAGAAAATATTTCAATAGCTGCCTCAGGAGTAAGAACAAGATTTTCGGGTTTTTTCGATTTTATGGAATCGAATAGTTTAGTCGCCAAATTTTCATTTTTGCTTTTAGTGATTTTTCTGTTTATTATATTATTGGGAGTAGCAGTGAATTTGATTGCGAAACTGTTTGATAATAGTACAGAACAGAAGATTATTACTGGAATGATTAATGCGAGTTCTCAGATGTTGACGATTACACAAGATCCAAAAATGAAGGGTTCTAAAACAATATATCGTTCTAATAATGCTAATAGTGGAATTGAGTTTACTTGGTCAGTATGGATATATATTAATGATATAGGCGTTTCAAATGGAAAATATAAGCACATATTTAGTAAAGGCAATTATGGACCAAATGAACAAGGATTAAATTATCCAAATAATGCTCCGGGTCTATATATTTCTCCTGATACGAATCAGTTAAGCGTAATAATGGATACATATGAGGTAATTGGCGAAGAAGTAGATATCCCGGATATTCCAATAAATAAATGGGTTAATGTTATCATTGTTTGTAAGAATAAATCATTAAATGTCTATATAAATGGAACGATTACAAAAAGCGTAGAATTGATTGGAGTTCCAAAGCAAAATTATGGAGAAGTATATGTCGCAATGAATGGTGGGTTTAATGGATATATTTCGAATTTATGGTATTTTAGTTATGCGTTAGGAACGGTAGCAATTGAAAATTTGGTAAAGAAAGGACCTAATACTACAATGACTGACAGTTCTACGCTGAATAGTAAGAATGCGGATTATCTTTCTTTGAGATGGTATTTTGATGGAACCAATAGTGAGTTCTTCCCTTAATTCTTTTATCATAATTTTTAAAAAGGTTAGGCTAAATGACTTCACTTTACAAAGTGGGTTTAAAGATTAAAAAATAATAATATTATTCTATTTATATGTGGAACACAATATCTAAAATGTTTGGTCTTGGTAGTAGTGAACAAAAAATTAATACTGGTGCAGCATTACATCAACCAGTTCCAATACCATCATCATTGACTTCTGTTACAACTGGAGGAAGAAAACATAAACGGCGTTCAAATAAACGTAGAATAACTCATAAGAAAAGAACAAATAAAAGAAAAAGATAATATATGTCTTGTTTAGGAAAATATTATGATCCAAACCCACCGAGGGAATGGAATCGTTTTCATAATAGATGTAGTCAACCAGATAATCCAAGTATATCTCTTGCAGAAGGTTATCGATTACAGATGATGAGAAAGGGAAACGTGCTTCAGTATAAGAAGAATGAAACACAATTTTCTAAAAAACAGAAGTATTGGCGATTGGCGAACAGACAGTTTACTTCATGGGCGTCGCAAACCGCAACTGTATCGGATCCAAATATTGGATTGTTAAAGAGAATCAATTCGACTTATATTATTGCTCCACAATCGAATAATATAATAGATAGTAGTTCTATCACAAGTGTTCAAAATGCGAATTGTATACCGATGATTAATCCAGGTAATATCAATAATTTGCCTGACCAACCTACTTCAGGTGGACAACCACCTCCGCCTCCAATTCCACCTCAACCAATTATTGATGGAACAGTTGTAATTCCTCCAAATATAAAACCGAGTGATGTAATATTATATTTAATTGAAGATGGTGGTACTTTATTATGTAATAAAATAGTTGCACCGTGTAGTGGACAACTTCTACAAGAGTTTCGCTCGGGTGATTGTTATCCGACATCATTTTCAGATGTTCCAGGGAAATCGCGGTTATTATGTTGGTCTGGAAGAGAAAAATCATATTTCCCGAAAGTAAAGAGAACATATGGAACAAGCAATAATAAATGGCCAGTAAATGCTAAATTTATACGATCTGCAAAACCAGTGAACCCGATGTTTTCATTGGGTCTTTAAATTGTTGTTTATATTGATATTTACCTTTCTTTGGCATTTGGTAAATATAAAATCAAATTATGCTCTTAAAGAAGGATTAACACATATATCTCGACTAGGGAATATATCACCAGACATACAGTCATCATTTTCCCCGACTTGTAAACAAGTTCGATATCCTCTCTCTTCTCCAATATAACACCATCCTGTTTTATTATTTGATTTATTATTACTGCTATAAGTGTCATCCGCTTGAGGCGTTTGTGTCGTTTGACTATTATTTGATTTTGTAGCATTATTTAGTGCTGTATCCAAAGAAGTATCACTATATGGATTAAAATTAGTTGTATTGGCATTGGTATTGATATTATTGGCATTGTTGGTGTTAATTCCAATAGTAGAATTTCCACCACCACTTCCAATTAGATCATCACCATAATCTTGATTATGTGTCGATGAAACTGTGTTATTTGTTATTTCATAAGGCGATGATAAAGATGATGCCATTGTCATAGGTGAACTATCTTGTTGAGATGATGATGGAACAACATTATTAGAAGGAGTAGATGGTTTGCTATTATCTTGAGTTAAATTTTTAATATAACTCGATATAGCCGGGTTATTCCAACATAAATGAACAATAATAGCAATAAATATAACGAGAGAAAGAACAGCAAGAAATATCCAAAATCCTGAATTAGATGAAGGACCTGGAGGCGGAGGTGGAAGAGCTGGACTCGATTTTATAATAGTATTTGAAAATATACTCGGTTGTGGTTGTTGTATTTGATTATCCATATTTATACTTGTCATTTATATATTATTAATTTAAACTCAATAATATATAAACAAATTAAAAAGCCCAGCCCCAATTTCATTCTTAAGAGAGAAAATTATTTATTAAAGACCATTAACTATTCTACATAATCTTCTTTTTCTAAATATTTAATTAGTATTTCATAAATGATTTTCTCTGTAATTTTCGTAATATATATATATAAAATATGTATATATCATTATCGTCGTCCTATGCAGGTAATGCTTGCGCGGTTAAACAAAGTATTATTAATTACACAAAACAAAATTGTGAAACACAATTTTTTGATTGGTTGGTAGTAAGTATGAAAAGTATAAATCAAATATTAGAAAATACGCCTATTTTATTTGAAAATAATTATATATATCCAAATCCATTAAACAGTACATCTATTAATTTTAAAAATTTTGATTTATTAATTTCACATCATGATATTCATATATTTAATGAAAATAGTATAAATGAAATTACTGAAAAATATACCAGACGTTATGAAAGATTAATTAATACAATTAAAGAACAACAAACTATATTTTTTATTAGGTATTGTAAAAAATCAAATGACATACAAGAAGAAGAAATAAATAAATTTTGTAAAAATATTATTAATATTAATCCTAATTTAGCATTTAAATTTATTTTAATTAGCGATTGTGATAATTTAATAATACCAAAACCAAATATTTTATTTAAAGATCATTTTATTTATATTAATTTAAATAATTATATCGATGATGTAGTATTGAATGAAAAGATTGAATATTCTCAAATTATTAAAAAATATAAATGCATATTTAATATTGTAAAATAATTAGTGTTCTAAATGTGTAATTTTACTTCTTGTATTTATTAAATTTATATAATTTGTTGAAAATTGTACTACATACCCTTCTTCATCATTTTAAAGTCAATAAATACAAGAATTGATTCAAAGATGCTAATATTTCATCTCGTATAGTCCAAAGATCGGCATTAGACATTGTTTTCATAAATGGTTCATTTTCCAAATTAACTAAATAGTCTTTAAATGATGCGATTTCTCTCTTCATTCCTTTATCAAAAGTGTTTCCACTAGAAAAATCTATTAGAGGTATCGACTTTACTGTTGTCAAATTGATACGTGCTCCATCCATTTTCCCAAGCAATACTTCAACAAATTTATCCATATTTCCATTGAAAGATGAATACAATTCATCACTTGCTTTGTGTGCAGCATAATTAAATGTTTTCCAATGATACAATTTCACCATATTCAATACAACCAAAAAACGCATAATAAGTTGTTCTTTGAAACCAAGTTTTCTAGTACTTTGTCTAGAAAATGTTTTGGTTCTTTTTTTCCTTGAGAATGATGGCATTATATATTATTTCATTATATTATATATGCTGAAATACAAAAATATTATTAATGATAATAATAATAAAATCCTATACTAATTAATATTACCAAAATCGTCCATCCTGTAATATGATCTAACGTATCCATAGCAGTGATAGCTGATTTCGGTAATGCTTTAAATTTTTTTTTATATTCAGTTGGTTTAAAAGGCAAAAAAATATATCTTCCAAAAGGAATAATTGTTGGTTGCATTTTATCAATACAATGATAACTATAATCATACCAAGCCAATGCAATATAAGGTATCCATAATAAAAATAATAGGACTATAATATTTTTTGAAGGAAAATACCAATATCCTAAAACAATAAGCAATGTAAATATAATACATTTTATATTAAAATGAAATGGATAATTAGGAAAAATACCACCCGACATATATTATAAATATTTATAATATATAAAAAAATCAAATATTATTTTCGTTCATAATCGTGGAATAAAACTTTCACCAAAAGTATTCATTCGATCTAACTTCTCAATCGTTTTATCCAAATTAGACTTTTTCAGAGAAGAGAATAAATAATCTGTATTGGGCGAATGTTCATTCTTCTTTACCTGTTTATATATATTGTCGATTTGTTCTACCAATTGTAAAACCTGTTGTTTCTCTCTTATAATTTCTTCATCAACTGGTACAGATTCAGTCAAGAGAGAAATCGCAAAATAAATAATAAAGCGCCGTTTCTTAGAAATAGCGTGTGTATATTTTAATGAAAATATGTTCAACAGACTATCAACGATACGCTTAATAAGCGCACCATGAGTTTCCGCTTCTCTCAAAAGCACATCCCACAATAACCAAACGATATCCATTTGATATTTACTATCCACAGGAATCATATCTCGTCTTTCACATTTACATTTAATCTTCTTTTTCATACAGACGCATTCATACTCTAACAACCATTCTACCCAATAACAAGCAGAGAGAGTATTCTTACCATCTTTGGAAATATTATAAGCAAATTCATTGATAGGAATAAATAGTTCTTTTGGATCTTCGTTCATCATAATCGTTCCATAATTGACATTAGGTGCCTTAAATCTCTCTGTCATTGAAGTCATATCAAAATCATCTTTGTGAACCTTAATTTCATCAAAACTGTGTCGTCTTTTAGCATGACATAGAATACAAATTATTTCGGCGAATAATTTTCTTATTTTAGAATTATTTCTCATAGGTAAATCATTAGCGAGATATCCATTTGCGACAATGGTTTTAAAACTCTGGATTCGAACATCTAAGTATATTGCAAGTTTAGGATTTCCTAAATGAATAAATTTGCTGTAAAAGAAGAATATGATTTCCCATAAATCAGAATAATGACCAGCACAAATGAACTCGACACTCCAATAACATGCTTGTTCAATCTTAGATTTAATTAAATTATCGAGTAGTTCTTTTTTAACATCAGTTTTTTTAAATCCAGAGAAAGTAACTGCTTTAAATTCCTTCGATTCTCTCTTATCATTAATTTCGGTATTTTCATTCATATAAACATATAAAGTATATAATAACAAAAAAAATAACAACAATACATATAAAGATGAATCCAGCAAAATCATTAACAAAGATATATAATAATATGACTACTTGGAGTAAAATATTGTTACTATTTGCTCTTTTATTAATAGGCTATTCTATTTTTTCTATAAAGAGAGAAAACTTTCAAAATACTAAGAACTTTGTATTCAATGATGGACCCAGTGTATATGATGATTTTTATAGTGAAATATATGACTTAATGGTATATAGTCAATCCAAGGATCAATACGAAATCGGTGAGATTCTTAATCAGACAACGCCAACAGAAGAAAGTATTATATTAGATATTGGTTGTGGAACAGGACATCATGTTGCCTTATTAGAATCAAAAGGTATAAAAGCGATTGGCATAGATAATTCTACAGCAATGATAAATAAAGCAAAGAAGAATTATCCAGAATATAATTTTATGGTTCAGGATGCGCTCGATGCGAGTGCGTTTAGATATCAATCATTTACACATATTTTATGTATGTATTTTACAATTTATTATATTCAAGATAAGATGCAATTTTTCAATAATTGTATGGGATGGTTGAAACCAGGTGGATATTTAGTTGTCCATTTAGTTGATAGAGATATGTTTGATCCTATTCTACCACCAGCGAATCCTTTGTTGATGTTGACGCCACAGCGTTATGCCAAAGAGAGAATTACCAAAAGTAAAATACATTTCAAAGATTTTAATTATACTGCTAATTTTGATTTAGACAATAATACCAGTGTAGCGAAATTTAAAGAGAAGTTTGAGTTTAAAGACGGACGTATTAAAAAACAAGAACATAAAATGTATATGCCAACTGAAAAAGAGATTGTTGTAATGGCACAGGAATCAGGCTTTATATTACATGGAATAATCGATTTGATCAAATCAGGGTATGAATATAATAACCTGTATATATTTGTAAAACCGAATTAATCCGATATTAATTTACTAATATAGATATATAGACTATGATATATACGACATATATTTTAAAGCATAGTGTAGATATTAATTATGATGAACTGATCAATGATTCATTGAATATTTATTTAGGCTTGTCATTATTACTGTTTAAAACGAAAAATACTGGAAATGTCAATGTTGATCAGTTATCGCAAGAAGTGATATTACTATACGTTAACATGCAATATCAATTACTTTTATTTGTATCCTTACTGATGGTTATACGAAATACACAAAATAAAATATTTCAAATGGTTCATCATTATTCAGAGAAGTTGAGTACAGAAAATTCTCTGACAATTGATGAATTAATCGAAAAATTAATACGTAAACAACATTTAAAGAAAATCAAAATGAAAGGTGGAGATAGAAGACGTCATCGTAACAATAAATCGAAAAGGACAAAAAGAAGAAAGCATAAGACGAAGAATCATAAAAAATATGGTTCTATAAATCGTAGTTCTCAACGAAGTAGTAATAGTAGTCGAAGAAATAGCATAACTCGGCGAAATAGTAAAAGGGAATCTGGTATATTATTTTTATTGAAAATACTTATGATTTCTTGGTTAAGATTATCATGTTTCTTTGTTCCTTCAGTTAGTGCTAACATAACAAATGCACCAAATACTTCAATGTATCAAAATGATAATATTTCAGTCACATTTAAACCACAAAATGGTTCAGGAATACTTAATGTTGATATACCTGCCACAGTAGCTAGACAGATTGAATCAAATACGACCAAGGTTTCTGCAGAAGTAAATGCCACGGCTGAGAAGAATTTAAGTAATGGATATTTTAGTTCATATCTTGGAAGTATGATATCAGGAAGTTTAAATCAAGTATATTCGACAATATATACTATTCCAAAAGATGAAGTTACTGCTGAACAACTTGCCGAGTTAAATGTAACAGTTGATAGTTTATCGGAGGCATTAGAGATTGCAAATAATACAATTGTTAGTCAAAATACATTGAATGATTTGAAAATAGAAGAAGAACAAGAGGAAGAAGAAGATGATTATTCTATTACAGCACCAATAGATCTAGATTATGCGGGTCCGTCAAAACCTATTCCATTAACACCTCAAGGATATTCATTTGGTTTTACTAAAACAGCACAAGAAAATATTGAAGATATTAAAAATCCAGAAAAAGTAAATAGTTTTTGGGGATTAGCGCCTATTACTGCTCCTAGAACGGCAATCGCATTTTTAAAAGAAAATGCAGCAATAACTCGTGGTTTACAACGAGAATTAGATAAGAATATGATTGAAGTAAGAGAATTATGTGTTGATTTATTTCAAAAAACAAATGGTATTGGATTATTTGAAGATGAAGCTGTGAATTTACTAAAAGAAAATATTACAGCTGCTATAGAACCTGTATCAATTTCATCATATTTCGTGACAACTGCTGCCCCAAAAGAGAGAAAACCTGCAGCGGGTCTTGTTGCAATAGATGTGATGAAATCGATCGATGATAAAGGAAGTGTCGCAAATTTAGTAGCATCACAGAATTTGACTGCTGTTGATAGAGAAAAGTTTGTTGAGGCGCGTATAGAAGAAGGATTATCTTATTGTAGAGGTATATTTACTGGTCCATACATTGAAATGACTACTCCAAAAAATGAAAATGCCACTGCTGGAATAAACGAACAAGTATCAATCAGGTTATCGAAAGAATATATGAAGAGTGGAATAATTGGTGGTTACAATATTACGATGCCTTTTAAGATTTTTTTAAGTCAATTACAATTATTAAAACGGAGATCAACTGCATTACAAAAGAAAATATATGAAGCTGCTGTGGGGCAAAAGATGACTTTATTCTCCAGTTTCTATCCGGATGTGACTCCAGAAGTTCAAACAGAATTGAATAGATTACAAGATGTCTCAGAGAAAGCGGATTTATTTGTTGAATTAATAAGAAAATTAGATGACAAACAGCATATGTTCTTTAAAGTAGATGATGAAGAAGTAATAGGGAGAGAATTTGATGTTATCAATGATGATATTAAAATGGATATTGTAAAAGTGAAAAAATTGTTGGATGAATATGGTTCATTTTTGCCTTTAGAAAAAAGAAAGATTGAAGAAAATGCACAGGTTATGGCTCAAAAAGAATTGACAAAGGCAAGAGCGGCGCGAATTGTGGCAGAAGCAGAGACTATATCGAAATATATGAAAGCAAATGATACTTCAAGCAAAGCGGAGGCACAATCGAGGTTATTAGATGCTAATGCAAAGGTCAATAAAAATAATGCGAGAGAAGCACAATTAAACATGGATTGGATGTTTACTAGCATAAAGGGGTATATGAGTGGTATTACGAATTTAGTTGGTGAAGGTATATGGAGTATGATAATAATGATTGCTGTTCCCGTAGTATTACTTGGCGGTGGATCTTTTACAGTTCAATACTTTCTCTCTAGACAAGCAATGTCTATAGCAACAAATAAAGTAAAAGGTGCTGTTTTTGGATCAAAAAATAAAGTAGTGTTAGATAGTCCAAATGATACAACGATTGTTGATGAAGATAGTTATGGTTATAACATGGGTGCTGGTGGAGGCATAGTAAAAACGAGAATGATAGAAAAACATAATCATAATGATGATCCAAATATGTTAGAGAGAATAAGAAATTATTATAATATACATCCCGAATTGAAAAATATATTATTTATATCTATACGTCACGAAGGGTATACTGATAGAATATGTGTAAGATTTAAAGGGTTGAATTCAACCAAAACAAAATTGTTAATTGAAACATCTAAAACTGGTAGCACAAATATGGGAGTTTTCAGAGAAATTGATTATAATGATACTATATTAGATCCAATTAGTAATCCTGGTTTCTATACAACAGATTCTTTATTTATACGATGTGTCAATGATTTTGAAATGAAAGATAATCAAGTTTTATCACAAAACAAAATAGAAAAAACCAAATTAGACGTTCATAGCATGTTTTTTCCAGAGTTACCAGAATCACCAGAATCACCAGAATCTGGTCCTCCTCCTCCTATATCTCCTGCTAGAAAACAACGCGATACATACAAAAAAAATACCACTAAGACATTATTAACTCGTAAAGTTGGACAAGGTCTTAGTAGTCTACAAGGTCGATTACCCAACTTACCTGATGAAGAAAGGTTAAGATTGGCGATTCAATTACAGATGCGTCAGCGTGAACAAGAGAGAGAAAGAGGAGTGGTAGAACCAAGAGTTAATTTTGAGGAAGTGTATCCTGATAGAGAACAGGGAAAATTCTAATAATAATATTATTTCTCTGATTTTCTATTTCTCTGATATTTGAAATTAGAAATAATACATAAACTAAAAATATGTTAATACTATATTTCTTTATTTCAATCATCGTAATCATATTATGTATATGTGCATATGTTCGCATCAAGTTTCGCTTTTGGGCAAAGCAACCAATATTTCATATTTATGATTTATGGTATTATATTTTTCCACCAGGTATTATTTGTATTGATCTTCCAGAGAGAGAAGACAAGTATAACAATTTCAAGAATATAAAAACGACGACTCTTGATTGTATAACAGATATAGAGAAATCAAGGTTTGTCGAGTTCATTCAGAGACATTTTCTGCGTGATAAAACTCTCCATTATGCCCCAAAAGGGGATAATATATGGCCTTTTATGGAAGGATTAGAAGGTGGTCCAACCTTTCTCTCTTTTTACAAAACAGAAGATATGGCAATAGATACTAAGACAGGCGTCGTTGCAGAGACCGATCAAATACTTGGAACAATGGTATCATATTCTCTTCAAGTAGTCATCAATAATGGCAAGCCAGATGCATTTTTCAATGTCTATTATGTTGATTATTTATGCGTTCATTCGGATCATAGAAAGAAGTCTATTGCTCCTCAATTAATACAGACTCATCATTATCATCAACGACATTGTAATAAAAAAATACAGATTTCACTCTTTAAGAGAGAAGGACATTTAACTGCTGCAATACCATTGTGTTTATATACTGCTTATGGATATACTATTTCCAATATTTTCAAAATCAGAGAAATCAGAGAAAAGAATCCTCCATCGATCAACTTGATAGAAGTGAGTCATAAGAATATGTCACATTTGTCTGATTTTATCAAAACAACACAAAGCAAATTTGAAATATCAATTAGTCCTTCATTGGCGAATTTAGCGGGATTGATAAAGACAGAAAATATATATGTCTATTTATTGATTGAAAATCATGAAGTATTGGCTGCATATTATTTCAAAAAACAATGTTCTTATATAGAAGATGAATATGGCTGCGACGGCAAGAATAAAAAAGAGATATTGACTTGTTTTGCTTCCATCATCGCTGATGGCATCGACAATAATATTTTTATAATTGGATTTAAAGACGCAATGGACACGATCGTCGCCAAATATCCAACATATTCGATTCTTATGATTGAAGGAAAATCAGATAATGTTTTATTAAACAAGATATTATCTTCTATGTCTCCCACCATATTTGCTGTTCCGTGTGCATATTATTTTTATAATTTTGCTTACGCAACATTTAAACCAGAAAACACGTTTATTTTAATATAACGAGTAAATATACTCAAGAACTGAACAGGTAAAACCTATCTTGTATATTTTCCAACATGACAAAAAGAATCAACAATAAAAATAATGAATACTCCTAAAAAAGAATATAATATAACTTCTTCCATTACACTTCCTGTTCTTTCATCTTGTTGTTCTTCAAGAAGATGAATCATGTAATTTAGTTTATCCATTAATACATTCTGATCATTTGTCATTGAAGATGACGACGATGACGAAGAATGAGAAGGTGTATTATAAGGAGTGTTATTATAAATATTATCATAATTTGGTATATTTAATATTCCTGAATTTGATGATGACACTGCGGTTGATTGTTGTGGAACATGTGGCATATTCATATCTTGTTCATTTATAGACGCCATATTTTCTCTCATAATAGTCGATTGAACACCTGATGACATTGGTGGTGGTGGAGGATTAAAGTCTCCCATTTCATCATCATTTGAAGGCAAATTACTCATCGCTCGCATTACTTGATTGACTTTTTGAAAATCTACCTTTTTCTGTATATTGTCTTGAGAATGACTAGTATTACCACCAATAGGCGGATACCTCTTTAGTGTTTTCGACATTTTCTTCTTTTGAATAGAAGATTCATTGTTCATATATACGTTTGAGGAAGGCTCATCATCAAATGGTGCTGCAAACATAGCCAAAGACATTCTCTTAATAAAAAATAAGATAATAAATTATAAAACAAACTGAATAACACTAAATAAATATAAAAAATATGATTTTTATTATATATAATAAATTTATTATATATGATTAATTTGAACCCGTCAACTACATGTATTTTATCTATTATTTCTTTCATCATTATTCTCTATTTATTGCTAACGCCATATAATTTTGGATACTTATTTAATACTATTTTAGGAAGATCAATTCTGTTCATGTTAATAATATTTTTCATCACAATCAATCAACTATTAGGTATTATTATTGCTGCAATTATTCTTTACTTCTATAATGAATATAGTTTAGAACAAAATTCTTTCGCGGGTAATATGATGCCAGAAACAAAGACAACCACTGTTGAATCATTTTCTAATATTTATGAAAGTCTAAATACAACAAATAATAAGATTTCTTTAGAACATTATTTAAAACCGAAACAATCTAACCAACAAATAATATATGATGTGCGACAAAAAGATAATGAACCGAGTCCATATCGAGAATTATTAAAAATGTTTCCTTATTTTTAATCATGATTATAATATGAAGGAGAGAAAAATTGCGCTGCTTGTTTTTATAGTAATATGTATTATAGCAATTGTATTCGTTCTCAGAGAACTACTATTAGATAAAGATAAAGATAAGGATAAGCAATCAACGAGAGAGAACTTTATAGGTAGATATTATAGGCCGGTTCTTCGCAATTTTAGAAAGGGATTTAGTTCAAATGTAAATCATTATATGAAAAATCTATCTGTTTCTTATAAGAAATTCATGTATTAATGATATATATAAAATATCATTCATACTTTTTTGGTCATTATATTCCGCCACAATTTTCGACTATAATATAAATCGTAATATAGTATATGATTAGTGCACCATCAGCTTCAAAAATTGCTCCAAAAATTCAAAGAAAACCAAGGTCCGCTAGATCCAAACACGTATCTGGATCTAGAAAACATATTGGTGGATTTCCTTATAATTTTCCACAAGCGAATTTATCACATTCGGGTAATAGTAAAAATTCCGTCAGTTTTTTTAAAAATCCAATCAAATATATAAATGATCATATTATGTTTTTGAACAATAGTAAGTTCTTCGCAGGTGTTATCATGATTCTACTGAACGTGGGATCCAAGTTTATTTCTATACAGTTTAGTAAATCCACAGAAGAATACTTGAAGTATACATTAAGTAAACAAATACTCGTATTTGCAATGGCTTGGATGGCAAGTCGAGATATATATACTGCTTTAGTTCTTACTGCCGTATTTGTTATTTTGTCTGAACACTTGTTTAATGAAGATAGTTCTTTGTGTGTTGTTCCACATACACATCGAATATTACATAAATTAGATGCCGCAACAAAAGAGTCGGATAAGGTAACAGAAGAAGATTTGAATGGTGCAATTGCAATATTAGAAAAAGCTAAAAAAGAGAAACAAGAACAGGTTCAACATGACGCTCGAAATAAATATAAAGATCTTAAACCAACCCTTTAAAACCCCAACCTTTAAAAAAATTAGAAGGTTGGTGGGATAAAATAAATAAAAATTATATACATTATAACAATATACTATGAATAAATTACATGAAGAACCTAAAACAACTATAATTCCAGAGTTGAATTTCTTACAAAATGGATTATATCCAAAGAAATTAAGTATAATATTAAAAACGAATATTAGTGGTCATACTCATATGGAATATAAATCCAATATGAGTCTTCGTAATTCAAATGTGGATTATACTTTCTTTAATCAATTGATCAAACTGAACGAAAGTGTTGTAAATGATAATACTGTTTATCCAAATGGCATTGTCCCTGAAGTCGCTTATAAAAATGGTGTCCCTCATACTATATATACAAGCACCGTTCCTGATACTATTCTACAAAAATTTTTGAATAAGGATACTTTTATGAAATTATTAGATGCACTTTTAAAAGACAAACAACAAATAGTTACTTTGAAAGATAGTTGCGAGAATGATTATATAAATAACAATATTAGAATTACATTAAATACGCTATTTCATGATAATAATAACTTCTATATAGACAATAAACCTTACAAAATTGTTAATTATCAATGGAATGAAGGTGATTGGCATGTAAGCACAGTTCAATTAAATAAAAATCTCTTACAAAATGCATTGAATCCTGAAAAATCTATCAACATGACAGAATCTGAGAAAGATAGAAATAGTAAGACAATTGATCAAGAATCGAAATTGCTAAAAGAATATATCAAAAATGCCAATATAAATTGTATCGAAGGTAAACAACCTGTTTCTGCTTTTTCTAAATTTATTGCCACAACATTTGCACCGAAAAAGATTGGAATCGCAGCAGAACCGGATGTTCTCTCTATTTATAATAATACTGCAACTAAATATGATAAATCTTTGAGTGGAACGAATGAAATAAAGAAAACTTATCAAAATGCTATCGACTATGTAGTTGGGATCATAAAAAGTAATGAAAAAAATGGGCAAATATTATCTGATTTGAAGAATGGATGTAGTAGAGGCATTAAAGAATTAAAGATTGATACATTTCAGTATATTGGATATTTATGTGTTCCTTTACGTGTTATTCCAGAGGGTGAAATGTATAATATTGCTTCGAATACTCTTATTGGAAATATACTATACCCTAATAACACATTAGATTTCAATATATCTGTTGGAGTAAATGATCTTTATAATAATTTACAAGAAACTGGATTACAACTAAAGCAATTATTGATTAACAATAACAAGCAAATCGGGTATTATATGGATGATAAAGTATATTCTGTTATAGATAAAGAATATACAAAATATAAAATAAATGCGACACAATCAGCTGAACAACTAGGAAAGCAAGCTCCGGATTTAAATCTTGACAGCAGTTATATGAAAATAATGACTAAAATAGCAGAATCTTTAGATAAGATGTCATCAATAATTTATAAAATAACTGACAAAAAATATAAAGCGTTAAATAATAATGATATTGAATATCAAATTGAACGCATTAAAACAAGATTAAGTATGATGAGAGAAATAAAAGAGTTTATCAATAATGGCAACACATTAATCGCCAAAAACAAAGAAGAAAGCAAGAATACTACGTTTATAAAAAATATAGATGCACTGAAAAAATCAGTATTACAGTTATTTGATCTTGTAAATGAACTCAATACGAGTATTGATAAAGTCGATAAATCTAAAAATAAACAACAACAACCATATATAAGAAATCGAACTAGTTCGAATGACTTAAAATATATATATGATGAAATAACCAAACTACGTTCTAAATTCAGTAAAATACCAAGAAATGAAGATAAGAGTAGTAGTTATGAATCAGAGAATACACAAACACAAATTGAAACTAATATGTTATTTCAGTATAATAAATTAATATTTTTGTTACAAAAATTAAGACAAGATAAAAAAAATAATATTTCACAACCTGATGCGACTATTTTTACACAAAACAATTCAAACAAAGTTGATTTTATCAAATTGTGTAAAGATGTATTATTCAATTCATTAAAAATCATGTATTTACAACGCGAATACATAAAAAAATTATATGCGTTATACAAATTAATGTATGAAGTTAAAAGAAATGAGTATTATAAAATACTTAGATCAACTGGTGGAAACAGTAATGAACAGATTGAAAATAAGATTAGAATAAACATTGTCATGCAATTATTTGCATTTGATATGACAATATATCAATCTATACTTGATAGTGAGTTCTATCGTTCTGATTTTGGTACAATAGGACCGACAATGAAACAACATATATTGCAATTGGAGAAATTGGAATTACAAATTAGTAGATATAATATAAAAGATGAAACCGATAAAAATGTAGCGGATTATGATTTGGAATTGATGATCTATACCTCTTATTTATATGTCATATTATACAATAATATCTATTTTCAATTTGTGACATGGGAAATTTTTACAGAAAAAACGAAATATATATTATGTACGTTTACCCAGTATGTATCCAAAAGCATTCGAAGTTATTCTAAATTGAATAATGAATATCAAGGTTTGTTTAAACCAATTGATGAAACGGGTAACAAGGCCCCAATAATACGAAATAGCGAAACGTTATCAACCGTTACGAAAGAACAGTATGAAACGAGATTGCGTAGTGCAGCATCATTATGTTATGATCTTGTAAAAATATATTCACAACTCAATACTATTACATATTATAGAGAATATGAATTATACAAGTTATCAGAGAAATCAAATGATTCTATATGTCAATTATCTAATTATACAATTATCATGATTAATAATATATACAATATTAATTCGAATATTGATTATCCTCCACAATTACTATTAACAAGTCCACAAAAAATAATGTTAGATCAATATAAACAATTTTCTGTCGAAGAATGGGTAATAAAACAAGAGTTATCATCTTATCGTCAAAATACAACAAAACAGGAAGAACTTCTAAAACGTTATAAAGAAACATTAGATTTGATTACGCCGAGTTTATCAAAAACATCTATAAATAAAATATGTTTAAGCTTACTTGATAACAAGACATGTCAACCAAATGTCCAACTAAATGATGTGCGAGTTATAAATGAATATAATATATGTAATTTTCATTCAATCATTGGACCTGGTTCACCTTTTAGAAATGAAGATATAACTGCTATCTTTCAGGAGTTTATTCCTACTACTCATGTTGTTATGATTGGTGGTGCTCCTTATGGAATTGGAACTTCTGTGATTTATACAGATCCTACAAATTATAAAAAATATAATGCAAAAATTATTGCTATATTGAAAAGCATAAATGATATTAAATTGTATACCATTCAAACGAACGATGGCACAAAAATATATGACATTTCAATTCGTTCAATCGAACCTATTCCTTCTCAAACTGTTCCTTCCCCTTCTGTTCAACCTATTAATCATGTTCCTTCTCCTTCTGTTCAACCTATTCCTCCTATACCAGATGATACTTATCCTGATACTCCACGTTCTCCTTTACCTCCTATACCAGATGATACTTATCCTGATACTCCACGTTCTCCTTTACCTTCTCCTTCTGTTCAACCTATTAATCCTGTTCCTCCCCCTTCTGTTCAACCTATTAATCCTATTCCTGGTGATACTCCTCCTCCTCCTCCTCGTTCTCCTATTCCTCCTATTCCAGATGATACTCCTCCTGATACTCCACGTTCTCCTTTACCTTCTCATTCTGTTCAACCTATTATTCCTGTTCCTCCTCCTCGTTCTTCTATTCCTCCTATTCCAGATAATACTCCTCCTGATACTCCACGTTCTCCTTTACCTTTACCTTCTCTGATAAATCCTTCTATTTATTCTGACAGCGATACTGAATCTACTGACAATAATGTTGAAACTCCTGCTAGTGATGTTGAAACTCCTGCTAGTGATGATCATGGTATGAGAAATGCGTTAGCTTATCGTGACGCTATTGCACCAGTTGATCAAACACAAGTTGTTGTTCCAGCTCCTATTGTGCCAGCACCGGTTGATCAAACACAAGTTGTTATTCCAGCTCCTATTGTACCAGGCGTTGTTCCAGCTCCTATTGTGCCAGCACCGGTTGATCAAACACAAGTTGTTATTCCAGCTGTTGTTCCAGCTCCTATTGTTCCAGTTGTTGTTCCAGCTGTTGTTCCAGCTCCTATTGTTCCAGTTGTTGTTCCAGCTCCTATTGTTCCTCTTCAATCAAAAGTAATAATATTTTCTTATGGTGGTAAAGAATGGGAAAATACTGTTAAAAATGCAATAAAATGGAATGCTCAATTACATAAACAAACATACGACAGATGGAATAAAATAGAAACCCAAAATGATAAAGAACAAATCGAGAAAACATTAAAAATGATGAAAATAAAAGTTATTGAAATAAACTATACTGATAATAATCCAATACAACAAGATAATCTTTATATTATACAAAATGTTGATGCAACACAAAATTCGATTACTTTACGATGTGATGATTCAAATGAAAATATAGTATCATATGATTTTGGAAATAATCTTGGTGAATATAATAATCAGAGAAATGATAATAATAAATTAACTAACATTTTTGACAACAATACAAAAATCATACCAGATCATAAATATATAGTTTATCCACGAATATTTATAGATTATTCTAGTTTTGACATAACTAATTTGGATAATATTATTTTTATAGTGAATCATAATAATAATTTCTATAATATATACTTTTCGACACAACAGACCTTTATTTATGATTATAAAAATATAAATACAAAAGAATTTGTCGATACCCAAATATTTGATAAAATCCCTTTCTATAGAATATTTCCATGTAAAGAAATAAATTCCAATTTAATAAAATATAAAGAACAAATAAAACCTCTTGATGGTTCTCTCTTTTTCAATTCTTTTAATAGTAATATTATAATATACGAACAAAATTTGAGAAATGGCGCGGTTTCAAGACCAAGTATCAGAGAAACAATTATAAATACAATGAGACAAATTAAAGACCCCTTATTTCGTAGAATTGAAAGTTATACAGATAATGAATCATTTCCTGAATTATTAAAAAAGAGAGAAGGTATTACTATTATAACAATTCATAAATATACAACAGATCTGCCAAGTCTTTCTACAAAATTAGGAAATAATGTACTGAAAAATAATCTAGGGTTTTATACATTAGACGAAGCAACTAACAAAATAATACTTATAGAACAAACATCTAACCCTGATACACCTGCTGATATGGATCAGACAAATACTGGTTATCATTATAATTATAATACACAATATGAAAAATCAGAAAAATTAATAAGTGATGAATTATTTATTACAACATTATTGACTAATAAAATAATTTGTCCGAGAATTTTTATAGAATATGATACATTTGATATAACAACCCTTTCAAAACTTATTTTTGTTATTGAAACACATAGAGCTGACATGTCAATTGAAAATAGATCCTGTTTATATATTAAAAATACAAAAAATACATTAACATATGATTATAGTGGTAATCCAAGATTTGTAGACAATCATATTTTCGAAGTAATTCCTTTTTATAAAAGAGAATATTATGAAGATGTAACTCATGATATTCTCAGATCTATCGCGAACAATCAAAATGTAACCAAGTATTTTGATAAATATAAAGAAATAAAGAATTCTTTGTTTTTTAATTCATTTTTTATGGAAAATAATATTGTTGTGAATGATGGAACTAATATCGTATATGGAGGCAAAAAAGGTTCTATTCTTCGTGGAGGTGAACCAGATTCAAGTGATCTTATCATAGAAAATATGAAACGTAAATTGGGATCAAAAATCGATAAATTTGTAGGGAAAAAACTAATAGTGCCTCCAGCTATTAATGTTATGAAGGATAAGGATAATAATTTATGCTATGTAATACAAGTATCATTAGATTTACATGAAGGTAGTAAGGATGTGACAAAGAAAGAAAAACAGGTTGCCACTTGTAAAAATAATCATGATAAAATTGTCAATGCATGGAAAATATTGACAAATCAAAGTGGTGAAGCGCCCTTAGCAGTGAAAGAAGAGAAAAATGTTCCAGCTTCAGTTGTATCCAATCGTTTGTCGGTATCAATGAAATAATATTGTATAAACTCATTACGAATTTCTTTTGGGATATAGTTAAAATCGACGAGTAGTTGGTTCAACTTCCAGCGTTCATCAGCATTTTCTCTCTTTAATCGTTCTTGAAAGAAATAAGGGTCATCATAACATTTTTCCGCAGTTTTTGGTCCACATTTCAAAAAGATAGAAGGTATATTATCACTAGTGTCTCCCATTACAATTTTACAGAAAAGATCTTTGGCAGCACATCCATAACTACTCTTCTGTTTTGTCAGATCTTTGAATCCCAGATCGACGAGATGAATATTTTTTGTTGTGGTTAATTGTAGATAGTCTTTGTCACTTGTAATAATATATATTTCTTTGTCACGTCCTTTTTGAGATAAATGTTTTACATAAAGAGCAATACAATCATCTGCTTCTAATGAAGAATGATGAAGAATCAGAGAAACAGAAGCAGATAAGAAAAGTTCATCATATGCCAACTTCATAAAATATGCAATATCGGTGTTCTTCTGGCGAGTCTCTTTATATTCTTTATAATATTGTTTACGCCATATATTTTCTCTCTTACAATCTTTTCCAACAATTATTTTTGCTCCAAGTATATTGAGTTTCTTCGGCAATGAAGTTAATGTATCTATAAATGTCTTCTTGAACTTATCAACGAATAGAGTATTTTCTGTAAACCCTGTTGAGATCATATTATCTTCTGGATTAGTTATCTTCCACCAACGAACAAGAGAGAAATATCGATAAAATACGAAATAACTGCCATCAATGAAAAGATACTTGCTCATATTTGATATATTGTGTCGAATCGTTAAATTGTTAAATTCATATAATATTTTTGCAATTATTATATGAATACTTATACTTCTGTCTTTCTCTCTTTTATTGAAAATTATATATCATAAGTATCAGAATCTTCCATAAATAATGATACCTTGTTGTCTATTTTTTTTTGTGAATTAATAAAATCAGTTTCGTTCGATATAACTATACATCTTTCTTTCGCTCTTGATATTGCTGTATATATTGCTTTTTTTTCGATGATAGAACATGATGGTTCAATTAAATATATAACATTTGGATATTGACTTCCTTGTGATTTATGAACGGTAACACAATAATTTAACACAAAATTTTCGTATAAATCATCGACGCTAATTTCGTCTCGTTTATCCATATCATTTGCACCACCAATATACTCAATTGTAACTATTATTCCATCAAAATCTTTGATTTCAGCTTGTTCTCCATTTGCTCTCATTTGTTTACTTGTATAATCATTTTCTGTTCGAATTATTTTGTCACCCACTCTAAATATATTATTATTCTCATATTTATGATTTGAAGGAATAATATAATATTCTATATCTTTTATTGGATTAAATATATTTTGTAAAATAAAATTCAAACTTGCAGTGTTAAATGTAAATGTTTGTTTATTAAAATTAGTAATAAATTTTGTGTTTTCTACATTAAAATGATGTTCATTAATAAAATCTATTAAATATTGTGTATTTATTTCATTATTACTTAAAATGAATGGTCCTTGATCTAATAAAATCATTGAATTATCTATAAAATCATTTCTTTTTAATATTTGATTACTACACATTTTTAATATATTTTTTACTAATCCTCCATTATTTTGTCTTTTTATCGTTTTTAATTTAGTTACAGCAAACATGTTAGTTTTTATTAATTGAAATAATATTTGTCCAGCACCGATAGATGGCAATTGGTCTACGTCGCCTAGTAATATCAAACGTGAATTAAAATATTTACATGCCATTAAAATATCACCAAATACAAACATATCTAACATTGAAACTTCATCTATCTCAAATAATCCAATGTCATAATTATATTCGCATAATGATTCGCAATTACAATGGCGTTTGTGTTTTTTTATGTTCGGTACAGTTTGATATAATGTTCGGTGACAAGTTCCAGATATATTAATATTATAATGCTCAGTATTCTGTGAACGTTGCATATTAATAAATGCTAATCCTGTTGGTGCTAATAATCCAATTGTATTAGGATTTACATACTTATTAGTATCTTCTTTATATTTTTTTGGACACAGTTTTTCTTTTTTATATAATTCAGAGAATACGAAATTAATACATTTTAAAATTTCGGTTTTGCCTGTTCCAGGTGGACCAGTTATAATTGAACATTTATTTTTAACAGACTTTACAACGCTTTCCCTTTGTTCTAGTTCAAATGAAAAATTTGGGTTACCTAATGCTAACTTTTGTCGTTGTTCATAAATATTTATTTGGTTTTCTATTATATCATTATTAATATCATCATACTCTTGATCATTGTATAACTCTATCATTAAATCTGTCATTTTTTTTTCAAGATTTAGCAAGTATTCAGTTGTCTTGTATATTATACTTTTACCAAATATATCTTTCATTTTATCAATTTTTTTATTAATAATAATTTTATCTATATATTCTATAAAATTATCTGGTCTTTGCTGTCTTTTTTCACAAAAAATCTTCATTTCCTTAGTATACCTCCATTTGGGTATATATATTGCGTTCATCTTTCTTAAAAATAAATCATACGACCACTTTTCCAATTTAATTTTAAAATCGATCAATAATATATACACATCGCAAATTTTTTCTGCTTTATCATATGATATTAATTGGTATTCTTGAGAAATAAAATGAAATGGATTTTTATATATATTTTCAATTTCTAAATTCGAATTTTGACATTTTTTTAGGGTTTGTTCAATTTTATTCATTTGAGACATATATAATTTACATCTATTGAAAAAATGATCCATATCAATGTCAACTGTTTTGTAACACAGTTTTGTAAAATTGTCAGAATTGTTTTTTTTATTTAAATACGATATCGTAGAATTATATCTGTCTATAAATTTTAAATACGATATAGTTTTTTGTTGTTTTTCTTTGTTTATACTCGTAATATTTTTATCATAACAATTGATAGATGTTTCAATTTGTTTATTATTATTATTTACAAAACCCAAATGATATATTATTTGCTTATTTTCAACCGTTATTTCCAATATAATATAGTATAGAACTCCATATTTTATTAATTCTCCTTTATCGTGTGGGGTTGATTTAATAGATTTTTTACTAACATTGATCAATGACTCGTCTTTTAATTTTATATACAAATTATCTGTATTAGATATACTATGTATTTTTCCAATTTGATCACAATAAGTGACATTTATTCCATAATTCAAATTTCTTGTTGCAACGGTTGATGTTGATGAAATTGAATACATTGTAATTTTTGATTATTGTTAAAATATGATTTACCATTTAATATATATTGTAATATATATTAAATAAATCACATCTATGTGCTATTTCAAAGAAAATGAAAATCATGTTCTTTCTCTCTTTTATTGAAAATGGAAAATTAAATATCAAGACTGATAGAGTTTTTGTCAGATTTGGGACGTCGTTTGCTACGTTTTGGCATACCTCCGTCTCCTTGTAAATCCTTCAAATCAGATATACTAATAGTGCTATCATTATTATTTTTTTGTTGTTCTTGAATACTGATAGTCTTTGTCTTCAATCCAGAGAGAAGATCAGAGATATCGCTGGGTCCTCGCATTTCCATTCGCTTGCCCGGTTCATCAAAATTCTCTCTAAAATTGATTCCATCATCAAAAGCAGGACGAGTGTTGGAGAATCGACTATAATCACTTGCTCCCATTGAAGATGAATTATTACCAGGTCTATTCGCCATTGGATCACGATTTTGTGTTGACATTGGTGGTGGAGGAGGACCATCATTGCTCATAATACCATTCATAAAACCAGATAATCCAGGACTCGATTGTCCCATAGAATTGACAGCAGCAGTTTGAAATTGTCTCATTAATTCTGGATTTTGTCTGAGAATATCATCCATTCCAGGCATAGAAGATTTGAACATAGTATTTGTCATATGAACCATCATGGCACTGCCACCCAATTGAAAAAGGAGTTTTAGTTCTGGCGCCAAAGATGCACGCGATTTGTATTTATCGTGTAACTCAGAGAAAATATCATCATAGTCGTTAAGATTTTCATTGATCTGGTCGCTCCATCCTTCCAATTTAATGTCAAATGGATCAAAACGATTATTCAAGAATTCAATCCCATTGATACATGCCATCAACATATTTCCTTGGAATTTCATAGAGTTCTGTTTTGACTTTTCTTCCATAATCATTTCATATTCTCCCTGCATTTCCAAGAGTGAAGATTCCATAGTATACTTCTTTGTAAGGTTGACTCCTTTTGCCTCTAAACCTTCCAATTTTCTCAGAAACTTGAATTTCTCTCTTAACATATCTTCTTTAGACATTTGTGGTTGAGAAGGAACTGCTTTGTCTGGATTGACAGGGATATTATTGAATTTGGAGAATCCATCCCATGTTTTCTTATCATTTTCTGTAGAAGCAGTAGCATGTCCTAAATTACTACTGGAACCACTGTTTGAATGAATAGTTTTGGATTCATCTGAGAACCGAACACCATTATTACTATTACTGTTTCCAATATTAAATATGTCTGATTTGTGTTCATAAGATTTACCGAACATATCATCGTCAACTAGATTATTCAATTCATTTTCTAAACTATTAATATCTTCTAATTCGACCTTCTTTGAGCTATCTTTGATTTTGTCGTTCATTAAGAGTTCTAATCCACCACCACAATTGCTCAATTTCATTGGTGCATCTAAACTTTCTGACAAATTAGAAATATCGATAATTTCTGGATCCATTGCTTATAAAGGATTAAGAACATTTAATTTTAAGTATTACGAATGAAATAATAATATAATTTAAATTCAATCCATTTCTCAAATAATGATTTGAAATAAGTAATCCAATTTATTTTATTATAAAAAAAGTTATAATAAAATATTATCCGGTTAGTATTAGTATTATTTATTAATTATTCAATTATTTTACTCTGCGAGTTTTTTCTTCACCACTTTGCGAGGCTTTTTCGGTTCAGTTGTTGCGATGCTTTGAATAGTATTCGTTTCTTGAACATTTACACTTGCAACACCAAACTCTAGATCAGTCGCAGAAGTTTGTTGAGTGCTTACAGAATGATCATCTTCGTCATCACAATCTGAGTCCTCGACTGCTACTTCACTTGAAATTTCCAATACAGATACTTGTTCTGCGACTGGTGTTACAAATACACGTTCTTGTTGTTGAGGAACAGGACTTGGTGATCGAGATCGTTCTTCTTTAGAAGCTGGTCGCACTTTGAGAAAGCATTGACCAATCAATTGCGCTCTCGGTTTTTGAACCATTGCTTGAACAAGTTTCCAAGTCACTCCAAACTTACCATTGGCAAACCAAAGTCCACCGCATGTCATTAGAACACTTACTTGGGTTGCTTTTGGAATCAACTCAACAGGACTTATTCCATTAGTATTGGGAAATAGTTTTACACCATCATCATCATATACTTCACATCTCCAAACACCTTCCCAAACAGGAAGTTTGACTTTTAGTGAAGGAGATTTACTCAAATCAGGTTCACCTGTATTTCTGTCCTTGCTGTATTTCAGCATTGGTGAATACAATGCTTCAACGACTTCAGCACTTTTGTGTAATTTGCCAAACCATTCTTTTGAGTTGGCAAGCGCATCAGCCTTTATTTTTTGTTCAAACAGCTTCATGTTTTCCAAGAAGGCTGTTGCTTCATCATTTTTATATTCATCGGTGGGAAATTGGAGTGACATATCGAATTTTCCATTGCCTTTGCCTGATTGTGGATCAACAAAATCAGATGCTCCCCATGTCAACATGACAGGAGTAGACAAATTGAGACGAGTGTTCGTCTTTCTATTCAAGATATTCACACTTTTTCCACCAGCACCCCCTGCTTTGGGTGCGGTATATTTAATAATTTCACAATTGAATTGGGTTGCGTCAATAACGGTTTCTGCCATGTTGCTTAATGATAATATACTTTACGTTGGAATCTTTAAATCAATTTTTTTATAATTTATATTTGAACATAAGACTGACATGACAAGACAATGCAAATTTCGTTTTAAACATATTAAATAAAATAAATATTCAAAAGAATAGTATTGGTATAATATATACACAAATGCTAAATAAAACACAGAATCCTATTGATTTTGTAATTTCAAACAATGAAATACTTCCACATGTTGCTATGCGAACCAAAAAAGAAAAACCCAATTTAGAAAAATTCACCCCTGACAATTATCATATTATATATAAAAATAAGTATACTATTCCACAGATCAAGGCACAATTAAAGGTCGTTAAAGAAAAATTGTCAGGAACTAAAATAGAATTATTAGATCGTCTATACGAATATTATAAAAATATATATAACAATTATAAGCATGCTGTTCTCATACAGAAAACATTCAGAGGAAAACTGCAACGTAATTTGAATATCTTTCGAGGAGATGGATTTAAGAATAGAAGTATCTGTGTGAATGATGAGGATTTCTTAACAATGGATGAGATGAAAAAAATCGATGCGAATCAATTCTTTAGTTATACTGTAAATGGTGTTACGTTTGGTTTTAACATAATTTCAATTTACAATATAATTACTAAATCATGTAAAGGGTCTCCACAAAATCCATATAATAGAGAACTTATTCCAAATGAAGTAATCAATGATATTTATAAAATCATAAAAATTGGCAAGGCAATGAATAGACCAATCGAAGTATATATTCCGTCTGTATCAGAGAATACTCAAATAAGTTCAGCAAAAAGAATTGAATTGCGAGCATTGGATATATTTCAGTATATTAATTCATTGGGAAATTATAGTGACTCTAGTTGGTTTCTCTCTTTATCGAGAGCTCAATTATTCAAATTATATAGAGAATTATGTGATATTTGGAATTATCGCGCCAACTTGTCAGCTGAGATCAAGATTAATATTTGTCAACCTAATGGAAATCCTTTTATAAATGATCGGCTCCATATTAATGTTGATTATAATTTACAGCAAATACAAAGCAAATTGTTGAATATATTCGACAGAATGGTACATTCAGGCATAGATACAGACTCCAAGGTTTTGGGATCATATTATATTTTAGCATCATTAACTTTAGTCTCAGATAATGCTAAGAATGCGATGCCATGGTTGTATCAATCTGTATCTTATATGTAATTTGAGATAATTTGATAATTTGAGATAATTTGATAATTTGAGATATTTTGAGATATTTTGAGATAATTTGATAATTTTATAAATTTTTATATAATTTATAAAATTAGTTTGGAATTTTTTATATTTAGGACAAATTATTTTGAACATCGAAATCAATAACAATGAGAAATATATAATATATATTGTTGCGTTAAATCACTTAAAAAGATTATGTTTAGATACATTATAAAATGCCAAGAGTGACTAAGTCAACCCCTGCGAAAGAAGTGTCAACTTCCAGTTCTATTATTTCCGATAATATTCAATTATCTGGTGTAGCAGTGCCTGCACCAGTCAAGACTCCAAGAGCAAAGAAAGCAGCAAAGGAAGTTGCTCCTGTTGTCGATATTGTTTCTGTTGCTTCTACTACTACACCCCTAACAACTGAATTGGTTGAGGAGAATATTGTTTTGGAGCAAGTTGCTCTTGATGCTGACCCAACATTGATTGTTCAATCATTGGAGTTTTTTGGAAAGCTTCAACAATTGGGAGTTTTGATTTCTTCGATCAAGACTGAATATCGTTCATTGGAGAAGAAGTGGACTCGTGACTTGAAGGCAGCCCAAAAGAAGGGTGGAAAGTCAAAGCGCAAGCAAGGAGTTGCTGGTGCTCAAACACGTGCTCCAAGTGGATTTGTGAAGCCCACCCGCATCAGTGATGAGTTGGCTATCTTCTTGGGAAAGGAAACTGGAACCGAGATGGCAAGAACATCAGTGACTCGTGATATTAATGCTTATATCCGTTCAAACAGTCTCCAAGACGTTGATAATGGAAGAAAGATCATCCCAGATAGCAAATTGGCCACTCTTTTGAAGTTGACCAAGGAGGATGAGTTGACATACTTCAATCTCCAAAAATACATGAGTCCTCACTTCCACAAGAACGTCAAGGTTGATGCTACTGTTGCACAGGTTCAGGTTGAGGTTGTTTAAAAAATTATAACAAAAATACAAAAATATAAATAAGTTTTCGAATTAATTATTCCACAAATTATTATAAACAATCGTTTATAATGATTCATTTTCAAACTCAAAATTCAATTACTTATTTTAAAAATCCACCAAGAGCAGTTCCAACAGAACATTCTATACCAGACACACTACCAGAAACAACCGGATCTGGTGGTGGTATTACTCCAGTAAATATTTGGTAAGCTTCCGATGGAGCTGCTCCATTTTGTTGAATATTATTTGCTTCATCTCTACCCATTAATAACATATATGCTAAAGTTGTTGGATAAATTGATTGAATGTAATCAGGTGTTACTGGTTGTATACTGTTGGTTGCTGTTTGATTCATCATATCACATGCAGTTGGTAAATAATTTTTAACATATGAACCATATGGCCATTTACCATTTGTAATATAATATTCTACTTCATCATCTGATACGAACGGTTCAATCCCCGAAACAGATTCTGCAGTATTACAAAAATCACCTTTCTCCGGATTTATAGCAACGCCGTCTGGACAACCTGTTTGAGTATTTCTAAATTTAACGTAATTATTTATTGTCGATTCACTCCATTTATTATTTGGCGAAACAGGTTTTATATAAGCGTATTCAGTTAACGTATCAGCACATGCTTCTGTCATAGTAAACCCTTCTTTAAATGATGGTATCAAATAAATAATAAAAATTATTCCTAAAATAAGTAATATTATATTTTTATGTCGAATAATAATTTTTCTCCATGTTTTTGGTATCATAATATATTCTTGGTATATTATAATACTTCTGTATGTCGTCCATAGTATGAGAATTGATCAATATTATATTTATATATAATCACCAAAGTTCGGTCCTCCAGTATCATTTGGACCAATGAGAAATAGTCGCAACAACTTATTTTTACTAAAATGAGTTTGATAATTCAAAACATCAGAGAAAGTGATTAATTCTTCTTCTTCTGTCAATTGATATCTTGGATTCAAAATATAATTCACAGCAAACTCTTCTGTCAATCGTTGAGTCTTCAATATCTCAATTAAATTATAACGATAGATATTTTTGATTAAATTATTAATACTTTGCTTTACACTTAATTGCTTTTTATTATCAGCTATTCTAGAATCGACTGAGTGATCCATTATAGTATTATTATTATTATAATACTTATTTATATTTTTCTTGATTATATATTATCACTCCAATTCACATAATGTCATTCTTAAATTATTACGAAGATTGACATGTTCTTTCTTTAATTGTAAAAGAGAATCCTGTAAACATCGAATCCCTTTAATAAAGTCCGGTCGATTATAATGAGAACTAATAAAATTACAAAGATTCATTTGATAAGAAGGATGATTATGATTTGATTGAAAGAGAGAAACATTATTTATTTTTAACCACTGAAAAAAGTCCTGATAATAGAACATTAATATATTCGTGATTACGTAATATGCTAATACGTTAGTATTCTCTCTATATTTCATTTTGACAGAAGAATTACGAGAGAAATTCATAAGATCCTCATATTTGACTGACATATAGTTGAGAACTTTTACCATTTGAAAGCAGGAATAAATTTGTTCCAAATAAATAAACATTTCACATTTTTCAATAAATACAGAAGTATGGTTTTTATCAATATAGACATTTCCTAGCCTTTTTGTTCCTATTGTAATATAATAACTAGTAAATACTGCATTCATAATTCTCGCCCAGAACTCAGTATATGCTTCGAATAGATTGACAGAAGAGTTCACATTGAAGATTTGTAGTATTCTCTCTTTTGTGTTATAATCATCTTTACCAGAAAAATCCAGACCAAATCCATGAAATGTCTCATGTATGAATACTTTGAACCATTCTTCTTTTCTGTAAATCACTATATCATTATTACTTCGACAAGTATATGTATATGCTGTGTTAACATTATTCTCATCCAAAATAGAGTGTTTGTGTTCACCATGTGGATGAGGCAATAGTTTTTCCATGCTTGTAAAATAAACGAATACGTTCAAATTAACAGAACATATCTTGGATGATTGTGTATGTAAAATATATAACCACATTAACATTCTCTCTGCATATTCATTGTATACTGCGATCTTATTATGATTGGTTGTAATGAAAAATATTTGTATTTTTCGATGAAAGAGAGAAAACTTATATTTGATAGAATACAATGAATGAGCATGAATATAATCTTCTATATGCTTTGGTGTTGCTCCATCTGTAAATATGGAAGATTTAGGTATATCATTCATATTTTTTATTTGTGATACAGTAGGTTGAAATGTGCCTCGTAATTTTCTCACATATTTGTCTGATTTGGTCAATTGTTCTAATAAATATTCAAATATATTGTGTGTCTGTTTCGACGTTTTTACTCCAGTGTATAAACATTTATTTTCTATAAAAAAAGTGATCAAATCTGTGCTCTTTTTATTTAACATATATTAATATAATATATATTATTACAATATATATTATAAATGTATTTTTGGTGGCATTTTTTTCAATAATAATCTCTTTACTTATTATATGTCTTCAGATGAAGGGTTATTAATATTATGCGTTCTCGTATTACTATTTGTAATTTTATATTTCATTAGGATCAGTAAAATGCCAACAAACCCATCTGTTTATGTTCCTGTTCCAGAACCATATTGTCTTCATTCAAAATATGGATGTTGTCCTCTAAGCCCAAACCCAAGAAATGATCCATATGGAACGAATTGTTAAATCATGTTTGAATAATTCTTTTACACCTTTTTACATTTCAAACGCCGTTTATTTTTCTTATATAAAATTATGAGTTTTGTATAAGTTCTCCATTTTTATAATAATTATAAGTTGGTGTATATCCAGATTTGTTATTTTTACTAAAAATTTCAACTCTGGAATTTGGGTGTTTTATTGATTCATTTATAGCATCTTCCTTTAATAATAATATAATCATATCTTCCCATTCACTTCCATAAAATAATACATATACAAAATCCATTTATTTATGTATTATTTTATGGTTTTATATTATAATAATCTGTATTTGAAATATAAAAATGTGTAAAAGAATTATTCAAAAAAGAGAGAAAATCATAATCATATTTCATTTCATTTCATTTACTATAAGTTATCAAGAGATCTCTTACACTCATTAATTCTTCTGCTTGATATTCTCTCTTTTTTAAAGGCGCATAAACTAATTGTGATTCATTCGTAGATATTAATACTTTCTTAAATGTTGGGTTCTGTGTAAATTTGGCATACAAAGCATCTCTTAGATTACGTGATTCTATTTCTTCATTATATACTCGATCAATTTGGATACTCTTATCTCTTTTGTAACCCTTTAGTTCTCCGTGCTGTGTGCCTTTAAATAGTTTTCCAGGAGTTTTTGTTCCAATAAAAATTGCCAATTCGACACTTTTAGATAATTCATTGGTGTGTCTATCCATAGTATTCATTATTACCTCCGAATCATTAGTGCCTAATGCAAATTTACTATAATATCCAGGATTATCTTCTTTGAACTTACATGCTTGTATATAATGCTGTACACTTGCCCAATAATATCCATTTAATTCATATTGATATGCTTTCAAAACACCTTTTTCATTGAGATCTGTCCCGGTCCAATTATTATCTAATATACATCTCCAGTTATCTATTGTTGAGAGAAGCATATAATCTATCTTCTTTTCGAATGGCATTATCTCTCCACGAACAGTTCCTGGAAACTTATTATGAGAAGAAGGACAATATATTAGTATCTTTACTCCGTCATATTTTCGCATAATACCAGAAACAACAACATCTTCCAGATCAATATCTTCTCTTGATTCACCATAAGCACTGCCACGCTTCTTGATTTCTTTGTGAAAATGCTGCCATTCTGGAATACGACTAAAATTACCTTCTACGTTTTCAACACATTTATATGATATTATATTCTTCAAGTCATATGGTAATTCCTTAAATGTAAATATTTTTTTATTTTTATAACTAACGAGACTATATTTATTCTTCAGTTCAGAGAACTCTAATAAAATGTAGTATTCTGGTTGAAACTTCGATAAGGTTTCATCTTTGATACCACAATCAATTGTTCCTTTCAAATCATTCTCTCTATTTGAATCTTCAGAGAAAAGAATAAACTTAACCTTTAACAACTTCTCCAAGAAAGAGAGAGTATATTCATCGATACTATAATTTTTTGACATAATATAATCTTTCATCTGTTCAACTGAATCGATAGTTCTCATATATTCAAATTCTTTTTTCAATGTCTTCAATTCATTTTTTTGAATCGTCAATAATTCGATTTCCTTTTTCAATCGATTGTATTCTTTGATCTCAAAATCCTGTAATTTTGTGGCAGTAGCCTTCTTCTGTTTCAACTCCTTTTTATATTCTTCCTTTTTTCTCTCTTCTATCTCTAATTTCTTTTGCGTTTGTTGATAATATTTCATTGATTCATTATATTTCATCTTCTGTCTATGAAAATAGGATTCTATAAACTTGGAATCGCCCAGCTTTTTACGCAACTTCTTTTCAAATGTTTGTTGTCCAATTTGTTCGAATGCTGATTGTATGGCATGAAAGAAGTTATCTTTGTCAGAAATATCATAATTTTCATTCTTCATAAACTTACTAATCCAATTCAAATCGTTCTCTCTTTTAATCAAATCAGCAATCTCTTTTGTTTCTTCTTTTAATAATTCAGGTCCTCGAACGTCTCCCATTAATGTAAATATATCTTTTCTGTATTCAGGTATAACATATTCTACTGCGGGAGAACGACCCCCTCTTTGTTTACCTTTTTCAAAATTGGATTCATCATCACTATCATTTTCTTCATCATCGTCATCATCATCACTATCATCTTCGGTGTTTTCAACTACAATTGGAGGTAATCTATTCTCTATTATAAATGAATTATCTATCCAACTCCATAGTAATGGCTGCTCAAATAAACGATAGTTCTTGATATCATTGATATCATTTTTATTTTCTTTGTTTACAAACTTGTATAATTCATTTTTCAAAATCTCATAAACACCTATTTGAAGAGCTGTTCTTTTCTTTGTGACAAAGTATATTGGAAAGTATACAACTCCTGGATTATATGTTTCATAATTTACTCTTGCATTTCCTATTGCGATTACGATGCTTACTTTGGGTATTTGAGCATTTTCTATTTCGAGTTCATATAATATAGACTGTTTTAATGCATCTTCTTTTTCCAGTCGACTCAATTCTTTATATGTTATATTCTTATTTAAACGAGATACTACCATAGATTAAATAAGTTTTTAATATTTATATCAATAAATATTAAAATACTAAATATCACATTTTCAAATCCATAAACTGGAAAATGTGATAATTCGTTATACACTAGGATACTTTGATACTTGCTTTAAACAGCAGGTTACGAACATAATATACACAATAATAGAAGAGAGAAGAGAGAAGAGAGAAGAGAGAAGAGTATCATAGTTCAAAAATATCCATAAATTTAAAAATGGATTTATTTGTTATACTTGGATACTGTTTTAGTTTCAAAGCAGCAAGTTGTTTAATTAATACATGATAAGATAACTCTCCAAATATACTATCTATGAGATAACCTTCAAACCACGCCTTTTTATATAAGATCGAAATATTCTCAACAATCTCGTCAACAATTGTCTTCTTATTTTCTATCAAAATCAGAGAAAAGAATTCTTGAAATAGCTTATTAACTATTTCTATAATACAACTCGTATCAATTGTACCAATTTTGACAATATTCATAATGAATGAACTAAATGCCTTTACTCGATCATTTTCTTTATTCAGTTTACATAATTGATCATAATCAGAGAGATCTGCCGTCTTTTGTTCCTTAAAGCAATCCATATAATGATCTATTCTGTTATTTAGGATGGTAAGCATAATAGGGTTATTACCACATAATTCAGTATATAAATTTGCATATATTTCTGAATAAAACCGGTTCTCTGAAGCAATATCGCAAATAATGTTACTAATCAATTCTATGTTATCTAAATCACCATTAATATATATATTCTCTAGTAATTCTTTGATTGCTGCTTTTTTCTCAATATAATTTTTTTCTGTCATCATATTCAAGAGAGAACGAATATTTACAATTTCTATATCGAATCCAATCTTTTGTTCTATTTTTGTGATTTCGAATGAACGAATTGTGTCCCAATCATCATCATTAAGTATTTCAGTAGGTTGTAATTTTTTCTTATTTATTCTAATTATGGAAGGCATTTTCGTTGTTGTTGGATTATTCGTGATTCCATTGCGTTTATTGAAAATTGGAGTTTTCACATAGGTTGGAGACCCTACTTTTGCTGCCAAATCATTAATTATGAAAAGTGTTTCCTGTGGTATATGACATACAAACCCATCAAATGATATTTCATTAATTTCTTTTAATGAATATTTTCTTGGTATTAGTTGTGTCATACAATATTATATAACCTTTATTTTTTTTTATATCTTTTGTCATTATAATATATTATGGTTAATGTGCTTAAAAAATACTTTGTAAATATGAATATATGACAGAAATAAATAATTGTGAAAATATACCAGAATTTACTGTTAATTCTTGGGATGAATTAAATGTTCCTACACAATTATTGCGAGGTATATATGCATATGGATTTGAGAATATGAGTCCTATTCAAAAGAAAGCCATTCAACCAATGATTATGGGACGTGATATCATCGCGCAAGCGCAGTCGGGAACCGGTAAAACGGCGACATTTACAATTGGTGCATTGTCGAATATCGATTTGGAATCGAATCACCCACAAGTATTAGTTCTCTCTCCTACGAGAGAACTGAGTAAACAAACTGCTGCGGTATTTAATGGAATCGGTTGTATGATGAATGGATTACAAGTTCAAACATTGGTCGGCGGTAGTTCAGTTGACGATGATTTATCTATTTTGAGAAATACGCCTCCTCACGTTGTTGTTGGATGTCCAGGAAGAGTATTCGATATTTTAAAGAAAAATCAAAAAATTTGTAAAAATATTAAAGTCGTCGTCTTGGATGAGGCCGATGAAATGTTGTCATTTGGTTTCAAAGAACAGGTATATAATATACTTCAATTATTGGATAAAGACATACAAATTTGTCTTTTCAGTGCAACTTTGCCAGATTATATTCATACTATCATCAATAAAATTATGAAAAATCCTATTAGTATTCAAGTTAAATCAGAACAATTGACATTGGAAGGTATCTCTCAATATTACATTGCGATCGAAAATGACCAACAAAAGTATGCTACACTGAAGGATCTATATTCATTAATTTCTGTGAGTCAATGTATTATATATGCTAATAGTCTACAAAGAGTATCGGATCTATATGATGCCATGTCTACAGATGGATTTCCTGTATGTTGTATTCATAGTAATATGGAGAAAGAAGAGAGAGATCAGGCATTTACTGATTTCAAAGTTGGTAAATATAGAGTCATGATCTCATCTAATGTCACTGCAAGAGGTATTGATATACAGCAGGTTAGTATAGTCATTAATTTCGATTTGCCAAAATGTACACATACATATCTTCATCGTATTGGTCGTTCTGGTAGATGGGGACGAAAAGGTGTTGGAATCAATTTCATTACAAGACGTGATGTAGCAAAAATACGCGAAATCGAAGCACATTACGCAACACAGATCAATGAATTACCAGGCAATTTGGATAAACTATTGATCTAATTAATTATTGTCAAGGATAACGCATATATTTCATATTATATATTTATTATATATAATATGTCCAAAGTAATAAAACAGAATAATTTATTCACTAGGTGGAATAATGCGGTGATATGCTGTATTGCCAAAGGAGAAGAACTATATATTATTGAATGGATTCTGTATCATTTGGCGATGGGATTTCAAAAAATATATATTTATGATAATAATAATAATCGTGCTCGGTTACCAATTTTTCTTTCTAAACAAAAAGAGTTTCCACTAATAAGAAAGAAAATTTATATTATCCATTTTCCAGGAAAAGTGAAACAGATTCCAGCATATAATCATTTTTTAAAGTATTTCTCTCATTTATGGAGATGGGTTGCCTATCTTGATTGCGATGAATTTATAACGATCAATAACCCCCAATTATTACCGATTAGACGTTTTTTATCGAAATTTTGTCGTCAAGGCGCATTAGCAATACATTGGCGACTATTTGGAGATAGTGGACAATCGAAATATACGCCGATAAATTTAACTGAACGATTTACACAATGTGAAACTAAATTGAATGAACATGTCAAATGTATTTCTGTATGTAATCATATATATCGAATGTCTGATCCACATTCACCGATATTAAAAAAAAATAGAATACAACACGATTATTTAGGTAGAATAACTAATGGTCCAGTTAATCAAATAGGTCTCAATGATCCAACTATAGGAGTCTATATCAATCATTATTTCTGTAAATCGAGAGAAGAATGGGATTATAAAAGAAGAAGAGGTATGGCAGATAATATGAGAATAAGAAGTGATATAGAATTTGATAATCACAATAAAAATGAGACAACTGATATTTTCGCTTGTCAGTTTTATAAATCAATTACTTAATATATTTTATTTCTCTGATTTCTCTGATTTCTCTGATTCTATCATTCATTTATTCTATCTTTTTCTATGATTCTATATTTTCTCTGATCTCGTTAAATACCAAACATAAATAATCATGGCATATATTATTTATGTCATCACCAACGTCAAGAATGAAATCGAACATAGAAGAGATTAATGATTATTTTCAATTACCTATTTCATTGAACCCCAGTAAAATGGAACTGAATGAAAGTATTACGACCGATCTAGAGTTGAAAAATACATATGACGCTTCTAGTATTCCATTATATAACTATGTATTTCAACCAAAGACTTTGTTCGGAAAGAAGATTCTAGAACAAAATACAAAGTTTTACACAACAGATGTGAAATACTTAAAAGATACACAAACATTGTATAAGAAATTTAAATCCAATGAAAATGAGTCAATTGCTGAAGACTACTTAGAAATAATGGCAATCTGGGATGAAATCAAGAATGATACGAATTTTAAAGAGAAATATCACTATTTAGAATGGAATTATAAAATATGTGACTCTTTGAATATGTCTACTGAGTTCTTACAAGTGATGAGTATATATAATCTAGCATCACCTCTCATGTCTTTGTTAATGCCAGTTTTTATATTGATCATTCCATTTTTCGTAATACAAATGAAAGGATTGAAATTGTCAATAACAGAATATATTGAAATTCTAAAACAGATTGCCAAAAATAACGCAATCGGTCAATTATTCACACATTTTAATACTGTTACTTCAGATAAGAAGATCTATTTGCTAGCTAGTGCAGTATTTTACATATTTTCGATTTACCAGAATATTTTAACATGTCTTCGTTTTAATGAAAATTTGAAGAAGATACATCATTTCTTTGACAGAATAAGTAATTATATTCAACACACAGAAGATAATGTGAATAATTTGCTTCTATATACGACAAAATTAAATACATATAATGAGTTTAATACACATGCAACAACTCAACTATTGGCGTTATCTGGATTAAAAGATAATCTGAAACATATCACACCATATACCCTTTCTGTAAACAAGGTTGCTCAATTTGGTAAAATAATGAAGGAATTTTATGCGATCCATACTGTCGAAGAGTTGAATGATGCGTTCATGTGGTCATTCGGTATAAATGGATATATCGATACAATTGATGGAGTTGTAAAGAATATCTCTGAACATCATATATCTTTCTGTAAGTTTGAGAAATCAAAACCAAAAGCAAAATCTGGTAAAAAACAATTAAAGAAAAACCTATTTAAAGGCGCATATTATCCCGTTCTAAAGGATGCGAACCCAATACGCAATGATATTCACTTAGACAAGAATCTTATTATTACAGGACCTAATGCTTCTGGAAAAACTACTATTTTGAAATCTTCTCTGATTAATGTCATCCTGAGTCAACAAATTGGTTGCGGATTCTATTCTTCTGCAAATATTATTCCATATAAATATATTCATTGTTATTTGAATATTCCAGATACTTCAGGGAGAGATAGTTTGTTCCAAGCGGAAGCGCGTCGTTGTAAGGATATACTAGATATTATTCATGAGAATATAAATGAAACTCACTTCTGCGTTTTCGATGAATTATATTCTGGAACAAATCCAGATGAGGCCGTATCAAGTGCAAAATCATTTATGAAATATTTAGTGAAAATTAACGGTGTAAACTGTATGTTAACGACACATTTTATAGATCTGTGCAAACATTTAGAAAACCATAAACAGTTTAAAAATTGTCATATGGACACAAAAGATAATATTGATAATGAGTTTCAATACACATATATATTAAAAGATGGCATCTCACACGTTCGAGGAGGGATGAAGGTATTAAGAGATATGGATTACCCAAAAGAAATTATTGATGATCATGATTTGTTATAATTCGTTTTCTTTATGAATATATAAAATATTCTATTTATAAAATGAGCTGTTCTTTATTTACTATCCCATATATCACATTTTTAGGATTATCTTTATTATTGATAGCTGGATTAGCAGTCTTTCTAATTAAGAGAATGAATAACCAAAATAACAAGTTTTCTTCTATTGTAGGAGTAGTTACTTCAATGGCAGAAGAACTGAATCGTTTAAAATCTCTCGTTACTAACGTGTTGACATCTTCTGGAACAAAATATGATACTACAGGAACTACTAAAGAAATACATTTAACCGAACCATCATTAGTTGCGGTTTCAGACGAAGAGGATGAGGATGAAGATGAGGATAAGGATGAAGACGATGATGAAGATGAAGATGAGGATGAGGATGAAGACGATGATGAAGATGAAGATGATGAAGATGAAGATGATGATGATGATGATGAAGATGAGGAAGATGATAAAAAAATAAAATATATCAATTTGTCTGATGATAATACAATAAATAATGTAGAAAAAGAAAAAGATAATGATAATGATAACTTCATTCAACCAGAAATCAGTCTTAACTTTATTGATGAAGAACCAATTATTGAAATAGTTGAGCAAAAAAGCGTTCCAATAGAAGATGATCATGTTGTTTCTCCGATAGAAGTAGAAATTGAAGAGATCTCAGTGCCTGAAGTATTGCCTGAAGTATTGACTGAAGTATTGACTGAAGTATTGACTGAAGTATTGTCTGAAGTATTGCCACAAGTATTGCCACAAGAATTGCCTGAAGTATTGACTGAAGTATCGACTGAAGTATTGCCACAAGAAACAGATATTCAAATTGTAGAAGATGATGTTGTCCCCACAACGACACCAATTGTAAGTTCTAGTAAAGTCAATTACAAAAAGTTATCTCTGGACAAACTTCGATCTCTCGTTATTGAAAAGGGATTAGAAGGAGGAACTGGAACTGATGATTTTGCTAAATTGAAGAAAGCCGATTTAGTCAAATTGCTTGAATCGTAATAAAATTCAAAGTAGAAATATAATAATATTTCTTAATATTATTATATGAGTTGGGGGACATGTTTTTCTGGATCAAACAACATACATTTTAATTTTCCACCAATTATGTCTGATGGACGTAATTATGCTTCTTGGCAACCATCTGCTGTTGTAAATGAAAGAATACGAAATGCAGAAAATATAAACTCAAATTGGGACTATAGACGATATATGACACACAATGGACTTCAAATTATGAAAATGAATAATCAAGAAGCGTGTCTTGCTTTAGGAATCAACCAACATGTTCATTCAGATCGAACGCCATCAGATAATGTTCCTCATTTGTATTCTAGTTCTACCGATACAAGTCAACCTGGGTATGGTTATACAACAAGCGATTTAAAGAATCCATATTTGTCGAGAGAACAATTACAATCGAAACTTTTATCACCTTCTATTGAAGTGACATTTGTACCAACTGATGCCCGACCGAATTATATTACTAATACTAGAACTTAAAGAACACCATGGTTAACGATGGTTGAAATAACATCGTGTGTGTGTGTGTGTTTTATATTTACAATTAATTAAATTGAAAAACTTAAATATATAAGTATTAGAACAAACAAACAAACGACATGGAACAACCAATTATGAAAGCGAATTTGAAAAAAGAGAAAAATGAGAAAAAAATGGAAAAAGTGAAAAAAGTGAAAAAGGTGAAACCAAGATTGGAAGACTATGAGGATGATGTGGAGGAACTTTTGCCAATTCAAACTGGTGATAAGGAACCTTTGCCTTTACCTTTACCAATTCCAAATGGTGATATTTCAGGAGTGGCAAACGCGAATGATCAATATGAAGGTTCATTGATCAAAAAATGGATAAAACTTATCCCATTCGATAAAACTATTTCACTTGAAGAATACAATAGAAAAGAACATTTCATTCCAATTGCTGATATTATATTGGATACTGAAACTGGAAAAGATTCAGACACCAAAAAAAGGAACACATTGATTCAATTTGTCAGAAAAATTTCAAAAGAAGAATTTGAAAAAAAAACAGAATGGTTATATTTACTTGTGATTAATGGTAGAATTGTTAAAATTGGTGGGACAAGAACAGGTATTAAAGGCAGAGTGGGATCTTATCTATGTGGACATCACGTTGAAGAGAGAGGCAAATCCGGCGATTGTTCCAAAACGAATGGATTCATATATAATACATTTGAGTTCTACTTAAGTTTAGGGTGTAAAATTGAAATGTATGGTTATGAATTACCAAAAACAGAAATTATCATTGAAATCTTTGGGAAGCAAACGACAATAGTAGCACAGACTTTTCATGCCTATGAGAGCACATTTTTGGAGGATTACAAAAAAAATTATAATGAATACCCTATATTGAGTGATAATTGTGATCCTGGTTACAAAGAATAAATTTCATCACATTCATATATTTTCATTAATGAATTGAATTTCATCTTCTGTAATACCGAAATAAGAATAAATTTCTTGATGGTTTCCAGTATATTCAATGTCAGGAATAGGAAAACTCTGTAAAATTCGTATGTTATTGAAATTACCCCAACGACAGATATTATTTACAAATACATATAATGGATGATTTAATATTTGCAAATACTTTTTTGCTTCGTCCTCGTTTTTACATAATATAAATACAATGGATTGTGTCATTCCACACTCATCAATAAATACTTTATATTTATCTGTTGTTGAAATAAACACCTTAAACCCTTCTTGGAACTTATGAGGTCTTGAAGCATATACTGTTTGACTTGGTGTGTGGATCAATTTATGTTTGAATATATCATCCTTTTCATTACTTATCAATGTCGCTTTTGTATATTTATGTAAATCACTGCTGGTTTTTACATCAAACTTACGTAGACTTGTATCATCGACCGTTTTCGATAATATATTTTGAACAAGTTGATTATATAATAATGGAATATATTTGCGTTTCTTTGAGACAACAGAGCTAATATATTCTCTCTTTTTCCATATTCCTGATACATTCATATTTTTATAAAATGTACAATTTTGAATTATATACCAAGTAAAACTTGATCCAATCTTTTTGAAATATTTTTTCGCAGTATGTATATCCAAATGTATTATTTGCAATCCTGTTATTATTTCAATCAACAAATTTCTGTCAGCATAAGACATCCAATTATCTGGTGTAATAAATAACAAATATCCATTTGGCTTTAATTGTGATAATGCCTTTTCAATAAAATCCTTAATTAAATTATGATTCTTGGATGCTCTTTTACCATTTTCCAACAATTTTGCATAAGGAGGATTTGCCACAATTAAATCGTATTTTTTTGGGTTATTATATTTAATAAAATCATGATTGGTTATGTTCAGGTTATATTTTTCATGACAGAACACTTTGCGCACATTATTCAATCTATCTTCATTAATATCATTGAATTCCAATACATCTTCTAATATCGTTTTCATGCTGTGATATTTCAATAATTCATATAAAATTGGAATACTAAAATTTCCATTTCCACAACAAGGATCCAATATCGACAAATCACTTTTACACCATAAATCGTTTGGTATTTTATTGATCATTTCACTAATACAACGAATCGGTGTTGGTTCATCATTGCTTGATTTATATGTGCTCTTATCCACATTCAATATTTCATCATAATATTTGGTGAGTTCCTCCATGGTTGATGTTTCGACAGAAGGATAAATATCATCTTTTAATATTATAGGTTGTGTTTCAGTAACAGCAACAACCACCGGAACAGGAGGAGTAGAAGCAGGTATATCTTCATCATCATCCATAATTAATACAGGTCTTATTTTCATTTTTTTACGTTTCATTTTTTTGATCGGCATACCTGAAGATTCATATTCTGTTATTTTGATTTCTATATTAGATGTATTCGATGATATTAGAATGCATTCATCGTTGTTAAAAAGTTGTGTATTTTCAATCATTTGAGAGGAATTTTCCGTCATTTTTTGTTTATATTAAGAAATATATAATTTATAATTAAATCAATTTTATTATAAATTATATTGATTTTGTATACGATTATCTCAATAATCGTTTCAACAATTTAAGTATTTTTATTATTTTGTTGAACTGAAACACTTAGAAATTTTATGTTAACTAAAATAAATAACATGAACAAACTACCGAAAATAGAAAAATTAAAAAAGAAAAGAGTAGTAGCTATAATTGATAATGATGAACCGGATGAGATTGCTGTCTCTGAGAAAAATACAAATATTCGTTTTCCTGAAATAAAAGTGAAAATTGTAAAAGATGTCGATTTAATTGTTGACTATCCCAAAAGAGTGATACCATTAAATAATGTTGATAAATTCTTTAATTAATTCTTGTTTTGACAATATATTATTCAATTGAACTTAAAGAAACAACGCAAAGAAAATAAGTAACAATGCGAATAATCAGTATTGATGTTGGTATTAAAAACTTGGCATATTGTGTTTTCTCTGATGGAACAACGGTAGAAAAATGGGGCGTTGTCGATTTATCACAACAACAATCAGAGAAAGAATCAAAAATATTATGTTCTTGTATAACAACAACAAAAGGTACAAAGAAGAAACCGTCTATTCAAAAACAATGTTCTTCTGCCGCAAAATGGAAGAGAGAAAATGAATATTACTGCGTTACTCACGCAAAGAAGACTGACTATTTAGTTCCCACATTACAACTGAAATCGTCGTATTTTAAGAAACAGAATATGACTTCTTTGAAGCTGATCATGGAGAAACATGGACTTGTTCCTTTAGAGGGAACGAAAAAGGCTGATCTTCTTTCTCTCTTGGATACGCATATACAGAAAATTATATTAGAACCAATAACAACAACTTCTGTCAACGCATCCACTTTGGACCTTGTTACTATTGGTAAAAACCTAAAAACCAAGTTCGATGATCTCTTCAATGGCATTCATATGGATAGAATCATTATTGAAAATCAAATTAGTCCAATCGCAAATCGAATGAAAACAATACAAGGAATGATAGCACAATATTTCATTATGAAGACTTCCAACAATGAAGATTTAGTTATCGACTTTGTTAATTCTGCGAATAAGCTGAAACTTGCACCCCCAGACCACCCATACCTTCCTCCGGACGCATATAAAGAACGTAAAGCACTTGGCATTCAACTTGTCGGGGTTCATTTGACAGATGCTAATTGGTTATCTTTCTTCAATCAATACGGAAATAAAAAAGATGACTTGGCTGATTGCTATCTTCAGGGAATCTGGTATATACAGAATAAATTATAATTACTTATTTTATTTGTATATTCACGATAATATCACTTCTCTCTTCGCTATTATAAATGTCTTTCTCTCTTATTCTCAGAATACCTTTCCCTTTTAGAATATAATACTGCTGTTTTTTTATAAAGAGATCAGCAACTGGTATTTGAAGAGAAGGTATATCAGTAATAGTTATATATTCTTCTTCAAAGAGAGAAGCAGTAAGATTGATAACGAGATTGACCAAAATATTATTATTTTCATCTATCGAAATATGATCAGGTAAGACAGGAACACATTTGACAATAATGTCAGAATCGTCTTCAAAATCCAGCTCTGAATGCCATAATGGAACGAAGAATAGTTTTTCATTAACTTCTAATTTGTATATTCTATCACCAAATAGTTCTGTCAGAGAAGGTTCTAGAATATAAATGTGAACATTGTTATATTTTTCAATAATGATCTTCTTCAATGAATCCAACCATTTCTCTGAAATATGAAGTATATCTCGATATTGAAAGAAATAATTATACATTTCTAAGGCAACTTGTTTATCGATATTCTCAAATATTTTTGCCGTCAAGGTTTCATAGTTAATAAAAGAGAGAAAAGTTGACAATACTGTATCTTCTTTGAAGAACATATTAAAATAATATGAGTAATCTTCTTGTTGTGTTGTTATATCTTCTTCTCCATTCAATAGATCATATGCTTGTCCAATTTTTTGAAAATATGCGGTAGATTCCGCACTATTTTGGTGTTTATCTGGATGATATTTCAGTGCCAGCTTATAATACTGTTTTTTTAAATCCGTTTTATTAATACTTATTTTGCCGTCTAGGTTGAAGATACAATATGCTTCTTGAATATCCATATTCATATAAACCCTATTTTGAGTTTATATGAATTAAAATTATTATAAATTGAATTAAACGATTATTTATTTAAATTATTGGAGAGAATTTGACTTTGAAATAAAATAAGTAATAATATGTTTTTAATGTTATTAGTTTATCAGTAATTTTAAATAACTGATAAAATAAATATTAATCTTCTTTACACACGTTAGCATATCAAATGCCGAATTTTTTATAAAATATATAACATAAATATAAAAATATATGTTATATATTTTATAATGACATCTAAAATACCTTCGCTTGAATTAACCGATAAATTTATTAAAGGATTACAATTTTATGGTTTAACATATGATGAAATTAAAAGTAATAATTGGAAATATTGCGGTGGAAGAGATGGTCGCCATCTTAATTACTTTACACAATGTTGTAAAGATAAAGATTTACCTGAACTGAAAAATAAATGTATTTGTGGGCATAATATTAAAGAAAATTGTTATATAACAGATGGACAACAAATATTAACATTAGGCAATTGTTGTATTAAAAAATTTATTCCAAAAAGTTCAAGAACTTGTGAAGAGTGTGGAGAACCACATAAAAATAGAATAGGTAATAAATGTAATAATTGTATTAAAAAAAATATTATTCCAAAAAGTTCAAAAACTTGTGAAAAGTGCGAAGAACCACATAAAAATAGAATAGTTAATAAATGTAATAATTGTAGAAAAGGCGTTTGTGATAAATGTAGTAAAAAATGCGACGAATTATATAACAAATGTTATAATTGTGCTTTTAAATAATCATACTTCGATATCGTATCCATGAACCAACGAAATAATATAATAGAATAAGTATTCCAAATGATAAATAGGACGATAATTGTTATTATAATATTGAAAAAATCCAAATACTTTTACCATCAACTCCGATATATTTTCTCTCTTAATATGTTTTTTCTGTATCAGTTCGTCAATGATATACCAAATACATTCATTCACATTCAAGTTATAAATGAAGATATCATAAATATAATCTCTAAACAGTAACATATCGCATTGATGTAGAATACTTTGGATTATTTTGTCGCAGATGATCTTGTGAGGTATATTATATTTCGTTGAGACATCGTCCTTCATATTTTTGATACTAACAATATCTTCCAATTTTACAGAAGAAGGTATTTTGTTTGAAAGTATTTTATTATATGTGCTTTTAGTAGGTCTCGTCATATTGATCGTTTCACAAGAACTCAAAATATTATCCGGAATAAAACTGAGATCTTCTGTAATCAACATGAAGATGATATGAATCGACGAAAAATTGTTTTTTTGAATATAACTATAGAAACTTTCTAATAGATCCGAATTGATTTTGCCAAAGTTTTTACATAAGATGATTCCCGATTTGTCTACTTTTGCAGAAAGAATATCGATGATTTGTGTATATATTTCATTCCACAATAGTTTTGAATTACATCCCAAGAGAGACATATCTACTTCATAATGAACATCACTTATTTTAATAAAATATGATTTACTGACGTTCATGTTACCTAATCCAATACTAATTTTCTTTTCATACTTCAAATTACTTGGACTATACATTTTGATACATTTCAAAGCCTGTGTATATTTTCCGATTCCTCGAGGACCATAAAAAATGACATTTTTCAATTGATTGATACTCTTTGGAAATAATTTGAACATATTGCCCAATTTAGGATGAAGGTTTGTTGTTACATTTGCTGAAATATATTCTTCAAAAAGAGTCTCATGGTGCTTCATTGGTTTATATTATTCGATTATTTCTTTATTACAACTTGAACCTATTTTATATTAATATCATATATTACAGAACTTAAAACGCACGTATAATATTACTATAATGTTACTAGTCATTCATATCAATCAATATAATATAGACAACGTGTATTTTATCGAAAATCACAAAAACATCAACGAAAACGACTCACAGAACCCGAATTTTATTCGGTTTATTTATTCTACCAGTCTATTCAGTCTAAATAGCATATCTATTCATATTCCATTGAAGATATCCAATATCGATAAATATTATAGCAAATATAAGTGTTTTTTCTCTCTATTTGAAAATACAAATATTGTTAATTTCATTAAAACGTTGGAATCATCTATACTGAATCATCAATTCATTACGAATTATCATAGTAATAAAACACCATTATTTAAGTTGAGTGAACAGATACAAAGTGGAGAAATAAAGTTATATAATATTGAGGATAAAATCAATCACATTATTCTTAAAATATCTGGTATATGGTGTACAGGAGATATGTACGGAATTACTTATAAGTATTTATCAATGGATAGATTGTAAATATTATCCATTTGTCACATAATTATATATGATTGTGTAGATAATGTATAGATACATAAATAAAATGATGGTTTCTGCTATAACAAAGAAAAGACTTGAACCTTGATCATTAAACATAGAATTTTTATTTAATTCATCTGTCCCGAGTATTGTCATGTTAATGAACATAATTGCAATTATTGTAAATAAAAACATTTGTAAATATGTTTTCATATAGTTGATGACTTCTATATGACTCATTAAATTTTGTTTGTATGATAATATTTGTATAAACCAACAAAGCAATGCTAGAATAAATGCTGTAATTATTAGCAATATTATTTTTGTATATGACAATTTATTTATTAAAGACATTTGAGGAGGTATCCCTGTTGTGATAGTTATAATTCTAATAGCAAATAACATTAATCCTGCAGCTAAAGTGATTGAGCCGATAGTCACACCGTTTCCTGTAATATCGCTACTCATTCCAATTGAAATAATAATGACACTAACCATAATAATTCCAAAAATGATCATCGACATTGCTGATTCATTACTTGTATCAACTTCCAGTGGCATATTATAATGTAATATTATTACATTATAATTCTTATCGATATGCGAACAAATAGATTAATTTTATTCTATATTATTATATTATTAATGAGTCGTTTTGTAACAAATACTACACATCCACTTATTGAAAATGCAAATGAGTTTATGTTATTTAAGAAATATGTGAGTATTCATTCAGAAGATCGTGATGTAATAAAATATCCAAATTCGGGTTATTTTGAGCTTGATTTGCCACAAGATTACTTGAATGTTTCTACTGTCACTTTAAGCAATTATACTTTCCCAATGTATTATAACGTTTTTTCTATTTCTCAGAATAATGTCTTCTTTACTTTTAGTCTTGCTTCGTATAACCCCATTTTACCAATACCAGCATCGTTATCATTAGCGATTAACAATACAGAATTTACTATTATCATTACAGAAGGAACATATACTTCTACGACAATGCCGACTGAACTGACTAACAAAATGAATGAAGCAGTGAATATTTATCTTCTTGCATACATGGCGCAAAATTCTATAGATACTACAGCCTTTATTGCTGCCGGGGGATATACAGGTTTTGTCGTCGTTTTCAATTCAGTGAGTCAAACTCTATGGTTTGGTAATACATCATCTGCTTTTGTTATCACAAATGAGAGTCCTCTATATAGAAGTGAGACACTACAATTGAATGTTTTGTTGCCAGAAGCGGTACAAACTTTCATTAATTGGGGTCTTCCTGCATACTTGGGTTTTTTTCAGTCAAATGCATATTCAAGAACGAGCAAAATTCCTCCTCGATTCTATTATGGAGATGTCGTTTCGGGTGATAATGGTTATTGGCTTGCACCAGCAACGAGCACAAGCGATGTATATTTCTTAGAAGCACCAAGAAAGCTTAATATAGTAGGCGAAAGCTATTTTTATATGGATGTTCAACTCCTAAATACAATGGATGAACTCGCTCCATTTTCTTCACATAACATTAAAAGAGAAACGAGTACAAATCAGTCTAATGGTATTAATAATTCGGCATTTGCTAAAATTCCAGTTGATCCAGCTGGCCAACAAGGTGCGCAATGGTTTAATTCTTCAGCATATAAACTTTTTTATCCACCAGCAGAGAGAATACGCAAGTTGCGTATTAAATTACGGTTTCATGATGGGCGTCTAGTCAATTTTGATAATTTTAATTATTCTTTTTCTCTGATATTTACTATTCTAATTCCACATACTCTTCGAAATGCGACATGTATTGATCCAACATTATCTCAAGGATTTAATAATTCTTTTGGAAATAAATTATCATAATTTGATTTATAAAATATTACCAACTTATATGGTAATATTTTATTTGGTTATTATTTGTATAATAATCTTCTTTATCTTTCAGAGAAACCTATTGGAAGGATTTACAAAAAACCCAAAAGTGATTATATTGGTCGGTGATAGTATTCTAGATAATGAGAGATATGCACAAGAAAGTATAACTGATCAATTGATTCAACAGTTAGACAATAATGAAGACCAAATTATATGTCTAGCAGAAGATAATAGTACAATTAAAAGTACAATGTTTTCTCAGATACCCGATTTGACAAAAGAAGACAAATATAATCATCAAAGCACATATATATTCGTTTCTGTCGGCGGCAATGACATTTTACAGAAAATAGTCTATCAAGATAATTCTCAGAGAAGCTCAGACACACTTTATAGTATAATGACAGATTACTATAATTTTGTCGCCAATATTTCCAAAAAGATGAGCAATGCGAATATTATTCTAATGACACTTTATTATCCACAAGCAAGTCATTACAGAAAATATGATTCTGTCATTAAAGAATGGAATATAAGAGTCAAAGAATGTGCCAAGAAATATCATTGTCGAGTATTGGATTTATCCAAATTTATGACAAATTCTGAAGACTTCTCTCATGACATAGAACCGTCAGATATTGGTGGTAAAAAGTTGACTGAGAATATGATATCTGCTATGGCGTAATTTTGTTTGATTAAATTGAAATAGAAAACTTATATATAATGAATAGTAATTTAAAGAACCAAAACTGTCCACCAACAACAATGAACGTCAAAATTACGCAACTGTGTATGTCATGTAACACACCAGTTAGTGAGAAAATTCTCTACGATTGGATCGATCCAGCCGATAATATCTTTGGATTCAAACTCATTATGCCTTATAGACGGATATTCAGTTTGGCACCACAACTGTATCCAATGAAGATGACGATTGAATGTTGTGAACAACTATATTATAATGTTCTGTGTGTTAAATGTACGGCGAAAAGTGATCATTGGTATTGTTTATCTTGCAACAAAACTTGGTCGAAAGATATGAAGAAATGTGAATTAACGAACGTATGCTTATTATGTATCGAAAAAGAAAAAGAAGATGATATATTGGATTGTTCTTGCGACATGTGCTCGCCAAAATAATAATACTAAATAATAATACCAAATACTAATATAATATTTTTTCTTTATTTTAACTATATATTGAAATGAATACCGACTTTGTAATTGAATCAAAATATGACAATGGAATAGGGTTTATTGAAGTAGATGACACACGAAAACTTGTCAGACATTTTGAATATATATGTGGTTTATCACAACATATTACATTGGATGTATACGAAGACGGATTAATAAAATGTCATGAAAAAATATTGAAATCAACTGATGGACATTTTAATAAAAATAATCCAGAAAATATTATTACTTCAATATTCACAATTGAACTCACTAATAGAGAGAAAATCAATGATGCTATTTTAGAGTTAATTGATAATATATATTTTTCATTATGTGTGAAAATGGGTTTTGAAGAGTTGATTGAAGTGTGTCAAGGTAACACACACATAATCTATTGCGATATTCCTTTACTATCACATGGAATAACTTATGACATGTATGGTATTAGGTTAATGCTGTTCAAAGAAACATTTAACACATTGCGCACATTGAAAAAACTATATGAAAAAATTGTTATATTTTAAGTTTTCTAAAAACACACCATGTTCAAAAAAAATTGAAATACTATTTTCAATTAGCATAGATGTTACTCAAAAAAACAACCAAGTGTTTAAAAAACTCAAAACCGCAAAAAACGAAAACAGAAATGAATTCTCAACAACAAATCAAAATTGAAGAAGAAGTAAGTGTGTCACAAAGTTCAACAGAATTAATGTGTCCTTCTTTCCAACAGATTACAATTCCAGAAGAACTCAGAGAAGATGAAGAATTGAACGCAATGGTTATGAAATGCGAACTCATGCGCCAAGAAATCGTCCGCAAAATTGACAGCAAAATGATGGAAATACGCATCCAAGCAGAATTGGATAAGATCGAAGAAGAAAACCAACAATTGGAAGAACGCAAATGTCTTGCGGATGAAGAATTCCAACAATTGGAAGAGAGAATGCGTCAATTGACAGAACAAAAATGTCAAGTTGAAGAGCAAATACGCCAAAACAATGAACGAAAACTTCGTGTTCCAGAACAGTTTATAAGAAGTTCATCGGTTCCTGATCCAGAGCCAGAGCCAGAACCAGAACCTGAACCAGTGGTTGTTCTCGAGCCATTGCCAAAAGAGAAGATGAACACAGACTTTGTGATTGAATCAAAATATGACAATGGAGTGGGTCTCATTGAAATAGATGACACGCGAAAGCTTGTCAGACATTTTGAGATGAATGAATCAGATTCAACAAATGGAGGACGACATATTACATTGGATGTATATGAAGATGGATTGATAAAATATCATGAAAAAATGATTTGGTGCTGTCGTGAAAAATGTAATGGACGAGAATACACGATTGTTGATACATTCACAATTGAACTCACGAATGGAGAGAAAATCAATGATACCATTTTGGAGTTGATTGACAATATATATTCTCCATTCTGTGAGAAAAAGATGGTTGAGGGTTTTCACAGAATGGATGGAATGGTTCAATATCCATATATTTCTCCTATAATGCGAACCTTTAGTAGAGGACAAGGCAACGATACTTTTGGTCGCATCGCTTTGTTCAAAGTGACATTCAACGCGTTGCTCACATTGAAAAAGATGAATCCATGAGTTCGCTATGTTTTGAGCGACGAAACCCATTTGACTATATTGTTTATAGGACATGTCATATAATCTTCGGGCAATCCATCCAATGAATAGAACTTCGGTTTTCGCATTTTCATTGTTTTGAAAAAGATATATGGCTGTCCTTTTTTATTTGTTCGAATGCTCATATTATCATTGATTACTCGTAAAATAGAAGAAGGTGTAACAGTATTATTATTATTCTTTTCTAAAGATAAAGAGAGAAGTTGTCGATACATTGATCCACATACATCGGCATAAGATGTAGTTCCTTTCAATATATTATCCAAATCGTCTTCCATTGATTGTGTATATTTATAATCGAATAATGCCGAATGATTCACAAGCAAATACTCCATCACTTTGATACCCAATGGTTGAATAACTAATTTATTATGTTCTTTGTTGCGTTCTCTCTTTACAACCTTTTTCTGTATATCAGTATCAACCAATTCATAGTTTGTAGAATACTCATCTTCTGTATTTTCATAACTAATTGTTTGTTTGACTACATATTTTCTTTCTTGAATCTTTTGAATCAGAGAAGAATACGTAGATGGCCTACCAATTCCATGTCGTTCTAATAGTCGCAGCAAATCTGTCTCAGACAAATGTTGACATGTATTATTATATATGGTTTTACTAACGATCTTCTTATAAGGAACAATAGAATCCATTTTAAAATGAAGAAAATAGTTATATTCTGTATTATCGATCTTCGTATTTTTTACGATATGCCATCCTTGAAATAATATATTTTCATTTTTTCGTGTATACTTCAAATCAAATGGTGCTTCAATAAACACTGTTTGTTCTTCGTATTGTACTGGTGACATAAGACTCTCCAATGATGTTTCCCAAATGAGTCTATATATTTTTCTCTCTTTCGATCCATAGACAGGATGTAATTGTTTGAGATGAATATTAGTTGGGCGGATTGCTTCATGTGCATCATCAGAGAAATCATCAGTTGTCATAGAGCCAAGGTATTGTTCATTATTATATTCTTTACAAATGAATTCTTTTACAGAAGAGAGAAACTCGCGACTATAATGAATCGAATCAGTTCGCATATAAGTAATAAACCCTTCCTCATATAGTTGTTGACAGATCTTCATTGTGTCACTAGTAGAATAGGGACTTGCCTGTAGAATTCTGGAAGTAGTCAATGGCATAGGCGGTGCTCTTATTTTCTTTTCGATAGAAGAATATATTTTATGTTGAAAGATACATGTATGTTCTAAAAAGGTCAATACTTCTGGTTCTGTATCATATTGTTGATTCAGTTCAAATGGAACCGATTTTACAGTGAAATAACCAATAATTGTGTATTTTATAGAAGCATCTTTCTTGTCAATCGCCTTTAAATGATTATCATATACTAATTTCAGTGTTGGGGTCTGGCATCTACCTGCTGATAAGGCTGCTGTATTTGCTATATTTTTCCACAGAAGAGGACTCACTGTATATCCAACCATTAAATCGATAGATTGTCTTGCCTGTTGAGAGAAAACACGATTCATATCTATTCGTTCCGGTTGCTTTATTGCTCGTTGAATAGCCTCTTCTGTTATTTCTCTGAATATAATGCGCTTTGTATCATCGATCGACAATTCGAATAGGTCACATATATGCCATGCAATTGCCTCGCCTTCTCTATCATCATCTGTTGCTATTATGACTTCATAAGCAGTCTTGATCGCCTTTCGAATGGATTCAACTAGTGCCTTCTTTTTATCGCAGATAGTATACTTTGGTTTAAATCCATCAGCAATATTTAGATGATTAAGAGATACGACTTCTCTAAAATGCCCGAAACAAGCAATCACTTTATATCCTGGTCCAAGATATGTTTCTATTTTTTTGCATTTCGCCGGAGATTCGACTATTACCAATTTCTTTGAAAAATTCATACATCTATACATCTGTATTTATATTATATACATGTTCTATTTATATAATATAACTAGAAACACAGAACAGCGTAATTTCTTTAAGAGTTTAAAATATATATAATATATATGAATCAGTCTTTTACACAGAATTCATATGATGAGTATATTATTTACACTAAAAGTGGATGTGATTTCTGTAAAAAGTTGAAAAACTTATTGGTTAATGAAAAAAAAACATTCAAAGAAGTAAATTGTGATAAGCAATTGACTAATAATAGAGAACTGTTTCTCTCTTCTGTCAAAATAGCAACTGGTAGAGATTGGAGAACCTTCCCAATCGTATTTACGAATAATACTCAATTCATTGGAGGATATACTGAAACAGTAAATTATATTGAAAGAGAGAAAAGCTTTGGTTCATTTTGAATATTAATTTGTTTAAATTTGATAAAAAATAAACACGTATAAAATCTAAACATTTATTGAAATAATTGAACAAATATGGAAAATACAAGATTAGAAGCTAGTGAATTATGGAACACTGTAATGTTGGATATAAAAAAAACTAAATCCAAATTTAAGTTTTTTATAAAAACTATAAATAATAATTCTGTACTGATGAGTTTTTTATCAACTGAAGTGATTACTCATTTAAAGGAATTAACGAAATTGTGGAATAATAATAAAAATGCTAACATAGATTATTATTTTAAAATGAAAGAACATCATTCACATATAAATTGTAAAATAACAAATGAACTATTGAAAAATATGTGGGAAGAATATATAAATTGCTGTTTAGAATTTAGAGTAAAATTAATGAAATTAAATAATTTATGTAATAGTTTAACTGATTAAAATCAAACTACATTGAAAGAGAGAAAAGCTTTGGTTCATTTTGAATATTAATCATAATCCATAATCATAATCAGAGAAAGAATTATAGGTTTAGTTTCCATTGCTTCCAACTAATATTAATTGGTTCTATGACCGTTTCCGTCTTTTCGTATATTTTGTCAAGTTTTTCTGATTTCTTCAAAGCACTATCAATATAAATGTTCTTCAACAACTTGCCTATTTGAAAAGATCCCTCATGTTGATCGATCTCTCCATTTTCTATTTGAGATAATGTGTCGATAAACAGAAACAACATTTGAATATCAATTTCATCCTTTTTGACACGATTATATATATCAGTATAATGTGTAAATAAGAAAGAACACTTTTCAATAGAAATAATGTTCAATCCTTCTAAATCATCCTTATATTCTTCTTTTAATAAGAGCAATTTATGTATATCTTCTTTTAACAAAGGACTGTGTTTTAGAGTTCTTATTTTTTGCGTTTGATCCTCTACATTGTTCATTTTTATTAATTTTTGTAATTGTAACTGTTCGTTTTCATTCATCGTAATAATATAATTATTGAAAAATAATTATATTATTTAACTAATATATGAAAGGAGGAATTGCTTTTCCACAAGGTTATTCACCATCGATTGATTTACCAGGCGGTTCACCTAGTCAGGCGGCACTAGCAATTAATGCGAATACACAAGTTGTAAAAGGGGCTGATTCTAAAGGTGGTGCTAAAGGTGGTTTTAAAGGCGGTGCTGCGACATTTGCTGTTACAAACGTCCAAACTTCAAGTTATCCAACAAATTATCCAGCAGATGCAACGAGTAGCAAACTTATGCAAATTCAAACACAACAACTCGTCAATTCGCAAGAAGATTCTGCTGCTATTATTTCTAAAGGTGGCCGAACAAAGAGACGTTATCGTCGTCGAAAGCAGAAACAAAGAACCACAAAAAGAAGATATAGGAAACGCAGTCGTAAATATCGTAGGTAAATAAGGTTGTTCGATAAAGAATATATATTATTATTATATCATATGCTTGGAGATATGCTATTAATAATATTTGTGACATTTTGGACTATTTTATTAATGTATGTTCCTTATATACTAGGACTAAAACAGAATATCATCGATGATTGGGCAAGTTATAGATGTAATCCAATTGTATTACCGATTGCCGGATGGATAAATAAAGAAAATGATCAAAGTGCATCTGAAGCGACCTCACAAAATTTTCAATATTGCACACAAAATATTATGGGTAGTTTTATGGGATATTTATTGGAACCATTGAACTTCATTACTAGCGGTTTGGCTAATATGGGTGGCGAGGTAATAGATAGTTTAAATTATGTGAGGGCCGTCATTAGCAATGTGAGAGATTTTTTTATGAATATCGTCCAAAGTCTAATGAGCATATTTACCAATATTATAATCGAGTTTGTTAAAATATTCATTGGAATTAGAGATTTAGCAGGAAAGATGGTTGGAGTAGTATTAACAATAGTGTATGTATTAGAAGGTCTCAGTTTATCTGGAGAGTCATTGATGAATGGTTGGGTTGGAGATATTTTTAATGTAGTCTGTTTTCATCCAGATACAATAATTCAAAAAATAGATGGAACAAAATGTAAAATGAGTGAATTATCTTTAGGAGATAAAATAGACGGAAATAGTGAAGTTCAAATTATTATGAAAATAAAAAATACACCAAGAGTGAAATTCTATAAATTTGTAAATGGAGAAGAAAATATATATGTTACAGGATCACACTTGATTTATTTGAATGAAAAAGATGGATATATACCAGTAGCCGAACACTCGGATGCGGAATCGACAGAAGATATAAGCGATGAGTTGTGCTGCCTAGTTACAGATAATCATAATATAAAAATAGGTAAATATGTCTTCCATGATTGGGAAGATGATAAGGCAAGAGAGAAATATGAGTATAATAAAATGATTATTTAATATATTATAAGATATGTCGGATGATGAACAAAATAAAATAAACAAACAAGGTGCGATAGATAGGGTAATGTTATTATATAGTAAACAAGGTTACTTTAATCTATATGGTCCAACTATTATTTACTTTATTTTTATGATTTTTGTATTGTTCTTAGTCATATCTTTTACGAAAGCGATGATGAATATCAAATATTTAAGTGATAATTGGGAAACAGAGAGATGTAGTCCTTCTGTCATGCCATTTGCCGGATTAATCAATTTACCCAAAGGAAAAACTTTTCTTGGTTATACAAGCGAAAACTATCAATATTGTGTTCAAAATATTCTGACAAGTATATCTGGTGCTGAATTGGAACCGCTCAAATTCGTAACAAATGCAATTACCGAAATATTTTCATTAGTATTAGATGCTTTAAATTCAATTAGAGGTATTATTGCTGAAATAAGAAAAAGTATTAGTAATATAACTGGACAGATTTTCTCAAAAGTAATCAATGTTCTTATTCCATTTCAAGAAATACTTATAAAGATGAATGATATATTCGGTAAATCACAGGCCATGTTGACAGCAGGATTATATACTATTTTTGGAATATATTATTCAGTGAAATCATTCTTCGATGCATTTGTCAATTTGTTGCTTACAATGCTTATTGCGTTGGTCATTGTTATTTTTATATTATTAATATTTTTTCAACCCAGTGCATTAGTGTTTATTTTAATATTTACAGGAATAACTATTCCATTAGGACTTATTATTAATTTTATATCAGACGTTTTTGGAACGCCAACATTTCCAGGGATGCCACAATTAAAATGTTTTGATAAAAATACGAAACTGAAATTACAAAATGGAAAAGACGTGAGCATTTCAAATATTCGGGTTGGTGACATATTAAATGATGGTTCTATTATACAATGCCATGTAATATTAGAGAGGGGAAATGAAGATATGTATAATTTAAATGGTGTGATCATTAGCGGAACACATCGTTTATTATATAAAAATAAATGGATATGTGTTGCAGATTATCCAAATATAGAGAAGATATGTGATTATAATGAACCGTTATTATATTGTGTGAATACGAGTAACAAAATAATCAAATTGAATGGTATAGTTTTCTCTGATTGGGATGATATTTTAGTAGAAGATAAATATTTACGATTATTAAGAAATGTCAGCACTGAAGAATCGATAATAAGATTAGATCAAATACATAGTATTTATAATAAAGGATTTCCGTTTGATACACTGATAGAAATGAAAGACGGAACAATGAAATTCGTCACGGAAATAAATATCGGTAATGAATTAAAATCATATGATATTCATCGTCCCATTAACGTATATGGAAAAGTATTAATACAATCACATGACTTGGTATATGGAAATTTGTTAGATAATACAATAAAATATACAGAAGATTTAGGAGGGTTTTATCATTTGCTGACCGATCAAGGATATTTTTATGTAAACGGAAATAAGTATTTTGATTATAATGCTTGCGTTGATTTATACGTAAATTAACTGGTAGATTAACATATTATATAATAATTATTATCTATAAAATATGTATAATGAAGTTAAATATTAATGTCGAGACCATTGTTTTAATATGTATACTATTAATTATTTTATACGGACATCTTTTGTTTTCTTGCGCTAAAACACACAATCCTTATCTATTAATAGAAGGATTTAAAGAAACTATGAAAAAAACAGCAGATGCGATAAAAGTGACACCATCCAATGAAAAACGCAATGGTATAACGAAAGAAGCATTTTCGAATCATAAACAGTCATATTCAGAAGGCAATAATAGCAGCATGCTTATGTTTGCGAATACGCCATTTAAACCTGAATGTTGTCCTACAACATATACGAATAGTATGGGTTGTGCATGTATTAGCAATAAACAATACCAAAATTTAATACATCGCGGAGGGAATAATGTTCCATATAGTGAATATTAAAATGTGAGTAAACACTTTGAACAATATCGTATTTGTTTTGTATCATCCAATGAAGTATCAATATGATCTATTTCTATATCATGCTTACATCGTTTTCGTAATTTATTTTCAATAGAAGAATTCAAATTATTTATTTTTCTTAAAATAGTGTAGTTATTACAATAATCTGTATTTGCATCGAAAAAAAGATTATTACGAATATATGTTCTATGCTTATTGAGAAATTGGTACATGATTAACAAATTTTCGATTGATTTTGCGTTTGATTCTTCGTCTTCTTCGTCGTTTTCTTTATCATATTTGTTTTTATTCATGTTGATTTAAATAATTACATAATAATTATTTAAACTACAAATAATACTACAATACTACAATTTCATGAAATTAAAACTTAAATGTGAATAATTTCATCAATGATTTTCTTTATAACACCTTTATGATACCATTCCACCAAAACAAACAATTAAATATCGATTTATATTTGACTTAGACATACAAGTTTCGATATGTCATATTACCTTCTTCTCTCTTTATCAACTTGTCAACAATCTCTTTTGTAACTTGAAATGGAAATGTAACCTTCAATGCCAAATCTGTTTCAAACAAGTTCTCTCCAGGTTTCATCAATCGATAAAGATTCAACTTTGTATATATAATTTCCATACAGCGTTTCAAATTACGGACTCCATCTTCATTACAGCAGTGATTCTCTATAATATGATGTAATGCATCATCTTGAATAATAACCTGACCTTCTTCGAATACAACTTGTTTTCGAATATTCGGCAGCAAATACTGATTACTGATGATTGTTTTCTGTTTTAAATCATAACCCTTCGTTTTAATACGATACATTCGATCCTTCAATATAGGATTTACCTTTGACTCGTCATTGTAACTGAAGATAAAAATACATTTACTCAAATCAAAATCGATCTCTGAGAAATACTTGTCATGAAATTGACTATTCTGTGTTGTATCTGTCAAATGTGTCAATATACTCGCAATTTCTTCCCCTTTTGGTGTATCACTGATCTTATCCAATTCGTCGAAATAGATGACTGGATTCATACTTTTGCTTTCAATTAATATTTGCACAATCTTACCCCAGACACTTCCCTCATATGTATAAGAATGTCCTTCTAAGAAACTACTATCTGTCGCACCACCCAATGCAATAAAAGCAAAAGGGCGATTTAATATTTTACTAATTCCTTCTTTCACCAAAGAGGTCTTTCCACTACCTGGTGGTCCATGTATCGCAATTGCTGTCCCAATAGAGGAAGGATTTGTTATTAATTGTCCTAGGATTTGCATAATTTGCATCTTTGTATCATTTAACCCATATACTGCAGCATCCAACGTTTTCTGTGCGTTCTCCATGAATTCATGACACTTCTCTACACCATCTGAGAAATGAATGGGTAGCGTATCTACTTTCCCGAAAGGAATTCGCATGAAAGTATCGACCCAATTTTTTATCTTGTAATACTCTCCATTAGAAGGATCCATATTACGCAGGATTGCCATCTTCTTCATAGCAGCAACCTTATATACAGCAGGTATATCCGATTCGATTAAAGATAATCTATATGGTTTATCAAATTTCTCATATTGATTGATTTCTCTAATTTTTTTAATAATGGACTTCTGTTGAACGACATCCAACTTGGCAAAATACTGAAAGTCGTTCAACATATTCTTATTCTTAATAATTTTTCGAAAAATACGTTCATTTCTCTCTTTTTGTTTTTCACCTTTTCTCTCTATCTTTTCATTTTGTTTAATCAATTCTTTCTTACATTGACTGATACATTTACTGATAAGTTTATTATTATATTTTTTCTTTATATTATCCAATTGACTGATCACATCTTCATTCTTTACTTTGTCATCCGATATACCTGCATTTTCCATATTTTTAATTTTATTAATAATTTCTTTTACGACATCGACATTTTCCTTTTTATCTCCTTCTCTAGAGGATGTATTTTTCTTAGTTTTATCTTCTTGTTTTGTCGCTCCGCGACGACCTTTTTGTACAACTTCTTCTTCTTCTTCTTCCGATTCTGAGTCAGTATCATCCTCATCTTCTGATGTGCTAACCTCTTCATCCTCATCTTCTGTCTTATAATCTTCATCTTCACTGTCAAACTCTTCATACTCGTCTTCATCTTCTTCATCCGACTCATTATCCTTTATCGTAAATATTATATTGAACTTGTTTGGTTTATCGTCCGCCATATTATTATCATAACTTTTATTTTTTTTAAATTTATTAACGCTGCTATTAGATGCGAATTTTTGTTCATCTTTTATTTTTTCTGTCATATATTTGGAAGGAAATAGTTTACCCAAGAATTTTTTATACTCTATCGAATTCAACTCTTCATCATCTGAAGATGAATCGTTTGGAGGATCATTTGGTTCATTTGGTTCATTTCTTTTCTTTGAACGTGTAATAATGTCTGATTTCATTTGATTTTTTTTGGTAATTTCTTTGTTTGTATCTCTTCGAGGCATTATGTACAATACATAAATTATTTTAAATAGTATTTAATAGTATTTAATAGATATTAAGAGATTACTATATGAATAAACAACTGACGACAAATTTTATCTCGTTCAGAGATAAATATTCTCATAATGAGAGAAAAATAGAATCAGGGAATATATTACATAAATATCCCGGCAAGATTCCAGTCATATGTGAAAAATTGAAGAACACCAAAAATATGCCGAATATTTCTAAAACAAAGTTTCTGGTATCGAGAGATCTAACAATTGGTCAATTTATCTATATTATTCGTAAGTTTATTAGTGTTCATCAAAATACTGCTCTTTTTCTATTTATTGGTGATATTATACCACCTACTTCGGCATATATTTCAGATATTTATAATATATATAAAGATACGGATGGATTTCTGTATATCACCTTTTCTACAGAAAATACGTTTGGTTAATAAGGTTAGACCAATTGAATAATTATTAAATATAACTATTCAATCTTCAATGACATGACATGACATGACATGTTGGGAAACCCAACATTTACATATTTAAGCGCGTGAAGCGGAAGCACTTGCTGCAGCCGATCTAGATGCAGCGGCTTGTGCTTGTGCGGCGGCTGATGCTGCGGCACTTGCTGCTCTGGATGCTTTTGCTGAAGCAGATCTTGAAGCAGATGCAGATCTTGCTCTTGCAGCAGATCTAGATGCACTTGCTGCTCTGGATGCTTTTGCTGAAGCAGATCTGGCAGCACTAGCTGCTCTAGATGCAGCTCTTGCAGCAGATCTAGATGCAGATCTAGACGCAGAGGATGATCTACTTTTCATTGATGAACGTTTAGAATGACGACGATGACGAGTTCTTCTTCCCATTATAAAATAGTATGAGATTATAATTTTTTTGTAAATATGGTCCAATATTTAAAAAAAGGTCGAATCAAAGAGATGCCTAAATATGTAAAGGACCCCTGTTTACTCCTCTTTTGCCAAATTTTTAAAGTTTGTTTTTCAAAAGTGAAATCTACCATATTGTATCAGTATTACGCCACCACATTTTATCATTCTTTGTTATTTTGTATATTTCCCTAAATATAATTGAACGAGACAATGGAATATTTGTTCTATATTTGTCTAAAGGATGAGGATTTGTTTTTAAATTGGCTTGTAATGCTCTTTTAAAAATTTTTTGTCGCATTTGATGAGCATAATAGACAAAAAACTTTTGAAAAGATAAATATTGAATTGGTAAAATAATATCTTTATATGTATGTAAATTTGCTAAATATTCAACGCAAATCTCTAATCCAGATATATCTGACATATCTTCACCCAACCCAATTTCTACATCATATACGATTCCATCTCTTTTTGCGAACTCTTTATATTGTTCTATTACATCATTTTCCTTTTTCTTAAATTTGATCTTATCTTCTTTCGTCCACCAATCATTTAATTTTCCAGTATGATCATATTTACTACCCCAATCATCTAAACAATGACTCATTTCGTGCGCTAGTGTAAATCCAGCATGAGCAAGAATACTTTCACGACTCATTGCTATATCGATAAAAGGTTTTTGAATATATGCTAAAGGAACATATATTGAATTTGTAGATGGCGTATAAGAAGCATTAACAACATATGCTTGTGTTCCTGTAAATTTAGGTGGGTATCGACCCCAATCCATAGTAGGAATATCTACATTATTCGTTACATGTCCATCTAATGATAATGATTGTTTAAATCTCCATTCAAATATTAATAGCATATTTTCTAGAAAGTTTGAAGTATAATGTAATATTGGATCTTTACGTAATACTGGCTGAGACCCTACAATCAATTTAAGTTTATTTAATTTTAGTATAGCACTACTTTTCGTTTTTGGTGTTAGCCAATTATTATTTTTGATAATTCGCATAAATACATGTTTTAATTCATCCATCAATACATTTAAATACCTTATATTGGTTTCATTTTTATAAATTTTAATATATTGATTGGATAAAAATGTGTTAAATGCACATCCAAGTCCAAATATGCCATCTATTCCTTGACTTGCAAAATTTTTCTGTTCGCCTCGTTCAAACTTTCCGCGAAATTCATAGATAATATCTCTCGTTTGTTTACAAAATAAAGCAGTCTGTCTAACATAATTATAAATAAAATATGTTCTAAATGCCTTTGTATTCCACTCCTTTAATAATAATTCAGTTCCGTATTTTAAATAATTTACACTTCGGGTTATGAAGAAATCTGGCACTTTTGTAAAACCCATTTCTATACAAAATTCTTCCCAATTAAAATTATATTTAGTTAGTGCTTCCTTTTTTGTTATCTTATTATAATTATTTGGATCCTCCTTTTCTGTGAGACCACCGAATGCATTTAACAATTTCACTTGTGTATCATAAATATCATTAGGATCGAAATCATTATCTTTACCAAATAACGTTTCAAATAAATCTGTTATATATTTGAAATAACGTTTCTTATAATCAGCCTTATATTTGGTATCAATTCCATCATCGAAATATACATTTATATCTACAAATATAAGTCCTGGTCCATTTAATGCAGCTCGAAATGTTGATGGATCAGATTCATCCGGTAACATTTCGTATATAAACGGTAGTCCAACGGAATTAAGTTCACCTGCTGTTTTATTCAATAATCCCATTAATTTCCAAAGATTGTCCTTATTTATCATCAAATCATCTATTTTTGAAATCATTTTATTTGCATTTGATTTTATTTCTGTTACAGTTGAAAATGTTTTAGTTGATTTGTAGAATGTGTCTAAACACTTGCCAAAAGTAGTATGTTTCGACGTTTTCAAATAGTCTTCTACAATTTCAAATAAGTGTGAGAATACTAGTCTTTGAACTAACCGAAAATCATCAAACTCTACTATATATTTGTTACCTTCTTCAACCTTGAAATTTTTTAACCAATCGCGATTTACCCAATTATAAAAATCATTCTTTGGATTTATCTTTTTATTGTTATAAAATGCATTAATCATTCTACTTTTCTTTTTGTGTCTTACCGTTTTGTTTTTACTCATCCAGTTCTTTTCGTTTTTACTAAACTCTTTTTCAAAAGTAAATATTGGAAAATCGTCGAATTTAATTCTTTTTCTTGTGTGTTTCATATTATTTTGTAATATTTTTATTATACTATATATATATTGGCTATTGGCTATTGATTAATATTAATTATGCTTAATATTAATATTAATCAATAAACAGATTTACATAAAAATAATATAAAATACTTTATTATTTATATTTATCAATGAATGCTATAGTAGCTATAGACAATAACAGTGGTTTATCGAAAAATGGAACAATACCATGGAATATAAAATCAGATATGAAATTCTTTCAAAAGAAAACAGAAAATAATATTGTTATTATGGGTCGGTCGACATTTTTCTCTCTACCAGAAAAAAATAGACCCCTTAAAGAGAGAATAAATATTGTTTTAACACATAATCCAGAAAAATATGATCATCTTGTTCAGTCTAATCTTCTATTTACGAATGAGAATAATATATCTTCTGTTATAGATGACGTAAAGAGATTGAATCCTACTTTTTCCGTATATATAATTGGTGGAAATCAAATATATGAGAAGTATTTACATCTATGTGATAACATTTTTATAACACATATCAGTGAAAACTATTATTGCGACCTATTTTTCAACGACGAGAAACTGATCGAAGGATTTGAAAAAACTATTATAGAAGAAAATAATAAGTATACGATTATTCATTATAAACGTTTGAAACAACCTATATAGATTTTATTTGAGCTATTATAACCGCACTTTATCTCTAAATAAAAATAAATTGATATTAAACAATCTAAATATATCTTCTGATATTAAAAGAGAAGAATGTCAATGAACAAAATGAACCCAAGCAAAATTATTGGAATCCAATTCAGTATTCTATCTCCCGAGGAGATTCGAAATAGTTCTGTCGCAGAAATTACTTCGAGAGACACATATATCAATAATAAACCCGTCATCGGTGGTCTATTTGATCCTCGTATGGGTGTATTAGAACCAGGACTCATTTGTCCAACTGACGGATTGGATTATATGAAGACGCCTGGTTATTTCGGTCACATTGAGCTGGCTAGACCCGTATTCTATATTCAATATTTTAATACTATTTTGAAAATTTTACGATGTGTTTGCTTTAAATGTAGCAAATTACTCATCAATAAAGATACATATAAACAGGCACTGAAATTGGTCGGAGAACAACGATGGAAATATGTATTTAATATTGCCAGCAAGAAGCATTATTGTGGTGAAGACAACGACGATGGTTGTGGTTGTCTTCAACCACTCAAAGTGCGCAAAGAAGGACTCGCTACTATCATTGCTGAATGGAAAGACGATATTATTATCAAATTGACTGCAGAAATGATTTTGAAGATATTCCGGCGCATATCTGACGAAGATGTTAATTTCATGGGTTTCAGTCCCATTTGGAGTCGACCTGATTGGATGATCTGTCAAGTTATGGCAGTTCCTCCTCCTCCAGTTCGCCCATCTGTCAAACATGATTCTTCTCAACGAAGCGAAGATGATCTCAGTCACATCTTGGTCAATATTATCAAGACGAACAATACTCTTCAGGAAAAAATACAGATGAATGCAAATGAAAATATCATCGAAGATTGGACAACATTGTTACAATATTATATTGCAACTCAAGTGGACAACAAACTACCAGGAGTTTCTTCTGTTGCACAACGATCTGGTCGTCCTCTTAAATCCATCAAAGATCGTTTGAGTGGAAAAGGTGGACGTATGAGAGGCAATCTCATGGCAAAACGTGTTGATTTTAGTGCCCGTTCTGTTATCACTGCTGACCCCAACATTTCCATCAGAGAACTTGGTATTCCTATGAAGATCGCCAAGAATATCACTAAACCAGTTCTCGTGAATGAGAGAAATCGAGCATTCTTGACAAAACTTGTGCGTAATGGACCCGATGTCCATCCTGGCGCCAAAATACTTGAAAAGAAGAATGGTAATACTATTACTTTGCGATACATTGATCGCAATTCGGTTATTCTTGAAGATGGTGATATTATTCATCGACACATGATGAACGGCGATATTATCCTCTTCAATCGACAACCAACACTTCATAGAATGTCAATGATGGGACATGTTGCGAAAATTATGAAACAAGGTGACACATTTCGAATGAATGTAGCCGATACCAAGCCTTACAATGCAGATTTTGATGGAGATGAGATGAATTTACATATGCCTCAGGATGTAGAGGCAGAATCAGAATTGAGGAATTTGGCGGCCGTTCCTTATCAAATAATTAGTCCAGCAAATAATGCACCAATCATCGGCATATTTCAGGATTCCATGTTGGGATGTAATAGATTTACACGACCTAATATTCGATTTGATGCAAGAGAAGCAATGAACCTGCTAATGGCATTTCAACGAGTCAATGAACACAAGTTGGAAGATCTATTACAGCAGAATAATGGTAAGATTTCCAATTTCCATATATTGTCACAAATTATGCCACCTTTGTCATTGAAATATCCCACCAAGTTGTTCAAAAAAGATGAAGACAAAGAAACATCCAATAATGTTCTCGAAATAAAAAATGGAGAATACCTTCGTGGACAGATGGAGAAGGGTGTTCTTGGTGGTGGATCGAAGAGTATCATTCAACGCACATGTAATGACTTTGGAAATATGGCAGCATCCAACTTTATTGATGATTTACAGAACATTATCACTGAATATATGAAATCGAGTGCTTACAGTGTTGGAATTGATGATTTGATTGCAAATGATGATACAAAGCATAAAATTATCAAAGAAATCACTTCAAAGAAGGAAGATGTGAAGAATCTCATTGATCAAACTCATATCGGCATTTTCGAAAATAAAACGGGGAAAACGAACCAAGACGAGTTCGAAACACAAGTCAATAATATTTTGAACAAGGCAACACACGAAGCAGGATCTATTGGACTTAAGAGTCTCAGCAAAGAAAATCGATTTGTTATCATGGTAAATGCTGGATCAAAAGGAAGTGACCTGAACATTTCTCAGATGATTTCTTGTTTGGGACAGCAAAATGTGGATGGAAAGCGTATCCCCTATGGATTTGATCACAGAACATTGCCTCATTTCACCAAATACGATGATAGTCCAATTGCTCGTGGGTTTGTTGAGAGTTCGTATATTAATGGACTCTCACCACAAGAACTCTTCTTCCATGCAATGGGTGGTCGTGTAGGTCTTATTGATACTGCTGTGAAAACATCTACAACTGGATATATTCAAAGAAGATTGATCAAGGGTTTGGAAGACTTGATGGTGTCATATGATATGACAGTGAGAACGAACAAGAATAAAATTGTCCAATTCGTTTATGGCGATGATGGTATTGATACGGTAAAAGTGGAGAATCAATCGATGCCTCTTGTGAAAATGAGTATCCAAGACATTTATTCTCATTATAATTTCCCTAATGATGCAGGGTTGTCAAAATCACTGAAAAGTATTATGACTGGAGAATGCTTTAAACAATACAAGAAAGAGATCACCGAAATGAATAAATTGTGTAAGTTCTACACAGATCTCATGATCAAGAAACGCAATCAAATTGTTGAAAGTATATTTCGATATAAAGACGATAGTAACGTATATTGTCCAGTTGCATTCAGTTATCTCATTGGCAATATTCAAAATCAAATGATGATTAATGCCAACTCGATCATTGATATTACTTTCTTGGAAGCGTTCCAAATGATGACAGAATGTTTATCGCATCTGGAGAAGATCTACTATTCTCCTCCAACCGAATTATTTAAGACATTATTCTACTTCTATCTTGCACCAAAAGAACTCCTATTTGTCAAACGATTTAATCGAGCAGCATTGACACTTCTATTGGAGAAAATCTCACTTGATTATAAGCGTGCCATTGTTGCGCCAGGTGAAATGGTTGGTATGATCGCAGCACAAAGTATTGGTGAACCAACAACACAACTGACTCTCAATACATTTCATTTTGCTGGAGTATCGAGTAAGTCAAACGTTACTCGTGGAGTTCCTCGTATTGAAGAAATTCTGTCATTATCGAATGAACCAAAGAATCCATCATTAACGATTTATATGAAACCAGAAGATGAAGATGACAGAACAAAAGCACAATCAATTATGTATTCTTTGGAATATACAAAACTTGTTGATATTGTCGATACGATAGAGATCTGCTTTGAACCATCAGATGAAACAACAAGCAGTTCATGTTTCAATGATACGGAATTATTACAGCAATATAATCGGTTTGAACAACTCGTAAGTGAATGTAATGTAGATGGTAATTCATCAGGAGCTGACAAATCGAAATGGATGTTACGAATGGAAATGAATGCGGAAGTCATGTTGGAGAAAAATATTACAATGGATGATATTCATTTCACTTTGAAAAATAGTTACGGAAATGAAATATCATGTATCTTCTCAGACTATAACTCAGAGAGTTTGGTATTTCGTATTCGAATGAATAATCTTCTTCAATCACAGAAGAAAAATGCGGCAGATCCTCTTGATCAATTTGATCATATCTATGTGCTGAAGAACTTTCAAGAACAGTTATTGAACAGCACTATTATTCGAGGTATAAAGAAGATCAATAAGGTTATTCTGCGAAAGATCCTGAATAATGTATCAGAGCAATCTGGTGTGTTCAAGAAGAAAGATATTTGGGTGCTTGATACAGTCGGTTCTAATTTGTTAGAGATTCTTGCATTGGATTATATTGATATGTCAAGAACATTCAGCAATGATATTATGGAGGTATATAATGTCCTCGGCATTGAAGCAGCAAGACAAACTATTTACACTGAATTATCAGAAGTTCTAGAGTTTGATGGAGGGTATATTAATTATCATCACATGGCAATGTTATGTGACAGAATGACATATTCGAGTAAACTAATATCTATCTTCCGTCATGGAATTAATAATGATAATATCGGTCCTATTGCAAAAGCATCCTTTGAGGAAACACCAGAGATGTTCTTGAAAGCGGCAAAACATGGAGAATTGGATATAATGCGAGGTATTTCAGCGAATGTAATGGTTGGTCAAGAAGGTATGTTTGGAACAAATGCGTTTCAAATTATATTGGATATTGAAGAGATGAAGACATTAACTATTAGTGAACAAAATCGGTATCACAAAGAAGATGTCCAAGATGTCATCAATAAACACTTCGGTCATATCGAAGAAGCTGGATCACAATGTTCTGCCTCTAAATTGAAGATTAATAATAATATTCATATTGATGTGAATACAGATATGGATCTTGCTGAGGAAGCGGAGGACGATGACTATTCGCCAGATGGATTATAAGAAGCGATAATAATAGAATAATATAGATAGATAAATGAATCATAATAATTTGCGGGATTATTATGATTATCAATACATTTTTTATTGAAGAAAATATTATATTATGATATTATGATATTATGATGATGAAGGTAACAAAATAGGCCTTTGTTTCTTCGTTTTAGCCTTCTGTTTCTTGCCTATTTTTTGTTTTAATTCAAGTATGGTTAAACCCCTATAGGGATTATATTGTGGCGGTAATTCTGAGTTAGGTTGTTTACGAAGCTGATTCCATTTAACCGGTTTATATGTTAGAATAATCTCTTCAATAATGCGTTTTTCCTGGTCAATGGTTTCATCTTGATCAACTTCAGGTGGCGTTAAAGGTAAAAACCTTTTCGTCTTTTTTTTGCCAGTCGTTTTCTTCTTGACAACCTCAATTGGAACAATAGGATGACCTTCTCGTTCTGCCTGTAAACTTAGTATTTCATTTAATTTAGATATTTTACCTCTTTCTTGATACTTTGTTTTCTTTCTCACCTGATATTCACCTAAAAATGTATTAATATCAGTATATTCTGTCAAAGCCAATTCGATATCTTTTTTCTTATTACATTGTAATTCATCCAATGAGAGAAGTATACGATTATCTTCGATTTTATTAATTAATTGATATGTTGCAATATGTTCATTTCTACTCGGTGATGTAATTATAAATACAAAAGTATTACTTTTTACAGCAGTAACCGCAGTAGCAGCAGTTTGAGAATTAGATATACTGGGTTCTGCAATTGTGTCATTCAATATTAAGAATCGTCTTTCGTATAAAGAGAGAAATATCGGTTTATTTGATATCAAAATAGCAGGTATCTTGTAATAAATCATTAATATCATCAAATCAAAATTAGTAATAAAATATTCTTCAGAGTAAATGACATCCATTATATTTATGCTTTTCATGTTTAATTGATCTGTCAAATACTTTTTTCCTTCAGTCTCTAATATATTGATTATTTGTTGTTTATATCGCAGAAATAGATTAGAATATAGTTTATATAAATCAGATTTAATATTTTCAATTGTCAACTCTTTTTCTCTGATACGATTCACTATATCAATAATAATTTTATAACCACAAGCACTAGTGTTATAATATTTCAATGCAGCAAAATCAGTGGATATAAAACATGCCTTCCAATATATCATTTTCACTTTTTCGATTTCTGTAACACATTCACTATTATCTTCCTTTTCGAAATCAGACAAATTTGCCCTTTTCTCTATTAAATTTGCATTATCATATGTATTATAATGAACATAAGGATTAATTTTATCTTCTATCAAATTTTCAAAGTAGTCTTTCACTTCTGTTTCCATAATTAAAATTTCATCATTATTCAAGTTATAATTCAGAGAACCGAAAGATAAATAAGTATTAGGTTTGAAAATATACGAATTGATTCTTTTGTATCGTATTAACTGATCTGTCAATTTACCAAAATATATAGTTTCATTATCATATTTCAATTCTTCTGACAAAATCCCCTTATTTGGCAAATTTAATTGACAATCCGTTGTGAAAGAACATAATGGTTGTCTGATATCACATTCTGTTTTGTCAAGAAATAAACAGGTTGAGAAGTCTTTTACTACACCGATATAATCCTTTACTTCAATATCCACAAAAATGATTTTATTACTAATGCGAACCAAATGTTTTAATATATCTAATACCATTTTATATTTCTGGTTGTAAGTCAAGAACATATTTTGTATAATATCCTCCAACTGTTCTCTCAATTTGACATAATCATATTTATTCAATAATAATCGAATTGTATTTCTGAACGCATTATAGAATAGTGTTTCTAAACGAATTAATAATATTTCTTCTGTCCGTTCCTTATCTTCTTCGCCATCATTTAATATACGATCTTCATTATTATAGTAATCCAGTAAATTATCCTCTCTTAATGGAATCAAATCGTCATCATTTTTTATATCTTCAATGAACTTCGTTGGTTCGCTAATCTTTACAAATTGATTCGTTTCTGTCAAAATACCGATGATTTTTTCATCTTCTAATACTTTGAACCTTGGTTTACAATTGATTTTTGTATTTTTATTCAAATTGATTAAAAAATTGCGGGTTTTTTTATATTTTTGATATATGCTTGGTTCACCGATAAATACATAATCATATTCATTTCGTATCGATGATGGAAAACATGGTACTAATCCTTGAACGTCTTTACCATTTTCTTCTTTATGAACAAATAATAATATGACTTTACTTGCATAGTTTACGACTTGATAAATAATATCATAATTGTGTCGTTTTAATACCTTGATCATTTCATCTAACTTCATTGGATCTTCATATTTGTATACACGAGACTTATGTATTGGGTTACATTGATGTTTCATGATTGGACCGATGACTTTACTTAATATTCTTTTTATATTAGGCGACAAAGTAGGGTTACGAATATGAAATAATGATAAGATACCAATCCTCTTAGCATCTTCATTTTTAATCATAAATATTGGCTCAAAGTATTGATGACCATGATCTGTTGCTGCGTATAAAAAAAGAGATGGCTTTAAAGAACTATATACATTCGAAGAGTAATGATTTGTAGGACAAATGATTTCCACATTACATGTTTCATCATTACATGTAGAATAGAGAATGACCAGGTTAATACCCTTCTTCTGTATAAATAAACCGTCTTGACTACATATCATATCCCATAAATATGTATAATCTATTATTACCGTATCATCGTTTAAATACCGAATGAAATTTTCATATGATTGAACAACGTTTCGAAAATATTGGTGTTTCGGGTCTGTCGTTTCAACGTCACCGTCTTTAAATAGTTTTTTATATAGAATACTTTCTGTGTATGGGGCTATATCTGTTTTCTCTGATTTCTCTGATTTGTCTGATTTAAATATCTGTATTAAATCTCCATTTTGAGAAGTAATGAAACGATCTAATGTTACGAAAGGAATCAATATATCATTTTTAAATTCTTTTATAGTTTTAGATGCAGCAACTGATTTTTGCTCTGGTTCTGCATATATAAATTGATATAATACTGATATACAAGAGAGAAACGATTGTAATGGATTGGCTTCGACGCCGATACGCAATAGACATTCTTTGTTTTTGATAATTTTATTGATATTGTCTGTATATTCTATATTACACCCAGTCTCATTTTGGTGATGTAAAAACATTGTTATATCGATCGGCAAATGTCCATACATTCCTTTTGAAAGAGGAAAATTCGTCGGTTTTTTAATATCTTCGTGCTTTTTCTCTTTTTCTGCGGGAATAGCTTTCATAGTCTTTTTCTGTCCTTCTACAGGAGGAGTAACTTCTACCGGGGGCGCAACTTCTACAGAAGATTCTTTTTGACCAGAAATATCCTTTTCGCCTTCTTTAAATGCGGCTTTAGCTTTCATTTCTTCCAATATTGGATCAGGCAAATTTGACATACATTTTGATTTTAACTCTTTTTGTTTTTTTTCTATTTTACTAAAACAGCACGGCATACACAGACCATCTTTATTATTTATAAAACCGGGATAGTGTTGTTTATAATCCGCATCATCTGTTCCATGAACATCTTTATAATAGAAATGATATACATATTCTCCGGGTTTTACAGTCTTTGCGTTTGGTGGTATTATATTTGGCCATCCACATATCTTTGCATTTTTATCGGTAACAGGTGACCATGTCTTTAAACACCAATATCTCGGACATATATAATAATTCATTGATTTTGGATTTGTACCAAAGCGAATTATTGTTTGATCACGTAAACCTTTTTCTAAAAAGTCTGGTATATCTTTTATAATTCGTCTCATCTCTGAATCCGTAACTAATACAGGTTGTCTTCTCTGAACAGATTGACATGATCTTGAATATGTTTTATATAAATTACTTACATTTTTTTCAAAGAAAACTAGTTCTTTCTTTTCTATTCTGGATTGAAATGGATTTGGGTATGTCAAACTTCGACCATCCCAATTCTCTAACCATTCATCGTCCGCAGGAGAACCAACGTCTGTGGATTCTTTTACAGCAGGATATTTTTGTTCTTCTTCTGGTTCTTCTTCTGGTTCTTCTTCTGCGGGGGAACCCATTTGACCAACTTTTTCAAAGTTGGATTCTTCTTCTGATTTTGATTTTGATTTTGTCGCAGGTAAAACATAACTGGGTTCTAATTCTGGCATTTCATTATAATCAACTTCAGGATTTGATAATTCTGTGGAAATACTTTTTTTACCAATATTTGAATATGAACTCGCTTTACTTTTAGGAAAATAACCATCATCTTCAGGTTCTTTTTGAAACTGAGATTGTATCTTTTTAAATTCGGTCTCGAAATTGGATTTTTTTTTTGGCTCACTTGATATACTTGAAACAAAACTAGCTTCTTCTTCCGGAACACTTGATATACTTGAAATACTTGGACTACTTTGAACAATTGGTTCACTTGAAATACTTGAAATACTTGGACTACTTTGAACAATTGGTTCACTTGAAATACTTGAAATACTTGAACTACTCTGAACAATTGGTTCACTTGAACTACTCTGAACAATTGGAATACTTTGAGCAGTGCTTTTATCTTGATCACTAGCACTAGCTTCTTCTTCTTCTGGTTCACTTGAACTACTTTGAACAATTGGTTCACTTGGAATACTTGGGCTACTTTGAACAATTGGAATACTTTGAACAATTGGAATACTTTGAACAGTGCTTTTATCTTGATCACTAGCACTAGCTTCTTCTTCTGGTTCACTTGAACTACTCTGAACAATTGGTTCACTTGGAATACTTGGGCTACTTTGAACAATTGGAATACTTGAACTACTTTGAGCAGTGCTTTTATCTTGATCACTAGCACTAACTTCTTCTTCTTCTTCTTCTGGTTCACTTGGAAAAATTGGAATACCCAAAATAGTTCTCTGATCTTGAATAATTGGTTTAATAGGAACAATTGGTTTACTTGAAGCAGTGCTTTGATCTTGAACACTTGGTTCTTCTTCTTCTTCTTCCGGCGATGATACAGCAGTAGCAATTGGGGAAGAGTTCTCTGATGATGATGATGCAACAATTGGTCCAGAATTGGATGATGAAGAATTAACTTGACCACCGCTACTATTACTTGTAAAATCATCAGAACTATATCCAATCATTCCCATATCATTTAGATCTTCTTCTTCATCTAATTCTGGTTCTTCTACTTCTTCAATTACAACAGCAGGTTTTCCATTAATATCTGCAATTTGACGTGTTTTATGAATTAAATCCGTAATATCTGTAATTTGTGCTGCTGCCGCTGCTGCTACAGAAATATGGGCAATCGTATCTGACACATTATAACATTCAATTGGTATTGATATACTCGATCTATCTTGTAATAACCGTATAACAGAATCTATATATATCGGTAAAATATCCAAATAAGCAATATTATTTATTTCTTCTACAGAAACAACTATCTTGAAGTTTATATTATCACAACGAAAAACTACTTTGAACCCAGGAATGGTAAACTTCAACTTTCTCATTTTAATATTTCCCATTGTCGCTGCATCCTGTTTCATTTGGAACTCTTTAGATGTTCTTGCGATCAACCGTTTTGCATCTGCATTGCTTATATTATAATTTGTCGTTAATAATTGTAAAAATTCTCGTTGTGTATATTCTTGCGATAGACTATATTCGCCTGCATTTATAAAGTCCAAAATAGACGACTCTATATACATATCTTCATCAAAATCTGCCACTCTCTTAAATCTCAATGGAACCTCTACTCCACTTATTTTTTCCGCAATAAAAACTGCATTAATACAGTCAATAATACCACTGAAATCTAACTTCTTGCTATCATATATTTCTCTCGTCATATTATACATACTTTGATAATGAATATTGTTTACTATGATATTTTCATCACGAAATTTATCGAATAATAATATATTATATCCATTCTGTTCCATATTCACTTTTAAATATTCTATCAATGGATTTACTCGACTACGAATAAAGTCTTCCACATCAGTCAATACTTTTATATCTAAAAACTTACAATAAATTTGAATATCGCCATTTTCATAGAACTCACAAATACTTATCTCCGTTTCTTCTGTATATATATACGCAGAAACTACACTTTTATACGCTTTTGTTATGATACCAAAATCACGATTCAATGTATTAATATTCGCCAACGTATCAAACCCTGCTTTCGAATTCGTTTTCATTGGAACATATGGTATTTTACGACCATCTGTAGATACCTTATTTGCATATAATCTAAATATATTTTCACTTGCCTTATCCGGATTGTATTTAATAAAAGGATTCGTCTCACTCGCGTGAATTAATTTAAAAACGATATCTAATGGTATTTTAATATTATAACTTGGTTTCATTGTAATTCGAATCATTTGAATTCCAGTTCCAATACTCACATTATTTGACCGCACTTTGGTATCTCTATATATGTCATACAACGTATCTACTTTGTTATAATTTACTCGATTCTCATCCACCATGCGAATACTCTGTTGTACCAATTCAGTTCTCTGAGAATCTAATTGTTCTATATTCAATATACCTTTTTCAAATAAATAAGGAAAATATATTTTTACATTATCCTTACGGTTATCGCCTAATACATCACTTGCCAAACACAAGTAAATACGATTATCTAATATATCGCCATTATTCATAAGTAATTCATTATTCGTTGTCGTCATTACATCGATATCATCTTGTTCGCCTTTGAAAAAGGCGGATTCACCCACCGAAAATGGATTTACTCTATAGAATTCGCGATTTATTTGTCCCAAAGTATGATCCATATAAAATACCTGATCTTCAATGTTCAATGAAATTATATCATCATAATCATATTCGGTCTTGTCTTCTATATTAAACCCAATTTTCTCTCTACTCTCGTTTAAAATAATATTAGAGAGAAAATTGTCCAATCGACTACGAGTTACCAAACGTCGCTTATGATTTGACAGTGTCTGAAATATACGGAAAATATTTATTCGTTTTTTTTCTTCACAGAAAAGGTATATTTCATCATATGACATTACTGATCCCATTGCTTCATTCACAGCATCAATAATTTTCAATTTAATATCGCTAATTGTATCATCCAAATGAATCTGCTGTCTAGAAAAATATATACTCACATTTGTGGCAGCTATCATCCTTTTCTCTGATTCACTAAATACCTCTTGAATAATCATCGCATTTTTATCTCGCTTGATTACCTCATTCAAATCCAGATCTTCATTGCCAGTATCTCCATAAAATACAATAATCCGTTCAATATCAGTCTGGTTTTTTAATTGAAAAATTTTATAGGGGTAATTACTTTTTAATTGTGACTGTGACTGTGACATATATAAATTAACTATATAATTATAAGTATTCTAATTTATATATTATATATCATAATATGGATTATCGGTAATTGTCATACCACAATAACTCTGTTGTTTTTTCTTATAGTCTACTGGATCATAGATACCAATTTTTACAGCATTTTCTAAAAGAAATTTGAAATTCTTCCAAAACTCCTGCTTATGACCGACTGAAACAGTCATTGTATGCGCTAATTCATGTATTCCAACAAATACCAATGTATTTTCATCTATCAATGTTCCAGTATTCTTCGTTTTATTCAAACAAAATGCCATTTTCTCTCCTTTATTTTCACTATATGCAGTTAATTCACTCGTCGGTAAGGTCTCCGTTATTTTGTTGGGGTTAAAATTACGCTTCAATCTCTGTACATCATCTTCATTTGGATATTTTTTCGCCATATAATCCACTAATTGTTTCATTTTCATTACGACATTTGCCAATAAATCGACAGCTTCTTGAACCATTACACGATCTCTCACGCAATATTTATTGCCATCTACTGTCGAAATGACACATTTTAATTGTAGATTTTCCGATGTATAATATACTCTTAAACACACTAATACCACGATTCCAACAAAAATATATAATATATATTTATTCATCAATATATATTATGTTAAGTTAATTACCTAGAGAGTCCCTGTAGTGCTACCGATCTCTAATGGCGGTCTCATAAAATCAGGTGTTATTGTGCTTTGTTGCCATGGTCCAACATATGTTTGTGGATTAGGTGGTTCCGAACGGATCTGTAAGTTTGCATTTCTTAATGATTGACCGACTGTATCTATTCCAATGTGATATCCAGCTTTTAATAAATTGATGTTTGCTAAGTCTCCTTTTCCTGATGGATTCAGTTGCGCCCATTGACTATTTGAATCCCTTGGCAACAGTTCTGATGGATTCTGTATATTTGGCTTGGAACATGAAGTAGGCATTCCTTTATTCGGTGTCGAAATTCCAGATACCGATGCGAATATCTCATTTTGTCCCAACGGTTCAGATGGAATCACTCCCGTTTGTGATGCGGACATAGAACCCTTTTTGGAAGGTTTCGATTGTTGATATACACTACCTTGTGAGTTTGATGTCATATATTCTGGTCCATATCTACCCTTATTATTCATATAACGAAGAAGATAACCTATCCCAAAAACAACAACTAATAATATGATGATAGTGCCTGCTCCTGTATTTTTACACCATTTCTTAATAGAATCAAATCCTGAACCCATTATATAAAATTAGAATAAAATATTTTTGAAATATACATTTAATTCTTCTAAACATAACATAATTTTAAACATTTATCATTTATATTTCTTCCATGTTATAATTTAATATCTCTTCGATATGTTTAAAATCCAATTCACTTATTACACTATCATCTTCTTCTAAATCGTCTAACATATATGTTTTCTTTATATTTTTCGCTTCTAAAAATGCTAAAAGCGCCTGATGCTTTAATCTTCTTGCCTTTTTTCTCGCTAATCTATAAACTTCATAATAGACTTCTTCTGGCTTTTTTAACTTCATAACATCACTCTGTTCCGCTTCTAAATCCATTGAGATTTCACTGAAATCGCTGAATTCGCTTGGAGTGTCTTTTTCTAAACTATCTTCTATCAATGTCATTGTCTCATCTATTTTAGGCTCTTCTTTACATAATTCGTTTACATTTTTATTGGGTTTGAAATTCATTGTGTTTCCTACAGAGTCATCTTCTTCATCTGAATTTATATCCATTTCGCCAACTTCTTCTTCTTCTTCTTCTTCTTCTTCTTTCGGGATTTGTATTTTATCAACTGTTTTGCATTTTATAACTGGATTGTTTAAATGTTTTACACCTGTATCAATCACACATTTATCGAATAACATATCATTATCTAATACCATTACTTGTTTCATTTCTATTTCTATTTGAAAACTTCGTGATGTAAATTTGATGCCCTGAATTTCTATCACTGAAATAATTTGCTTATCATGTGTTATATCATCCATTTTTAATGGCACTTCATTTTCATTATATATCTTGATAATTGGTATATTTGTAGCATGATTGATCTTAACATTTGTTCTGAGTAAATAGTTTTTACCAGAACGATAAATTCGTATCGGTGATGTAAAGGCTGTTTCGATATCTGATTTCTCCATTTTTTCTTGAAACCATTCATCTCCTTTTTCATAAATCATTTCGTGACATTTGGTTTCTAGATTCTCTAACCAACGAATAAACACAGGTTCATTATTATCGAACATTAATTCCGAATAAATCTTTTTACCGTTTTTGACAAATCCTTGTTTTGTAAAACTTTTAGGAGTTTGAACATAAAGGGGTTTTCCAGAACAATATATTTTCGTAAAATAAGCAGAACCTGGAATAGAAGATGGATGTGCTAAATGTAATAAGTCGAATTGGAATTCGTCGTTTGGTAGAATAATATTACTCATTATTAGATAAAAGGAAAAGAATAAGGGATGCGAAACGCCTCCATTATTCTTCAATGACATGACAGGTTGGGTTCCCCAACCTTTACAGGTTTAAAAGAATAAGGTTTATACATCGCAAAAATTGGTATATCTTTTTCGTTTTGTTTATTATGAAGGATAGTTTGTTCTCTCAATGTTTGGATATTTTAAAGAGAGAAGATATAAAATATAAAATTAAAAATGTATTTGAACCAGTTATTGATATGATTATGGATGAAGTGCGCCCATATATTTACATATCAGTATGTATCATAATATTTATATTTATTATGATTTTAGCGATATTAACTATTTTGATCCGTAGCAAAACATAACAAAAAATAAGTAATCGAAAGAATAAAATTTACACGTATTTAAATAAATAATATTTTTTGTAATTTAGCAATATTAATTTATTACACTATTATATTGTAATATCATATAATAGTATGTCTGAAACTGATGCTATAAAACCAAGCTCACCAGAAAATAAACCACATACTAATACTTTTACAGAAACTATGAAGAATATTGCACAAACTGCTGCACAAACTGCTGCACAAACTGCTGTAACAGCTGTTGCAAATCACCCTGATGTAAAAGCTATTACCGATCACCCTGATGTAAAAGCTATAACGCAAACTACGTTTGATACTCCTCAAGCAAATTATTCTTTTCAGGCTGAAAAAGGTGATTTAAATTCTAATCAAGATACAACTGATTCTAGCATAACTGTTCCTTCTAACACAACTGATACAACTGTTATTTCTAACACAACTGTTCCTTCTAACACAACTGACGCAATTGACACAACTGAAACAATTTACACAAATGATTCTAGCACAACTGTTCCTTCTGATACAACTGTTATTTCTAACACAACTGCTCCTTCTAGCAAAATTAATAATTCATGTGATGAAAATAATCCAGTTGTTCAAAAACTAGCATTAAATAAATTTAAAAAATTTATGGATCTCGTTATAGAAGAATTAAATATAAAACTTGCAGAAGAAACAGAAAAACAAAATCAATCAATAAATGGGGGGAGTAAGCGGCGTTCAAAAAGAAGATTACAAAATAGAAAACGAACAATAAAAATAAAAAAATATAGATATAGATATATGAGTAAACACGGAAGAAAACGAAGTACTAGAAAAAGAACTGGCAAAAATCGAAGATTTAGAGGGGGTGCAGGATTTGGAGCAACTCAGTGGGGTTCAACAATGGCAGGCTCTAATATAACAGCGCAAAATGCTGCTGTTGGAATGAGTGGTTCAATTGAACCTACACAGGCTAATTCAGGTTTTCCAGGGGTATATCAAGGAGGAAGACGCGGAGGTTCAATTGGTGCAGTTTTAGCACAAGGTTCTGTTCCTGCTGCATTATGGGCATCTCAATATATGTATGGAAAAAATAAGCGCAATGTATACTCACGAGGTCGTAATTCTGGATTTGGAAATCAAGGCAGAAAAACTAGAAGAAGATACCGATAAATAAAAGATAAATATTATAATCAATTAATTATAATATTTAGTCAAATGAATAAATAAAGTAATCATAATATATTGACTATGAATGAACATATTAATGTATCTGAAATGGTATTAATGACAGGAGGTGACGGTGAAATAGTAAGTGGTGGGTTTGATGTTGGATCTCTATTGCTGAAAAACCAACTTACTACATCAAATGATGCGGCATATAAAACACTAATTGGCAATTCTATACCATTTGGTTTATTATATGATATGCGAGATAGTTCTGTAAAAGAAGATATTCTAGAAGGGTTAACCGAAGGCGGAGGCATATCAAATAGTCAAATAATTGACGATGAATTATATACAAAATTGTTAAATGACTGGTCATTTACAGCATCTTCTGTTGATACACAATCAAAAAAGAAGAAAAAGAAGAAAACAATTAGACAAAAAGGAAATAAAGGGCATACAAATAAGACGAAAAATACGAAGCGTAATCGACATTAGAAATCACTTTTAAAAATGTGACTTTTATACTTTGCTCCAATTTTTATAGTTAAATGGCGAAACGAGTATATTATCCAATTTTTGTTTCCAGTATTTGATTTGTTCATCCTTTAATATATCTTTTTCTGTCAATGGATAAGGTGTTGTAGTTTCCATCAATTCTTTTTCTTTATCTGTCATTTTTGGTTTTTTACCGTAGCAATTGACACCGAATCGCACATTTGGATTAGCAATATAACCACCATTAACGCCTGGTCTACCGCAGTCGTTTTCGTGACCAGATATCGTTTGTAGATTTTTATATGTTTCTGCTTGTGTAGGGAATAACGCCATTTGTCCATCAGACCATCCATAATTACACCATTCTCCTCCTTCATTATAAGATTTTTCGACTTCATCATATTTTGCAAGACGCGCGTCATATGCTTGACATAATGTTGCTGCTTCCTCATAACCATAATAGTTTCCTGGTATATTGAAAACTTGTGATTTTTTAGATGAAAAAGAAGGTTTTGTATTTGTAGTTGTGTTTGATGATCCAGTATTTTGTTGAACATCAATATCAATGACTGGATTTTTAGAAAATGTATTATGTATATCTGCTGTAGTGCTAAGATTGAAAATATTAAATATATTCCAGAAGTGTCTGGGGATAATCCATATAATAAATAATATAAAGAAAACTATAAAAATGATACCGATTAATAATTTGATAATACTCATTAGAGTTGATGACGTTGATGATGACGAATCAAAATTACTTGTTTCTGTATAAGATGATGAACCCAATAAACCCATAAAAATGAAGATAACAATCAATATTACAGCAAATATGATTACATAGACATTTGGATTCGTAAAAAAACTGGAAATATACCGATACATGTTATTTGGATCTACAGTAAACCCGGTATTGACGTCCATATATTATATATTTTGTATATAATATATTTATTGGGTTTAAAATAAGAAGGACAATCAATGATTTTGTCCTTATTCTTCAATGACATGACATGGTTAGTTATTTTTCTCTCTTTTTCTGTAAAAGAATAAATATGCGTTGGGAGTAATGAGTTGATCAATATTTGTAATTTCGGATATTGTTGTATCATTAAAGCAGAACCATTTGTTAGAAACACGAATAAAAGAGTAATAATGTCCACCAAGAGTACCCCCGTGATGGTTACATATCGCATATAAATCATATATATATTGGTTCGGGGAATATCCAATAACATATTTCGATAAATCCAGATTGTTGAGGGGAAAAGATATGTGAACCTGATTTTTATTACGATAATTATAAGGATTGAATCGTTTAATATCAATGACTAGAATTTTGGGCAAACTCCAGTAAATTATCTGTTTTTGGATAGATTGTTTTGTCTTAGTATTTTCATTATACCATGCATTGTCACCGTCTAGAATCTCTCCTTGTAGGTATAATTCTAAACAATCGATGAGTGATGGTTGTTTAATTTGTGGTATTGGTAAATTAATAATAGAAAAAGGTTCAGGTGTATTGCTTAATACACTTCCTCGGTTAGGTTCATCCAATGAGATAATTTGAGAAACGTGAATGCCATAGAACATATCGTAAATTTCGGAGTAATCTTTATTATACATTTCTTTCATTTTTTTGTAGCAAGATACTGCTAATAAATCTAATTCATTATTAGGAATACCTGTTATATCAATATTTACTTGACGAGAGAGAGCAGAATGAAGACAATCGATCATGAAAAGAAAAAATTCACTGGAATCATTTTGACTAAAATTAGAGAATTCTTCTCTCTCTTTATGAATAGAAATATTTTGTAATTGTTTAATAAATCTTCCAGGAGAGATAGTACAGTTTTGAGACCACATTAGTTTTCGTAAAATATCCCATTCATTCAATAACAGAACATCAAATGGGTTTTGTTTATTCAGTTTTAACTGTATTGTTGAATCATCTAATAGATTATTTAATTCGTGTGTATGAGAAAGTATTTGGATACATGAATTAATGAAGCATGTATTACCCAAATTAGCTAACCCTGATATACCACGTAAAGTTCTAGTATTTTGTTTCTGTTGCGGATTCATTATTATTAAACAGGTATTTACATTTAAACAAAATAATTATTAATTAATATAATGAGACGTTTTAGAAGAAACAACAATAATAGCTTTTATTTAAATAATGATGATAGATATGCATTAACATATTATACTGACATATTAAATCATCAATTACGGAATATAGATCTAATGTATAATGAAGTCAGAGAAACGAGAGAAATCATAGATTATATTATGCGCGTTCATGACCGACCAAATAGGGAATTGTATACGACGTCAATACCAATACCAATACCGACACTTACAACGCCACAGCCACAACAACAACAACCACAACCACAACAACCACAACAACGTAGACGTGAAAGCAATGATTCATTAAGAGATTATTCTTACATTATGGATTTTGTAATTCCTATTATTCAAACGGAGTATGAAGATGTAAATATAGTAGCACAACAAACAGAAATAGAAAGAAATACATCACAATTGATATTTTCTGATATTGTAAATCCATTAAATACCAGTTGTCCAATTCACTTACATAGATTTGAAAATGATAGTCCAGTTACACAAATTATTGGTTGTGGTCATATTTTCGATAGAAATGGCATTACTAATTGGTTTCAAAGAAATGTCCGTTGTCCAGTTTGTCGGTATGATATAAGAAATAATCCTAATATAAATACTAATATAACTGATAATCAATCTTCTTTGTCTACACAAATACCCAACGATGCTTCTTTAAATTATATTACAGAAACATTATTGAATAGCTTATTTAATAGCACTGGCAGCACTGGTAGCACTGGTAGCACTGGTAATTATTTTTGGAACAATACAAGACCACAAGCATCTCAACGAAGCAGACATCATATATATTTTGCATCTTCTGATAACAATACAGATTCTTCTAACAATAGAAGCTAACTTGACAGCGCAGAATTTATAAATTCATCAATATTAATGTTACATAACAAAGGAGTAAATTTATTTATTTTTTCATCATTCCAATCCCACCATTTAATTTGTAATAGTTTTTCTATTTGTTTTGCTGTAAATCTATATTTAATTAATTTTGCAGGATTTCCTCCAACTAAACTATATGGTTCTACATTTTTAACAACATGACTATTATTTGCTATTATAGCACCATTACCAATAGTAACGCCTGACATAATCGTTACACTATCTGCAATCCATACATCATTGCCTATAATTACATCTCCTTTTGTTGATGGAAGCCCAATACCATTAAAATTATTGAATGTAGTTTGATGTATATGACCAAATGGATATGTTGTAACCCAATCACTTCTATGATTACCTCCTAAATATATATTTACATTTCCTGCTATTGAACAAAAATTACCTATTACTAATTTAGCATTATCATTTTTCCAATGTATTATAGGATTTCCATATGTATATTTTCCGTATGACATTATTATATTATAATGTTATATTATCTTATAAAATCTGTATTTTAAATCGACAATTTTCAAATATTATTGAAGTAATATATGTACATGTAAGTAAAAAACATCAGTTTAATAGTTGCTCATTTCTTCATTAAACGAAACTCTTTTTCGTTTCGTTTTTTTGCGTTTCTCTCTATGTCGACATCGACTCTTCTTAATATCAGTTCTTTCTGTTTCTGCTTCATTTTCTAAAATTTCTCGATCTCTTGCTGAAAGGCGTTTCTTTTTTTTGATAGATATAGCTATTTCATTAGGTGGAGCAGTATCTGTAATATCATCAAACTGTTGTTCTATACTATCATCTTCATCATCATCAAAAAAACTAAAAGAACCGCCCATAATAATATAAATAAAATTATTCATATTATTATACGATTCCACTTCTTGAAGTGGAGGGTCCACCTCTGTTGCGCACAGCAACGAGCAATGAAATACATATATACGGCGTTCTTTGGTTCAACCTATCCACTTCCCGAAGGTTGATTTCCCAAAAGTTGATTATTTTAACTGAAAGAACTGTGTCATTGTTTGATTACTTTCTTTTATATTATTTGTTTCTCTGAGAAACTCATCGAACAATAATACCTTGATTTCTTTATTCTTCATTGTTTCTAATTTCGTTTGATATTTATCTTCATTCGGTTCTGTTTCACGCAGTTTTTTACATTCTTTCTTGAACTTACCTATTTTTGCGACTTTACCTTGCTTCACCCATATATTCTCTAAAACGAGTGCAAATAATTGTTGAACTGGTTTCATTATTTGATTCGTAATATAATGAGAATAATCTATCTTTAATCGTCGTTCTTTGATATAGTCCGGAGTCTCTATCTTCTCTCCTTGTAAAGCATGCTTATTCGCATTATGAATAAAGAGATAAGGTATTCTATCTCCTGATGTCGGTTTACATTCATTTCGCTGTGTCATTCGATCTGCCAATACCTTGTGTGCAATTTGTTGCGGATTCTTATATCCACCTCTTAATGATTTACTAATAATGAATTTATGTATAGGAAATGTCTCATCTATGATACCTCTCAAGGCAGTTCTTAGAAAGGTAATCGCTTCATCGATATTCTGTTTCTTCATCAATATATCGATGATCCCACCGTAAATATCCTTGACGATTGGCGCATTATCTCGTCGTTTTAATACAATTCCCATCTCTTTTCTTTTACATTTATTTGGGTCTGTTTCATATAACATCCCTACATATCTCTTCTTTGACAGCAGACAAAATGGCATGAATGTTTTTTCATATTCCAAATCATGTGGTTGTTTCAAGAATGATGATGCTAAATGTCCTGCCTGTTGCGCCAATTCGATTGTTATCTCCAGTGCCTTTTTTCCTCTAATTAATTCCCCTTGTGGAGTCTCCAAGTTAAAAGTGAAGAATACAGAGTCTGTATTATGAACAATGATATTTCCAATTCCTGCTGCAAAATGGTGATTTTCAGTGGTCAAATCGTATACATATTTTGTGCCATTTGATCCACCACAATAATCAATCGGTATTTTTTCTTTCAAATGATAGCATTTATCCAATGAATTGCGACCATATTTAAATTGCGGATAGATCGTCAAAGAACAATCAATATCAATGTGACATTCGTATTTAAATACTTGTGTAACACACATGTATATTTCTGCAAGTAGTTCCTGATTATAATCAAATGTTCCATCTTCTCTTAAATCGTCATTATCATAAATATCTGGAACAATATACTTCATTCCTATCACTTTGATATGATCGATATATTCAAAATATTGTGTTCGTTGACTTAACCAATATCTTAATATAGGAATCTTACATGAATTATCATAGCAATCTTTAAAATACGGCAAGTTATTTTTCCAATCACATAGGTAATATTGCGATGGAATCGAACAATGTAATAATTCATCGCCAATATTCACCTGATTTGGTGATATCTCTTGTCCATCAGCAGTCAATAACGAGTGATCATCTGTCACATCAACCAAACCATTTAACGTCATAATACGCACCATTTGTTTATTAGGTGAAAGCACATGACGCACAATATTCTCGATTGGCGTCCAACCAGTCTCAGACCATGTCATAATAACTCGATCGAATTGATATACTTCTTTTTCTTCTCTACCTAGATCCATACATTTCTCCCATTTTCCATTTCCAAATCGATGAATCAAATCTTCAATCTGTACTATATCCATAACTTCTTGTCCATAAGAATTTGTCGTACAAATATAGATGGGAGTATAACTGGCAACACTGTCTCCATATATATATTCTGCTTTGGTAAGAACAGGTCCATGTGATTTTGTTTCGCATATAGTATTACCATAACATTCTTCAATAACCTTCTTCCCGTAATTTAATAACATTCGCCCGACAGCAGTCGTAGATGCTGCACAATCCTTTTCATAAAATGTGCTCGTTTTTGCACCACATTGTCCATAGAGCGAATTCGCTGTAACTTTATATCCAAGTTGTCTTTTATCCAATACATTTTTCATGAAATCATCAGTCTGTAGTGGTATCATTTTCCTTGTCGTCTTGCGTGCCAAAAGTAGTTCCTCCAAAATACTGGGCATAATTGCACGTTCCCCACTACGGGCCTGTGCGAAGCGGCATACTTTTGTTCCACATTTTACTTTGATTGCTGCACTTGTTGCCGATTTGCGTTCATAACGGAAGTTATCGTATGGAATATTAACATAATCATAATCAGGGAGATTATCGTATTTCAAATCACCGGTTTCTTTCGTCAAAACCCCTTCGAGGTCATAATCTTTTGTCCAAACTTTACTATCATGAGAAATATTCTCACTCATCATTGAAGCAGGATAAAGAGCAGCATAGTCAACGCAGGCAATTGGATTATCCAAATAAAGACCACATTTTGGCTCCAGGACAGTTGCACCTTCATATCCTTCGTCGTCTTCCATTTTTTCCATTACAGGAATCAATGTGTTCTTTTCTCGACATTTTTTTGCCACATAACTTGTCAGTTTAATACCTTGGCCACGAAGAATGATGAAATTGATCGGGACAGAACAAATATTTCCCATTTCAGATATACCTGTCCATATATCCACTTTATTCATTAGATAATGAAGTAAGTTACAATCTTGTATACAATATTTCGCGACAATCGCACGGTCTGTTGCAGATCCATTTGTCAGACGGAAGATATCTTTGGGAGTGACATCATCTTTCGCCAAACACCACCGTATTTTACATTCGGTTGTGTCAATACGTAACTGACCGATTATCGTAAACTCGCCGTCGCCAACCATCGACACTTGGAACTTCTCTCCATTATTGTAATATTCTGTAGAATGTCCCAATATTTCAATATGAATATAACTTCCAACAAAGAGTCCTGTCATGTTTGAAGTATTTATGATCACATGATTAGTATCTTGCGTAAATTTCTTGACAATATCGCCGATAAAATGGCCGGCAACATAATCCAGCTTATATGATGACAGATTCTCTTCTCTACGAAAGAAGTTGTATAGATCGATTTGAATACGACCATCCATTTTAATATATTTCAAATCATGTTGTCCACTTGCAATATGAATACTGGTTTCTTCAATTTGATAATTTCCAGTAGAATGGTCAACTGTGCCACATATATCATTGCGATTCTTGGATAGACGAAGGAAAGGAACAACACAATCATTTTCTTCCGCACGACGAAACATGAACTCATAATCAAAACCAAATATGTTATAGCCAAGAATAATATCTGGATTCTCTCTTTGAATCATTTCTGTCCATGCAACTAATACTTCTTTTTCTGTCATATAACTTTCAATTTCCACTCCAGAAATAGGATCACATGTATTTAAAACAATACAGTGATTTTTATATGGTTCTTTGTCACCGAGATTCATAAAAGTTGTTCCAATAAAGGTCACCTTGTCACCTTCCAATTTTGGAAAATAGTTTCCCATTAACACAGCAAGTGTATCTATTTTTACAGAACGATCCATCTTCTTGTTGATCAAATCAATAACAGTCAACTTCCGCATCTGGCTGGCAGATAATGAATATCCAGCCGATTTAGAATCAGTTGTATCGTCAGGATCATTTGTCTTGTTCATGCGCTCAAACATGGATTCTATTTTCAAATATTCTGTCGCAGTTCGACCTTCTTCATTTAATATAGGAATGGATTTGATCCATTTATCAAATATTCGTAATATTTCTTCTTTGATGATAGTATTTTTAGGATAAACCAAGTCAATCCCATCCAATCCCTCTGTGGAGGCAATGTTGAAGGCTTGACATATTATGTTCTTCAACAATGGTTCACTCGGTTGAGGTGCTTTTTCTCTTTCAAAGAATTCAATGATTTGAGATGCCAACTTTTTATATGATTTGATTGGGATTGGAAAGTCGCCATGACTACTACTTGCTTCAATATCAAAACTACATATCTTTAAAGGAATACGTGTTTCTTTCGAATTATATGATAATATATTTTTGTAACTGACTTCATATTCATTTGAACAACTTGTCGTCTTTTGACTAGTTGGTATCGTTGTTGTATATACACTTGATAATGTAATCCAACCAGTAGGACTCACATTTTTAATGTGAAAGAATCGAAGAAGAGGTGGTATATTGGCTTCGTAAAGTGATAGGCACTCGTCGCCGTATAATAATCCATTTGGTAATAACTTTCTGTCATTGTCATACCATAGATTCTTCGCTTTATTGAAAGCCAACATACTATTGAACTTGATCTCAATAAACTTGTAGAGTTTGCCAGCATCAAAACCATATAGCTTCTTCTTTTTCAGCAATTTACAATCAACAATTGAATTTTTATAATATTTGCCAATTCTATTTTGAATGAAAGAGAGAAACTCTGCTTTCTTCGACTTCGACCAATGTTCACCGACTTTTACATAAAAGTATGGTTTGAAATCTTTCACTGTTATTGAACATGACTCTGCGAGTTCATTGTGTCCAAACATTTGAATGACAAACTCGGTTTGGTCAGTGTATTTTGCGCTTCCATCGCTATCTTCATTCGGGTTGTCATTGTAAACTCGAAAATCGTATAGACGAATACATATATCTTGTTCTGAATCGAGGTTCATTCTTGTTCTTGTAAGTTTGTTGTGGTATATTTAATATTTTCTACAATAATACTTCAATTTTATTAATTTCTTATACATTTAAAAAAATTACACATACAGAAATTACAATAAATTATAGTAATTATTAGTTTGTTTTAGATTATTAAGTGTATTCGAAAATGATGAATTTTTATGACCATAACATTCTATTGAGTTTAACCCAAACATATAATCAATAAATGCTCGTTCTTCAAAATTTAAATCACCCAATAAATCATCATTTTTATATAGTAAATTTTGATATTTACTATCTTTTAAATTTATTAAAGTTTTAATATTGGTTGTTGCTATATAAATTTTTAATCCATTATTTTTAAATTTTACTTTTTCTATTACACTATCTAATGTTTCAACATTAATATGAAAAAAACTTGTAAAATCCTTTTCATATCTATAATGAATAAAATTGTATGGTTCATTTATTATTACATTTTTAATTTCATTATATTTCTCCATAATATGGTTAGAAGGAAGTATATGTTTATTTACTGTATAATCAACAAAGTTTTTGAATTGATTTAGACCTGCAATTTGTTTTAATACTACATACTTTTTATTTAAATTTATTAATTGATTTAAAATATTTTCATGCTTAAAAACCATCCATGCAATCTTTTTATCATTTAAATTAAAACAATTGTCATCTGTTAAATCATTTTTAATATCATAATAATTAATATATAAATTATATTTATTAAAAACTGATATATCAAACAGTTTTTCAAAAGGTTGTTCGGTCCAAGTTATTAAATTATCATTTCTAAATGCACAATGTCTAAATGTAAAAAACACATTATTTTTTAAACAAAAATTTATTCCATTATTTATATCAAAAAATTGATTACATAGTCCTCCATCTGTATCAAATATTAATATTAACATAACATATTATAATATTATTATAATATGTTATGCGTTTTAAATTTCTAATAAATATCTTCTATTATTATGGAAATAAATAAAGAAAACTGCGAAAAGGATGAAAAAGATGAAAAAGATGAAAAGGAAATTCGCTATATAAATGTAGAATATTTATATAATAATAGATCACTTCTGCTTAGAAGAGTATTAAATAAACCAATTTATATGTATAAGTATGATAATCAACAATGTAAATATTATGGTCGTTTTAAATATATTGAAATATCATTATACACACAACACCCAAAATATAAGGTTTATTATATTAAAAAAAATACCAAACCTCCTTTTTCACGAAAATTAAAAATATTGTTTTATAAACCGAATGATACAATATATTTTAATAATGCTTATTGTTTATGTTATGATTTTCCCTCCATAAAATCTAATTCTAGTTCTAGTTCTAATTGTAATTCTAGTGATAAATATAAGACAAATGAATGTTCTCAAACAGATGCTACTTCAAAACCCCAACTCACAATATCAACCGCGTCTTTTTATGTAAAATGTGTTAATAATTGCTGCTGCTGTTGCTTAAAACGTTCTACCAAAATATCGAATAGTATAATATAAATATAATAAATATAATAATTATATTTATTATATAATTATGAATCGTTCTATTCAAGCAGTTGCCGTCTTTAATGAAAAGAAAATAAAAGGCGTCGTTTATTTTACGGAATCTAAAGAAGGAATAAATATAGATATTCAGCTAAAGGGCTTAAAGAAGAATGGTATACATGGATTTCATATTCATGAAGCAGGAGATTTGACTGATCATTGTGAGAGCTTATGTGCCCATTTTAATCCGACAAAGAAAAAACATGGTTGTCCAGGAATGAAAGAGAGACACGTTGGCGATTTAGGTAATTTGATAGCAGATAAGAATGGTTGTTGTAATTATCGAATGATTGATAATGTCATTGAATTGCGAGGGAATAAGGCAAATATTATAGGTCGCGGTTTAATTATTCATGCGAATGAGGATGATTGTGGTCAAGGAGATAATGATGCTAGTTCTGTAAATGGCAATTCAGGAAAACGAATTGCTTGTGCAATTATTGGTTATTCAAAGGGGAACTTCGTTAAAACATAGCAGTTGTACCTTGTGTTGGTTTGGAACGGACTGACCTAAATCTTGTATTATAACCTTGACGCATACTCTTGCTTTTACTCTTGCTTTTACTTTTGCTTTTACTTTTCAATTGACTGCTTCTTCTTCTACTTATGGGGAAACTTCGACGCATACTTTTACTTTTGCTTTTACTTCTCTGATGGCTACTACTTCTTCTACTTATGGGAAAACTTCGACGCATACTACTTCTACTTCTCTGATGACTACTTTTTAATGGAATACCAATTTGTCCTACTTCAATGGGAGTTTTTTTTTGGTTAAAATTGTGTGCAATAAATCGATTTGAGTATGGGCGATATTTATTTGATGTATATTTACTTTGAACAATAGTTGGTTCAGGTTCAGCAGCAGAGTTGCTGTATTCAGGAACATATGTAGATACAGACGATTCAATAGGTAAACCATAACTCACTCTATTACCGATTGATTCATCTGGTTCGATCTTCTGTTGCGTCATTTCTTCTATCCACTTCGCCAAACTATATGCTGTCCTTTGTGGTCCTTCTTTTGTAAAAGGAGTTACCTTACTTTTATGAACATAACGTATTGTAGGAAAAATTCGTGGCTGTTCTCCAACATTCTCGAATGAATCATATAAATCACCATTCGCTTTTACTGCTAATAAGTCATCATTTTCTTTTTCTATATGTTGATTTATATTTTCCCATTCCTTTGATGTTTGTATACAATATGGACATTTCTCTCTATAGAAGTAGATAACAATAGGCTTTTGATTATTCAAATGTTGATTGACGTTATTTATTTGCTGATGTTGCTCTTCTTCATTGTGTTGTGAATCACTTAAATAGATCAAACGCATAATAAATGTTTAGAAAATATTATATCGAAAATAAATTTATCACAATCTATAATATATATGTTTTACTTGATATATATTATACTATTTCTTTTATTAGGTATATATTTCATCGCTAACGTGAATACACAAAATTCGACTACATCTATTTTGGAAGGATATATCAATTCATCAGACAACAAGAAAAGAGGGTTTACGTGTCCAGATATATTATTACAAAAAGGCATTCGATATTATTTGTATAATTCTAAAATGGCAACTGTTCCTGGTGTGAATCCTATAGAGTTTCAAAATTTGGAAGATTATACCGAATTTATGGAATGGCAAAGAAGTCAGGGTATTCGTTGTCCAGTATTGTATCTACAGTATAGTTATAATGCACAAGGAGAACCCATCTATAAAGGACGTCCAGGACCTACCAATTTACAAGGGGGATTACCTCCGGCACCACCAATTAACAATCTTAATAATAATTCTACGAATAATTCTATGAATAACGGAAATAGTCCTAATACCGACATTGCGGATAATATTGTGAATCCTAGTCCATCATATTTAACAGAAGATAATATTAGTATGCCTGTTGCAAGTAATTTAACTTCTTGTGCGATTGATGCGAATAATTCACATAATGAAACGACTGAAAATTTATTACACAATGGAATGAGTGCAAATGCAATGGATGATAATTGGGGAGGTATACAATATACACAGCAATTGGTCGATTCTGGTGTTTATGATGATAATAATGTATCAATCGCAATTGCTTAGGCTATTTTAGTTTGAATCTAAGTATTTCATTACATGATTCAAATTTTGTTTCCCATTTGTCATTTTATTAATATTTTCTAGTTTCTTCATTATACTCGTTGGTTCCGCATTTGTCGGGTCAATTGTCAATAATTCATTCAACATCATGCCGTCTACATAATCATTTAATTCGATAATCAAGTTTTCATAATCTGTCCTATAATTCGAAATATTTAATTTATCTTTCATTGTATGATGTGATGATTTAATTCTTTCGGAAAACTTTTCTGCGTTGGAACCATGACTCGTTATTTTGTTAGGCGAATTAGAGTTAGAGTTAGAATCGTTATTTGTCATTCCTTCTAGTTGTTTATTAAAAATAGTATAAAATACGAATGCTATAATTAGTAAAAAAACGAATAACCCAATATATTGGAAAGAACTATCAGATGACATTATTATATAAATAAATGATTTTTATTTATATAACTGAACATAAATTACAAAAAATTACAAATTACAGAATATAAATTTACAGAAGATCAAAAATATATTCAATAGAGAGAAATTTGATTATAGTATCCCCCGAAGACTTATTAATTTTACGTTTCTGTCCTTTACCATTTACATATGTTATATCTAATAATACGCGATGATTATCCTTTAATGCATTAATTAGTTCAGGAATCGATACATATCTTGCCATAATAGCACATGCTGTTACTGAACTAATACCAGGTATTTGAGAGAGCATAATCTCGCCCATATTTTCAGGCGTAATATTGTCCTTCTTTGTTTTTTTTATGACAGAACAATAATTATCCTTTTCATTGTCTTTATCTTTATCTTTATCTTTATCAGTCTCTTCTTGCGCGGTTACATTTAATGAATAATACATTGGTTTTTTTCCAGTGGTCATCGTTTTACACAATTTAATAAAAGCATTACAAACATATAGTGCAGTATCTTCTAAACTGATCGTTCGTATTACAGAAAATCCTTTTATATATTGGATAGATGTCAACGCAGAATACATTGTATTTTTAGTTATACTGCTGTTTGACCACTTTGTCAAATCACCTTCTATTAAATAACTAATGTTATGATTATGAATAGGATATCCTCCTAAACGATAGGATTGTTCTTCATATCTACCATCTTTGATAGATGCGGCTAAATCTCGCAACGTTTTTCTCTCTATAATAGCGATTTCAATTCCATTTACAAAGAAAGAAATATCGCCTATATCAAGCGGAACAGATTCGATCGTCAAGGTTGCGTATACAGTATTTGATCCAATCATTTTCTGTAAAAGAGAGAAAAGATCTGTTTCACGATTATCAATTTTGATATAATTCATCGTCTTGTCTTAATAATATAAACCCATATCGTATTTATATTATTTTCGTTAACTTTAATTTTTATGACCGTATTGCGTAACCTTCTTTGTCTTTCTTGTTCGACCTTTTCGAAAATGTTAGATTTAAATACCAGTTCCAGAGTGAGTAATAGCATAAGAACCTCTGGAATATTGAACTGGATTACGAGTCGTCATTGTATACAATTGACGGAGAGTTGATTCTTTCTGTGGTATTCTCCATGTAAAATGATTACCTACATTATTAACTTTCATAAAGACATTTCCTCCCCATATACCTGCCTTTTTATTACCACCAACAGATCCACCACTTTGTCCAGTTCTGTTGGTAGTTCTTTCAATACTTCGAGTTCCACTATAACTTGAAACTATTAATGCCATTATATATACAAACAACAAAATAATTTCTAAAAGGGTTTAAATATTCGAGCGGATATATATAACAGCAATGTCTACGCAAGAACAAGTGAACCCTTATAACTCCCTAAATGTTGAGATTACATTGAACGATGTTCAATCTATTCTGACAAAATATGGCGTAAATTACAACATTTTCAATATCCAACTTTATAAACGAGCATTCGTTCACAGTTCTTATACAAAAAAAGCAGTATTCGAAAATATGGATCAACCTACTATAGTCGCAGATTGTCCTAAAGATTGTCTTCCTCTTCATTCCAAATCGAATGAACGGCTGGAATTCTTGGGTGACGGTGTCCTTGAACTAGTAACGAAATATTATTTATATCGTAGATTCCCTAAAGCAAATGAAGGATTCATGACTGAAAAGAAAATCGCCATTGTAAAGAATGAAGCCATCGGGAAAATCGCACAAGAAATGGGACTACAAAGATGGATCCTTCTTTCTAAACACGCCGAAGAAAAGAATATACGAAACAACTTAAAGAAGCTGGGATGTCTCTTTGAGGCCTTTATTGGGGCACTCTTTTTAGATGTCAATAAAATCGATATCGCAGATGAACATGGCTGGTTCTCTTCTGTATTTCATTGCGGTCCTGGATTCCAAATGGCACAGACTTTCATTGAAGCAATATTCGATAAACATATTGATTGGGTTGCACTTATACAGAATGATGATAATTATAAGAATATACTTCAAGTCAAAATCCAAAAAGAGTTCAAAGTAACACCACATTACATGGAATTAGAACATGATATGGATCATGGATATAAAATGGGAGTTTACTTATGTGTAGGACAATCTATTCATGGTTGTCAATTGGGCGACGCAATTAAAATGACTGATAAATGGGGAACATTTCAACATATTCATGAGTATATTACAACTAATGGCAAAATATTTCTATTTCTCGGTTCAGCTCAACATAAGATCAAGCGAAAAGCAGAACAATTGGCATGTAATGACATTTTAACACTATTGAATTAACAAAGTATTATTAGTAATTGAAACTTAATAATGATAGACCTTTGCCTCCATTACCTCCATTGTAATAAACATTATATTGGAGGTAATATCCACCTCCTCCACCACCTCCATAGGTCCCAGGAGTTCCATTTAAGGTTATACCATTTCCACCATCGCCGCCATTATATACTCCACCAATACCAGTAGAACTATCAATGCCCCCTTGACCAGAATCACCTATTGTATAAATATTTTGAAATGCATTAATACCTACTCCTCCACCACCCCCACCTAATTGCGTCAAATTAACATTATTATAATAAGGTGACCCACCCCCACCACCGCCTCCATTTGTTCCTGGACTTCCAGTCGTTGGTTTTGCTGGTATTCCACTACCATAAGATCCTCCTATTCCTCCTGTCCCGTTTCCCAAACCATAGTTCGTCGAATTTCCACCATTGCCACCAAATGTACCAATAGTAATATCTACTCCTCCTCCTTTTCCTCCTTCTCCTACTGCAATGTATTGAATTGTATCTTCAAACCTACTATTTTGTCCAACGGAACCAGAGCTACCACCAGTACCAACGCCACCATTACCACCATTACCAATTGTTATTGTATAATGTTCATTTTGAATAATCTGATAATTTGAAATATATCCAATTCCTCCTCCCCCTCCTCCTCCTCCTGAATAGTAAGCAGGAGAGATAGAACTACAACCGCCGCCTCCGCCACCTATTAAATAACCATTAATGACAGGATTAGATAAAAATGTAAAGTTTACTGAATCTGAAAATTGTATATAATACAAATTAGTATTATCTATATATATAGAAGGCGTTGTACCAGATATTGATGTAATAGGATAAGAAACAAATATTTGAGATAAATCATAATTAACATTAGATATGATTGTAGTGTAACCACTAATAAATGGAATATTTGTTAAATAACCATTTGGATATGTCATAAATAATTCACTTAAATCAACACCAGATATACTTTTGTAATTAACATCAACTGTTTTTCCAGTGCCATTAATATCGGCAAATATTTGAGATAAATCATAATTTACTGAATTTAATATTGTAGAATAACCTGTTGAACCAGCAGAACTTGGTAATACTGATGTCATTATATAATATAATAATATGATTATCTAGATAGTTTCATTCAAAATAAAACCCAATTTATAAAGTATATATTTGGTTCGACCTTTGGAAAATATTGGAATATATTTTGTATAGTTATTATACAAAATATGTCGTCATTAGAATTAATAAATTTTACCGCAAAAATAGTGGGGGGAGCAAATTGGTATGGTCCTTCAATGAGTTCAACTGGACAATATATGGTTGTATGTAATTATGGTGGTGTTATAAATGTAAGTAATAATTATGGTATTACTTGGAACACAACCAATAAATTATCTGCTATAAATTCTAGTGCAACAAGCTCAACAGGACAATATATGGCAGTTTGTACTAGTAACGGCGGTTATATATATTTAAGTTCTGATTTTGGCGTTACTTGGATAACGAGCACTGCACCATTAGTTAATTGGTTTGGTATAACGATGAGTTCAACAGGACAATATATAGCTGCTTGTTCTAATAGTGGCACTATACATATAAGTGTTGATTATGGTGCTAATTGGGGGTTAGATGTTGCGCCATATAATAAACCATGGACAAGTATTTCAATGAATTCGAATGGACAGTATATAATTGCTTGTCTTAGTAGTGGAAACGATGAAGAAGGTATATATTATAGTAATAATTGTGGTAATTCTTGGTATGGTTATGCATATGAAACACCTGCGAATTTTTTTCATATAGCAACGAGTTCAACTGGACAATATTCTGTTGCTAGTTTGGATTCTTCTTTCAATACTGCTGGGAATGGAATATATGTAAGTAATAATTTTGGACCCACTTGGAATAAAGTATTATCAACATCAATAGCATTAAATTGGCGTGGTGTAACAATTAATTCGACTGGACAATATATGGCTGTTTGTATTTCGAATATTAGTACATCACCTTTAATATATGTAAGTAATGATTATGGTTCTACTTGGGTCAGCACATATTTTAATGATAATATTGGTTCTTCTTATATAGCAATGAATTCAACAGGTCAACAATTACTTCTTGCGGAAGATGGTGCTTGGGTATATTCAGGACAACTATACAATACTAATATTTCTTCGGGTTCAACTACTTGTTTCGGCATTTTACAGAATTATATTATTACATTAGATCCTAATCATTACACTACAATTATTGATACTTCAATAATTGGTGAAGGTGGTAATGGAACAATCGATATTTTAAATATCACTTCTAATTACTCGACTAATTTATCATTTCATTCTATATATTCGACTGGTATAATTACACAAAATCAAATAAAAATATTAAATGATCCCACATTTTTTCATGATCCTTATATACAAGTATACTTTTCTTATGTAACTGGTCAAGTGTCAATATATAATAGCACTACTAATCCTTCATGTAAATATAATATTACAGTAAAAGGTTCATTTACTTATAATTTACCGATAACAATTTCACAAAATGGAGGAACGCCTCCAGGTTCTCCTCCATCAGTAATACCAGTTCCATTCGAATGAATAGTTAGAATATTGTATAATATTTATCGTATTATACAATATGTCGACATTGGATGTAAGTATGAATATAACTTCCGCACCAAGCTCACTAAATTGGCTTAGTATTACAATGAGTTCAAATGGGCAATATATTGCTGCTTGCGCTGCTAATAATAATAATATATATGTAAGTAATGATTTTGGTGTTAATTGGGCTCCTTTTGCACCGAACTCAACTTGGGGGAATATATCAATGAGTTCAACTGGACAATATATTGTTGCGTCTAATGATAATACTGGTATATATGTAAGTGCTAATTTTGGTAATAGTTGGACACTAACTTCTGCACCGAACTTAATCTGGACTTGTATATCAATAAGTTCAACTGGACAATATATTGCTGCGTCTGTTAGTAATGCTGATTATATATATGTAAGTGCTAATTTTGGTAATAGTTGGACGCTAACTTCTACTCCGGCCTTAAATTGGACTGGTGTAGCAATAAACTCAACTGGACAACATATTGCTGCATGCGGTAGTACTGATAATTTCACTGGTAATTATATATATACAAATGCTAATTTTGGAATAGGTAGTTGGACACAGGCTACTAACGTTCCTTTAGATTGGACTGGTATAGCAATAAACTCAACCGGACAATATATTGCCGGAGTTGTTCCTAGTAATTCAAATTATGGAATAATATATATAAGCTCTAATTTTGGTTCTACTTGGACAATTAAAAATGTTGGGAGTCAGTATGGTAATTACGTAAGTCAAATCAAAATGAGTTCAAATGGACAATATATGATTGCTATTTCGGTTGGTCAATATTTATTTGTAAGTTCTGATTTTGGCATTAATTGGTCAAATACTTCTACTCTGGCCTTAAATTGGACTAGTATAACAATGAGTTCATCTGGACAATATATTGCTGATTGTGTAAATGCTGGTGGTATATACACAGGATATCTATATAATTATATGCCCGCGCTATTAACAAGTGGTTCTAGTGTTTTACAAAATTATAATATTACCATAAATGGTGGTAATTATACTGTAATCATTAATCCTCCAATTAATCAAGGTGGTTGTGGTGTAATGGATATTTTAAATCTAACTAATGGCTACTCAACTAACATATCATTTAATTCTATATATTCGACCGATATAATTACACAAAATCAAATAAGTATATTAAATAATTTCACATCCGTTTGTGATCCAGATATTCAAATATATTTTTCTTATGGAACAGGCGAATTAGCAATATTCTGTCCTTCTGTATTATCTACATTAAATATCGAAATTACTGGTTCATTTTCTTATAGTTTACCGAGTACAAGCACAGTTAATTCGACAACAACAACTGGACCTGTTCCTGGTAATTTCACACCCATTCCATTTTATTCGCAAACGATACCAGACTTAATTTTAACTTCTGCACCAAACAAAATAAATTGGCAAAAACTCGCAATGAGTTCAAATGGACAATATATTGCTGCTTGTTGTTATTATATAAGTAATTATATATATGTAAGTAAAAATAGTGGTGATACTTGGAATTATCAAACGGATCCATCAGGAAACTGGCAAAGTATAGCAGTTAGTTCAACTGGACAATATATGGCTGCTTGTATTTCTACTGGTTATATATATGTAAGTTCTGATTATGGAACTAGTTGGGGGCAAACTTCTGCATTATTAAAAAATTGGTCTGGAATCGCAATAAGTTCATCAGGTCAATATATTGCTGCTTGTATTAACAATGTTAATACAAATAATGGAATATATTTAAGTTCTGATTATGGTTCTAGTTGGACACTAACTTATTCAAAAAACGCACTGTGGTCTGGAATCGCAATAAATTCATCAGGACAATATATTGTTGCTTGTATTGACATTATTAATACAAATAATGGAATATATTTAAGTTCTGATTATGGTTCTAGTTGGGCACTAACTTATTCAAAAAACGCATTGTGGTCTGGAATCGCAATAAATTCATCAGGACAATATATTGTTGCTTGTATTAATAGTAATTCTCCAGGTAATGGAATATATTTAAGTTCTGATTATGGTTCTAGTTGGGGACAAATTAATACACAAAATATTTTTTGGAATAATATTACAATAAGTTCAACAGGACAATATATTGCTGTTTCTGTTTCTAATGACGTTATATATACAAGTACTGATTATGGCACTAATTGGTCATATTATCCTATTTTTAATCCTTGGTTTGGTGTAACAATAAGTTCAAATGGTCAATATATTGCTGCTTGTGCGAATACTGGTGGTATATATACAAGTTATATATATAATATTGGTAATCAACCTTTATCATTGACAAATAATGTTGGTGTTTTACAAAATTATAATAATATTACAATAAATAATAATTATACTATAATTATTAATCCTGTTGTCAATAACGGTGGAACTGGTGTAATCGATATTTTTAATCTGACAAATGGTTACTCAACTAATATATCATTCAATTCTATATTTTCGAATTTTCATCTTACACAAAATCGAATAAGTATATTAAATAATCAAACTTCTTTTTTTGATCCTACAACGTTAATTTACTTTTCTTATACAACTGGTCAATTGGCAATATATAGTATTGGAAATAATACATATAATATTGAAATAACGGGCTCATTTTCATATAGTTTACCAAACAAAAATTCATTGGTATCAGGTTCTGGAAATCCAAGTGAGGTGATTCCAGATATGAAATTGATTCATTAATAAATTGTAATTTATATTTTATTATTATTATATTAAAATATAGAATACTTATAAGTATGCTTGCGCTGATAGATTCATTGAAAGTAAAACCACCTATAGATGAAATAGTCAAAGAGTTTCTAGTGAAATATCGAGGCACAGAAGAAGATGAAGAAGGTCAAGAAAGTTTTAAAGAGTTTCCAATGGAACAATTTAAGGGAAAACTTGCTCTTCATCATTTAGAACCAGTTCCAGTTGAGAGAGAAGCTCTTCTAGAACAACATTTGAAAGAAAATCGAAGAAAAGAAATCAGAGAAATCAGACAACCAACAAAAACAAGAGAAAAAGCATTTAAAGAGCGAGGAGAAGGGGAAGGAGAAGTTGCTGCAGAAGAACAGGAAGAAGAAGAAGAATTGGAAGAATTAGAACTCGGTGCTGTTACAAAGGCTAAGACAAAAACCACAAAGACAAAGACAAAAGCAGCAAAGGTTGTAGAATATGTTGTCGATAAGGATTGGGAGATCAAAGGAAAGAAATATGATAAGATTATGGAACGATTACCCAAGTCAGCAGATCTACCTATATTGCGTCTCTCTTCTTATTATATGAATAATCGTGAATTCTTTGTTAACTTCTTCAATAAACATTTCGAATCATATAAGAAAAAACATGGTAATATCGACGATGATATTACTTGCGATAGTTTACAAAATGATGAGAAGACATTTTCATTATTGAACCATCAACGATTGATCCGTGATTATTTGAACTCTTATACACCATATCGTGGTCTTCTCATATATCATTCCCTCGGTGCAGGTAAAACAGCGACATCTATTGCAGTAGCAGAAGGAATGAAGAATGATAAGAAGGTATATGTTCTGTCACCGGCATCATTAGAAGACAATTATCGATCAGAACTGAAAAAGGCAGGCGATCCTTTGTATAGAATCAATCAATGTTGGGAATGGATTTCAGTTGATAGAGAGAAAGATATGAAGACGATTAAGACATTATCTGCGATTTTGAATTTGCCAACAGAAGAAATCATAAAGAATAAGGGTGCTTGGTTAGTCAACAGTAAAAAGGGCAGAAAATGTAATGATGAAAAGATTACGAAAGCAATGAAAGACAAGTATCCAGGAGAGACAGAAGAGAAAATACAGAACAAGATAAATAAACATAGTCAAAGTGAATCTGCCAGTTTAAATAAGCAGATTGATATGATGATTGACATGAAGTATCAATTCATTCATTATAATGGCTTGAGTAAGCATCGTCTACAACAAATGACGAATGGGTTCAAGAATAATATTTTCGATAATTCTGTCATTGTAGTGGATGAGGCACATAACTTGATTAGTCGGATTGTCAATAAATTATCGAAGAAACGAGGCAAAGATGCTGCATTCGATCCCCGCACTGGGGAGAAACCGTTGCCTGTTCATCTTTCTCTGATATTGTATGAAATGTTATTGAAAGCAAAGAACTCGAAAATTGTTCTACTGACCGGAACGCCAATTATTAACTATCCTAATGAGATCGCTATTTTATTCAATATTCTGCGTGGATATATCATGTCATGGGAGTTTACTTTGGATAGTTCCAGAGCAGTTTCGAAAGAAAAGGTCAAAAACATATTAATACAAAATAGAGGTAATGTGGATTATGTCGACTATAATAGTTCAACAAAGAAGTTGGTTATTACGAAGAATCCATTTGGGTTTACTAATAAAATAGATGAATCTTCTGTGTATAAAGGCGTGAGTAATACAAAACAACGAGGAGATGACCAAATGGTAGATTTTAATAAGGTAGATGAAGGTGATGAAAATATGATTCGGCGAATATTAGAAGAAAATGATATTCAGGTTAACAAAGTGACAAAAATACCATATAAAGCATTACCTGACAATTTGGACGATTTCGTCAATCTATTCATTCAATCCAACGACATAGAAAACCTCGAAGTGAAAAATATTGAATTGTTTCAAAAACGAATATTAGGATTAACTTCTTACTTTAAAAGTGAACAAGAGAAACTGCTTCCTAAATACGATCCAACCATCGATTTTCACCCAATTCGAATACCAATGAGCGATTATCAATTTTCAATATATGAATCAGCAAGAGCACAAGAGAGAAAACAGGAGAAAAATAACGCAAAGAAAAGAATGAAGGCAACAAATGCAGGAGGAGTATACGCCGATGATACAAGTTCGACATATCGTATATTCTCGAGATTGTTCTGTAATTATGTGATGCCAGAAACACTAGACCGCCCATTACCGAGACCGCAATTGAAAATGAAAGGTGGTCCCGAGCAAGAAGAAGTGCCAGACGATATATCAGTTGCAATTGAAGAAATCGAAGATGTTACACGCGCAAAAGAGGGAGAAGAACAAAATGAGTTTGATGAACCCGAAGATGAAGATGTTATCAATGAAGCAGGAGATGACACATATAAGACCCGTATTGGGCGTGCGCTTAAGCAATTGAAGAGGAATTCTCAGTTATATCTCTCTCCTGAGGCGCTTACTAAGTATAGTCCTAAATTCTTGCGAATGCTTGAAATGATTACGGATAGAGAAGGTCTTCATTTGGTATATAGTCAATTTCGAAGTATGGAAGGTATCCAAATATTTTCTATGGTTTTAGAGGCAAATGGGTATGGACAATTTAAACTGAAACTTCAAGATGGTGTATGGACTATTATTATTGATGAAGAAAATAGAGGTAAGCATATGTATGCATTGTATACTGGAACAGAATCATCAGAAGAAAAAGAGATGATTCGATTAATATATAATGGTGAATGGGATAGAGTTCCCAAAACGGTTTCAGAGAGATTAAAACGAATCTCGAATAATAATGATGAAGGACAAATTATTAAAGTGCTAATGATTACTGCGTCTGGTTCAGAAGGTATTAATTTGAGAAATACGAGATATGTTCATATTATGGAACCATATTGGAATCCTGCGCGTATTGAACAGGTTGTCGGTAGAGCGCGTCGTATTTGTAGTCATAAGAATTTGCCACAAGAAAAGCAGACAGTAGAGGCATTCATTTATTTAATGGATTTTACGAGAGAACAATTAGACCGAGATACGACAGTCGAATTGAAAATCAAGGATCTCAGTAAAAAGAAGAAAACGATGATAGATGCTGAAGGAAAAGTCATTGGAGTTGATTATTTGCCAATCACAAGTGACGAGGCATTATTTGAAATATCGAATATCAAGAAGGATGTGAGTAATCAATTTATTACTGCTATGAAAGAAGCATCTATTGATTGTCATTTGTATCAAGATGGTTCAAAAGAAAAATTAAATTGTATTCAATTTGGAAAAGATGGTCGTCCATCTACGAATGCATTCTCATATAAACCTTCGATCACGGATGAAAGTAAGGATGAGGTTGCTAAATTGAATAAACAACAATTAATATTAACGGATTTGGAAGAGTTTATGTTGAATGGACAGAAAGTCGTCGCTAAAAAGATAGGAATTACTGCGACGGACAATAAGTTCGAAAAAGGTGGCGTTGGTGTTGTATATGAAGTGTATGATGAAGATTTGTTGACCAGAATGCGACAACAAGACAAACAATACTATTTGAAGAAAAAATATGTCATTATTCGTTATACAGATAAGACGGTGAAATTGCGTCCAGGTGACAATGTTAAAATGATTGACGGTTCTATCTATGAAGTAACAGATTAACCGAATTATTCGGCATAATGGATATTTCTACATAAAATTGTATATAATATAAAGAATATGCTGGAAGAAATGCGTTTTGTATTGAAATATTGTGTTATCTCTCCAATATGAGTATTCGTATATACTTCTTTAATTATTTTTAATTCAGTCTGTTTATGTGTTTGATAGTTCAGTTTTAACAAATTAATTAACATAATTGAAAATATATCTAGTTTTGTAGGTGAATGAAAATTACAGTCAATATCTGTATATAATGTATCTTGAATACTAAATAATATTTCATTTGGATTAATCATATTAGTGTGTATCATTTTCATCATACCAGAATAAATTGCAATTTGTGTAATATTATCTGTTTTAATCGATGTTATTATAATTGGTTGTAATTGTTCATTTGAAATATCACGTTTTATTATTCTATCATTTTTGGAATGATGATTTTTATTATTCGTCTTGGGTATAATATAACGAGAATCCGTTTTTCTAGATAATAACAGAATTGAAATCATCATTGATAGAGAGAACATGTTTTTCATTGATATATATAATATTATATATATCAACTTCAATTTATTTATTATTTATTATTTAGTAAAGTTAGCAATTGAATTATATTATTCAATTTGTCTTCTACATTTGTCATTCTATTATGTATTGACAAATCATCATTTGATGACTCATCATTCCAAGATATATGTTTTTGCTTTGGTAACTCATCCAATATGATCGGTTTATCAACAATTACATCTGTATCTGTAATTGTAATTAAATTTGATGTATTAATAGTTTGTGATGATGGTTGTGGTGGAAGCTGTTTTTTGAATTGCGCAACATCAAGTGCTCTCTGTGTAATAGTCTGAGAAATAAGTTCTTCCATTTTACTAATAGGCGTATCCTTATCTTCATTGAAGTTTAATGTAGGGGGATTTGGTTTTTGAAGAAATTGAGAGAACTCTAATTGCTTTTTCGATAATTCGTCATTGAACTTCTCTCTTTTTATATTTTGTAATTCTTCTGCTGTTACTCCTATGGATTGACCCCAAGGCGTATCTATTTCCCCTCCATTTGTCAAACTTTTTTCAAAAGATTGTTTTTCAAAAGATTGTTTTTTACCACTTTGAACAATATATGCAATATACTTCTTATTGATTGTCATTAAGTCAGTTTTAGATAATACAATATTTCTGTGATCACTATTGAGAGAAGAAGATAAAAAGTATTTCATTTGTTCTATGTGAAAATCGCGAGTTATTGAAGGATTATTATTAGATATAACACCCCATAGTAATTGTATGTTTTCATTATTAATAAAATTCATATAATATTAAATAATTTTCATTTTATATTATATTTCTATTTGTTGAATTTATATAAATACATCTCTTATAAGATAATTTTCTAATTTTGTTAATAAATATCCACATGTATTAGAAAATACAAATAAACAAAAAATAATACCAATGAACATAAATATCGTATTAAATTGTGCATTTGGATGAAAAATATTATACACATGATCATTGGTAATAATTCTCCATGGCGTATAAATAAATAATAACCATCCAAATACCCATAAATAAGAATAATACAAAGAAGTAAAGTCGAAGATAGCATAATATGGATTTTTCCAGATTTCATAAATGAATAAAAATAAAGGCAAAGAATGATTAAGTCGACAGAAAATATGTACTACTTCTGTCATGATAACGCTTTCATTTAATTCATCACAGTCTTTCATTTCAAAGAAGATTCGTCCTACCCAATAACCGGTCGTAATAATAAAATGTGTATTAAATGCAACTGGCAACAATGAAGGATAATAATAATACAAGAAAGAAATAATATGTCCAGTATCAGTAAATCTGACAAATTGTTTGATCCAATTCAACGACGCCGGTATATTTCGATATTTATAACAATCATTGAACCAAAAGAAATAATTGGTTGAATACATCTTCAGAGAAATGATCGAAGTATGAAAGAAATCTTTATAATACCAATAATGTGCGGCAAAAAAGAATGGAATATATAATCCATTCACTACAAATTTGAGAAGATTCATTTATTATTAATTGCCGTTGCGTTTTTAAATTACTTATTAAATAAAACTATTGGTAGTTAGTAGTTTGGCCTATAAATCGGGATTGAAATACACCTGTCGAAACTTTTCCATAAATTTGTCATTTAACATATTTTTCTTCAAATAGTTTCCATCGATTTTGTCTTCTAACATATGAATAATGAAAAATAAACTATATATGCCACATTCTGTATCTCCAAATTGGTGTTCTTTCGGGTGATTTTCGTCAAAGTTGAATTGTATCGGCGGATGCAATTGCTTTCCTTGTTCGATTATATTATCAGACAACTTCTTGATCTGTTTCGGTACCTTATCGCCTGCGCTATCAAAGAAGAAGATTTTACCTTTCTTAATATCAATAAAGAGAGAAACCCAATGACTACCTGACTTGTAATGAGGATCCAAATTGAATATAATACCTATCTTATAAATGCCACGCCGCATTTCTTGTTTCAAATTGAAATTACAAAGCTCATTCCAAACGCATTCGCCATCAACCTTTCTTGTATCATAATCAATTGGTGATGGTCCCATGAAATTAAAGCACTTATATGCATTTTCGTATTGTTTCATTACATTAATAATATCCACACTACTCAACCATTCATTCGGGTTTTTCTTCCATTCATTCGGTGATTCTGGTGCAAATTCGTCCTTAACTAAATGATTCATTTGCCCTTTTGTAAAATCCTGCTTTAACCAACAAGATTCTTTATTACAGACATTACTCATATTTTGCTTTAACATTTTCCAAATTTCTTCTGGATTCTTCGAATGGATTTGTGCATCAGGATGCCTCTCATTCCACATATTTTTTAATTTGTATAAAATATCATCTGACAAACAAGAATACTGTTTTTTATGCTTTTTTCTCGCAGTTGGACTACAACTTAATTTTACTATTTTATCATACTTCATTCGATAAGTATCATGCTTTGAATGAAGGATTTTATTATATATTTGTTTTCTGTTATTGGACTGCGGATGAATCCCTTTGCTCAACTTTTTCAAAGTTGACGTTGTTCTTCTAGTTTTGGTTCTGGTTCGTGTCTTGGACCGGATCCCTCCTAACGCATAATTCCGCATTTGTCTTTGCGATTTTCGTGTCTTTGTCGTGCGTCTTTTCATATTTATTGGTGATATTATTATTTTTATGATAAGAAACACCCTTTGTTTTCAATATAGGATTATCCAATTGGATCTCTTTTTGGAGAGGGAACTGGTTAATTTCTTCTGGTTTATTCTTATTTACTTTCATGAAATTATTAAATAGAGTTGGTGTAGTAGGTTGTTTTAAAAATAAAGATTTATATTTATCTTCGGCAGTCAGAGAAATAGAATTGAATGAATCTTCATTTTCTAATTCGTCTTTAACTTCATCTTCAATTTCTTCTAATGAATGTAACCCAATATAATCTTCTTGAAGAATATCAGTCTTATCTATCGTCTTAAAGTATTCGATCATGGTTTCTAAATAATTATCAAATGCATTTACCAAATAATCAGGATAATATCTATCTTCTTCATTTGTTGCTTTATGACTCATGAAATATCTGGTCATATCATTAATCCGCTTTTGATAAAATATCTTATCCTTGCTAATATTTTTTGCAGCATTAATACTTTTTATATTCTGATATTTCTTATAATCTCGTTTATTCATTAGATATTCCAATGTAATCTCTGATATTTTGCTAAACTGAGAATAATTATCTTCAATTATTTCATTTGTTTCAGTGTTTTCATTTTCTACCATATTCCTTATATATTGCTTTTATTTTTCAATCTCAACCCCAACCCCAACCCCAACCACACTATTTGAACCACTTTTGGAAAAGTAAATTTAATTACATTTTCGTTGTTTTCCAGTTAATTCTTTAGTTTGATGTCGAGTGCTATTATTAAAAGTCAAATGACCCATATTTTCTGGATTGGGATTAAATCCAGGGAACTTTTCTTGTTGAAAAAGACCACTAAAAGGTTGAACAACATGTTTCGATTCCGTGTTATATTGATACAAATCACTTGTGCTATTTGGAACGTAGACAGCCTGACTACATTTTTGTAAAGCATATATTTGATTTCTCAATTCCGACTCGACATTGATATTACTTGCAAATCCAGACCATGGTGATTGTGTATTTCCTGGATTAAATACTTTATTTGTATTATAAGTCGGCTGTTGTTGTATTGGAACCTTGCTTGCTACACGTGGATCAACAATTGGTAGAAGAGAATACTTTGTCATCACCGGACGTATATTTAAATAAGGTTGTAACATTTGCGATGGCAGATTTCTGTCATATAATCTGTCATTTGTTTCTTTTTGTAATGTCGAATGACAAATATGTTTGTAATAATCATTTGCTATTTGCTGTGATTCAATCGATGCCATAATATTATAAGATATTTAATATTATAGAAATAACACGGTTATTATTTTATTTTCGATGCAGTCTTCTTTTACTTTTTCTTCTCTTTGTTTTACGCCTCTTAGATTTCTTAGATTTCTTTGTTTTTTTTGTTTTTTTTGATTTTCTATGTCTTCTTCTTCTTGATTTGCCACCTCCTCCAGATTCCTCTCCGTAATCATCCTCATCTCTTCCATGTGATCTTTCCTGATTCATTTTATGTAAGTTGAGTTTCTCTCTTTCTTCTTTTTCTCCTAATTGTCCTTCCTCTTCTTTATGACCCATTTATAATATAAAAACATATAATATTTCTTCAAACAGGTTAAATATTCATTATGATAATATAAATATATGTGTGGTATTTTCTCTCTTTTAAATAATGATGAAATTTTTTCAGCGAAAGAAGTAAATGATGCTTTTCAAAAAGGAAAAGGTAGAGGACCAGAAGACTCTCAATTAGAACGAGTTAATATATTATGTGATTTTGGATTCCATCGATTGGCAATAAATGGTTTAAATACAGAATCAAATCAACCCATCATGATCAACGATATTACTCTCATTTGTAATGGAGAAATATACAACTACAAAGAACTATATCAATCACTCTCTATTGAACCAACAACAGATAGTGATTGCGAAGTCATCATTCATTTATATTTAAAATACGGAATTGAATATACTTTACAACAGTTAGATGGTGTATTCGCTTTTATTCTATGTGATTCTCGTCTAACGAATGAAGATTCTAAAGTATATATTGCCAGAGATCCATATGGTGTTCGCCCATTATATTATATGGAACCTATTCCTATCGTAGATTCCACATATCAAACTAGTATATGGTATCGAACAAGCAATTTATTTGCATTCGCATCGGAAGTAAAAAGTCTGGTTGAAATATATAATTACCTGAATGATACACATCACATTGTTCATTTTGAACCAGGAACGTATAGTGTTTTTTCTCTCCCTTTTACAGTTTCACCTAAATGGTTTCCAATAATAAAGAACCGTCATTATCATTCCGTTGGATTCATTTCTCATACATTATCAACTGAATACAAAACAGAAGAGATTTATGACAATATCCGTAATCTGCTTTGTTCTGCCGTTCAAAAACGAGTCCTTAATACGGAACGACCTATTGCATGTCTTTTATCAGGTGGACTTGATAGCAGTCTAATTACTGCTTTGGTGAATTATTATCGTTCAGAGAAAACTCCATTGGAGACATATAGTATTGGATTAGAAGGATCTGAGGATTTGCGAAATGCCCGCATTGTTGCCGAGTATTTGGGAACGAAACACACAGAAGTTATACTTACAGAAGCGGAATTTGTTGACGCAATTCCAGAAGTGATACAGACAATTGAAAGCTATGATACGACGACGGTAAGAGCATCTATTGGAAATTATTTATTAGCAAAATATATTGCTGCAAATAGTAGTGCTAAAGTGATTTTCAATGGAGACGGTTCCGATGAAGTATGTGGTGGATATTTATATATGGGTTGCGCACCTTCAGCTTTCGACTTTGATTATGAATGTCGGCGTTTACTTACAGATATTCATAAATACGACGTTCTTCGGTCAGATAAATCCATTTCGAGTAATGGATTGGAACCAAGAACACCTTTCTTGGATCGGTCATTTGTTCAATATTATTTAAGTATTCATCCACAAATGCGATTTCATACGAAAAATAATGTGTGTGAAAAATATCTATTGCGACGCGCATTTGAATTATTCGATAATAATGGCAAATCATTGTTACCTAGCAATATTTTATGGAC